ATTCTATACTTCTCCAGAAAATATGGAGAGAGAAATTCCAGCGGTGCAAGAGAACAAATTGACACAAGAAGAATTTGTTGAAAAAATTAAATTTGACGAATCGTTTGCAAATAGATGGGGTGAACTTGGTGAAGGAACTTATGGTGGAATGTGGAGAAATTTTCCATTTTATACACAAGACAATGAATTCGTTGGATCATCAACTGTGAAAGGTGTGTCTGCGGAATATTGGACTTTTGGACAAGTTGATCAACTACAAAAAGTAATTAACAAGCTAAAAACCAATCCAGATGATCGTCGTATGATTGTCTCAGCATGGCATCCATACTGGGTAGATCATTGCGCATTGCCACCCTGTCATTGTCTTTTCCACTTTCATACAGAAGAGTTGACTTTGGAAGAACGAATTGATATTTTACAGAAACAAGTTGGTCCTGTAAATCTTCCTAAATCTGAAATTTGGATCATTCAAAAACTGAATGAGGAGAATATTCCCCACCGTCGTTTGAATTGTTTGCTCTACCAACGCAGCAATGATTTTTTCTTGGGCGTTCCTTTTAACATTGCCTCATATAGTTTGTTGACCGCAATGATTGCTCAGGTTACTAATATGGTACCGGGAACATTCACTCATAGTCATGGTGATGCTCACGTTTACGTTAACCATTTGGATCAAATCAAACTACAAATGAGTCGTGAACCAAAAGCACTGCCTAGTTTGTGGTTGAATCCAGAGGTTAAATCATTGTTTGACTTCAAGTATGATGATATCAAATTCTTGAACTATGATCCCCATCCGGCAATTAAAGCGGAGGTAGCAGTATGACATTCGATGACGCAGTTGAAATATTTGGAGACGATCTAATGACAATGGATGGATTTGACGATTGCATAGTTGGTATTGCAACTGGCAAAGGTCGAGAATCTGTTATCATATATGATCGTGAGAAGGTCATTCACAAACTTATGAATGACGGTATGACTTACGAAGAAGCAGAAGAGTACCATGACTACAATCAAGCTGATGCGTGGGTTGGTGAGAAAACTCCAATGTTTCTCACTAAAATTGATCAGTTGATTTCTCTATGAAACTATTCTTGGGTGTTGTCATACTTACATTTGTATACATTATTGGGTGGCATCAACTATATGGTCAGTTTATTGACGAATGGTACAAAAAGTACCAATATTGGTTGGTACTACTGAGTATACCCAGCACACTATTGTCAATTTACAGTGTACGACTTATCAGTGAATATTTTGACGGCAAAATGTGGCCCAACCGAATACTCACATTTAGTATAGGCATAGTTATGTTTACACTGTTAACGCAGATCTACTTCAATGAAAAATTGAATGCCAAAACGTTGGTTTTGATTGGATTGAGTGGACTGATTGTAGCATTACAAGTGCTTTGGAAATGAATTTTATGAACAATAATATAACCAAACTTAATAACGGAGACTTCAAAGTTGAACCCATGGAAAAGTGCATCGTATGCAATGTGGAAACCAACGTTCCTCAGTCTCTACACGTTGATTATCGTAACTATTACATTGATGGCGTTGGACAGTTGTGCCATGAATGCTTTTCTGAGATTGACGAACATTGTGAGTTGACATGAATGTGTCTTTCGAGTATAGTCAACATATAGGAGATAAACAATCTGTGCCAAATTATACCAAAGTTCCTCTCACGTCGATCACCAGTCATACGAAGAAAGTGACTGAATTAGAGTTTTTGTTGGAAGTGTTGCCTAAATTGGATGAAAAAGGTCCATGGATTGCGGGTGGGTGTTTGCTGAGAACATATCTTGAACTTCCAATGTCAACCGACATCGATGTATTTTTTGCCAATATTGAGCAGAAAAATCACTATCTAAACGAACTTGTTAAAAGTAATCAATTCAAAGTTATTTCAAGAGGAGAAGATACAAAGTGGGTACAAAACGTCATAATTGCATATAGAACACGATCTTACACTATTCAGTTGATTCACGGTCACTTTTTTAATAGTCCATGTAATCTATTGGATGATTTTGACATGAATATTTGTCAACTGGCATACGACGGAAAAAAGTTGTATGTTGCTGAGGATACGATTGATGCAATCAAAAACCGTTATATAGCCGTTAACCACGTATCCAATCCTAGAAACTTCATGACAAGATGTATGAAGTATGCACGACTTGGATTTTCTATGGACAGCGGTCAAATTAACAAGTTTTTTGACACAATCAAAGCCAATCCAAACTCAATTGTAAAAAAATCAACAGATTATGAAGAACTCGGAAAATAACAATCAAGCAGGTAAAGGTGATTCACCTCGTCCAGTCAACAAATCTAAATGGGACAAAAATTATGATTCCATTGATTGGGGTCGTCCAAAGAAGGTGAAAAAGAAATGAACAAACACGTCATCATTGCTCACTACAATGAAGACTTAAATTGGGTAAAACATCTAAACGTTCCGTATACTGTTTTATCAAAAGAAGCACTGAAACTAAACGTAGGTCATGAAAGTTGGACCTACGTTTATTTCATTGTGCAGAATTACCACAGTCTTCCAGATAAAATGTTGTTTCTACACGGTCACGAAACATCATTTCATCAAACGCATCCATCTTGGTATATTGCAAACAATCTAAACTGGGATAAATTCAACTATATTAACGTTAACGATCATGCTTTTTGGGAAAACGGTGAGATGCAGTGTATTTGGGAAGATGATTACGAAGACTGTGAAAACAATTACCGTCGTAGTTACGATTTGTGGTTGAAAAACAACTGGCAGGATATCTTTAATAACGAGTTAAAGTTACCTAAGAGTCTTTGGTTTCTTGGGTTTGGTCAGTTCATGGTATCAAAACACTTGGTATTACGTCATTCTATAGAGTTTTACAAACGAATACTACGTTGGCTAGAAACCACGGATCTTGACAAACGACTATATGTGGGTGATCCAGACAAATTCAAACATTCTTATGCCAGTGCTAGAGTATTTGAGTATCTTTGGCATTATATTTTCACTGGAAATCCCGTGGAACATTTGGAACACTATTTGTTGTAACTTTGATGTTACAAGAGTGACAAAATAGTGACTCAAAGATGTTAGTTAATTGGATTGTATACTTTAAGATGTATGAATATCCAATGCTTATATTGTCATAAACCTACAGTCAAACGTGGTCATACAGTAAAAATGTGTTGCATTTGTGATGAAGATCACCGTTTTTTGAACATTGACGATATATTATCCGGATTTCATCACGATAAGGTATATTTATTAGAAAAGGTTGAGATTACAAACGTTTATGACCAAAAAAACCACTTATACGCCAGTCTACTTGATGTCAGATGAAGAAACTGATATCGATCAACAAAAACTCTCAAAAGATTCGGTAAGTATAAGTAGTAACCAAGTTTTTTTCTATGACGATGTAAGTCGTCAAACAATATATTCCCTCAATAGACAGTTAGACTCTACAGCTAAAGCAATACAGTTGTTAAACATACATTATAACCTCCCAGTTTCCCCTGCAATCGATTTGTTTATCAATAGTGAAGGTGGAGAGGTATTTAGTGCTTTTAGCGCAGTTGACCGTATTAAATCATCACCAGTACCCGTTCACACTTACGTTGAAGGTTTTTGTGCCAGTGCTGCAACATTGTTGAGCGTATGTGCCCATAAACGATACATTCGTAAAAATGGGTTTATGTTGATTCACCAAGTTCGCAGCGGACTCTGGGGATCATTTGCTGAGTTTCAAGATGAAATTCAAAATCTTGAATTGATCATGCGATACATCAAACAAATCTATCTGGAACATACCAACATTCCAGAAAGTGATTTGGTTGAAATACTCAAACATGACACGTATCTAAATGCTGAAGAATGTATAAAATACGGGTTAGTTGACGAAATCGTATGATATGTATCCAGCATGTCAGGTGCTGGATATCTGTATATCATAACTAATCAAGCGTGGCAGGGATTTGTAAAAGTTGGTGTGACGTTGGATCTTAAAAAGAGACTTCAACAATACCAAACATCTTCACCATTTCGAGATTACAAGTTGGTGTATTCAATCCAACATCCAAAGTACCTTGAGGCGGAGAAACAAATCAAGGAAACAATGAAGCCATTTGCCAAATCAATCAAGAATGAGTGGTTTGAAGTGGATCTTCATATGGCAAAACCCCGATTGGATGAACAATTGGAGTTGTATGAAAACAATAAAAAAGGAATTGACTTATTTTAACCCTGTGATAGGATGACGTTATGAATGGAAGCGTTGTAAATAAAGCTATCTGTCTGAACTTAAATGCAAACTGGCAACCCGTCGGATTCAAGACGGTCAAAGATGCTATTATCGACCTCTGCGGTAGTGATAACAACGGCAAACCTACTTCTTTGGCTCTTGACATCGACTATGAACTTGATGAACACGGTGATCCAATCATGAGTGAAGCCAAAAGCATGAATCCAGTCAGTTGGGCAGAATGGATGTTGCTTCCTATTCGTAGTTGGGACTTGACTATTTCAAGTGTCAATAGAATTTATCGTGTTCCCACTGTCATTATTGCTACCAACTATTCAAAGATGCCAGTGAAATACTTCAAGGGCAAGCCAAGTAAAGACGCAATCTACAACCGGGATAACGGCATTTGTCAATATTCTGGAAAAAAGGTGGATCGTCACAGTGCAACTGTTGACCACATTGTTCCTCGTAGCAAAGGTGGTGCAGATAGTTGGACCAACTTGGTGTTGTGTTCAAAAGATATCAACAGCAAAAAGGGAAACAAAACCAACAGTGAAGCGGGATTGACTTTGTTGAAAGCTCCAATTGCGCCTCAGCCAATTCCGGTTTATGCTCTTATCAAAGAAGCAAAACACGAAGATTGGAAACATTTTTTGATGAGTTGATACAAATTTAAAAAAACAAAAAGTCCAGATGATATTTATTTGTCATCTGGATTTTTTATGCTCAAATCACAAACAATTATAGTGGACAATACTGAACTTGAATTGACTAGTGACTTGATTGAACGATACAAACATACCACACGTAAGAAGAGAGTAACCAAACGTGGAATAGAAAAGTTCTATAATAAACTTATTGCATTCATGTTGTATAACGGTCAATAAAGTTCGTCAACATATCGTATACCCAAGAGAAACTCGTTTGTGTCTTTTATGGCATGAAACGCGAACAAATCCTTTTTGTGTACTGGAAACACTGACGCATTTCCTACATACGGATAAGCATAATTATCAGGAGTCCAACTGTGAGTGTCGGGATAATCTGGATGTAAAGTAATTGAAATTGGGTTACGATAACTGTCCAATACATATTTTACACACTCTCCCAATGAAGTCCATACCATTGGACCGATGTATTTATCATAACCATATAACCACATCAGTGCATTTGCTGCACCTTCATCTCCATACTGACACATTTCTAAATTTCCAAATTCATCACGTTTTACAAAAGCATCAATGTATTCTTTGCTTTGAAGAAATGCAGTCCACGTTTTGATAAACGACAAACAGTTTCTATTAAAAAAGAAAAACCCCGCGTTCAACGATGGTACTGATTGTAAGTTTCGTGATATACCCAAAATATTCAAGACTTTATCTAAAACCAAAGGTCTTCCTTCAATAAAATAATGATTTGGTGGATACTTACTCAACAAAGGATACGATGTACATTCACGTGACCATATATCAAACATCGAATCAATGTTTGGAGTGGGTAATACATCCGAATCCAAATATACAAATTCATCAAAGTCGGTTTTTTGAATTGCTAGTTGACATGCAATTGGTTTAAACGACATCAAATACATGTATCGTACACTTGTAGGTTTGTGCGGAGGAACATTAAAGTCGATTACATAATCAATCGACATTGGAATTGATACCAAACGTTTGTTGGTAAACTTTACAGTTCCTTCCGAGTAACACAAAACAATGTCATAGGCAGAATATCTCAACAAATAATCTACCAGTATTTGGACCTTATCAATATAACTCTGTCCTACTGCAAATAACAGATATGCTCTTTTCAAGTTACTTTATTCCTTTTCTAGTACGATAATCGTCTAAAGCTGCTTGTAATGCTTCATGAGCAAGTACACTACAATGAATTTTAACAGGTGGAAGACCGCCAAGAGCATCAACAATGTTATCATTGTTGAAATTCTTTTCCAAGTCTGTTATTGATCGTCCTTTGATGAGTTCGGTGGCCATACTAGAAGCAGCAATAGCACTACCGCAGCCAAAAGTTTTAAATCTCGCGTCGGTAATTGTTCCAGATTGATCATCAATTTTTAGACTTATTTTCATGATATCACCACATGCAGCTGCACCAACTTCACCAACAGCATCTGCATTTTCAATGTCACCCATATTTCGTGGGTTCATGAAGTGATCCATTACGGTTTTGTTGTATAGTGTATAGGTTTCGTCATTCATATCAAGTTATAAATATTACCTGATTGATCTATTCAGAAAAGCCCGACATTGATCAGCATGATCATGAGACACCATCTTTTGAACCAATTCTTTGAAAGATGTCTGTGGAGTCCAGTTAAAGTCGTTACGGAACTCTGTACTATCGCCCAACAACAGTTCAACTTCAGCAGGACGATAGAAATTGCTGTTGATACTAATCAACACATGGTTGGTATTGTTATCAATGTATTTCTCATTGATGTCAGTTCCTTCCCAACGACCATTAATACGTAAACAAGCGAATGCCAGTTCAATAAACTCTTTGATCGTATGAGTTTCGTTACTAGACAACACATATTCTTTCAAAGACTCAATTGCTTTTGGACTATAAACAGGAACACGATATAGTTCTGGATGCAATTCACTACGATAACGTTCTTGATTCAACATCATCCAAACACATTGTACAAAGTCTTCACTGTCACTCCAGTCACGTTTTGCATAAATGTTACCCAACTCAATTGGAGTAGGAACCGTGTTCTGAGATATTTCATGTACAATTCTGGCAACTCCCTTTGAAATCTTTCGAGTCACAAACTCTTCACCACGCCGAGTTCCTTCATGGTTGAATAGCCAACTTTGAATTGCGTATAGGTTGTAACTGTCACGATATACCTTCACAATTTGACGAGCAGCGGCTTTACTAGCACCATATGGACTACGAGGTTTGAGAGGATGTGTTTCGTTTTGAGGAGAGTATGAAACATTACCAAACTCTTCGCTACTACCTGCATTGTAGAATCTACAGTTAGGACGATACAACCGAATAGCCTCCAGAATGTCTAAAACCGCTGTACAGTTGGTTTCCCATGTTTGTCTAGCAAAGTCCCAGCTGCTAGCAACAAAACTCTGGGCAGCGAAATTGATGAAGTAATCTGGTTTGATCTTTTCAATGATGGATGCAATGGAATGAGAATCAGTTAGATCAAAGTTTACCAAGAAGAATCGATCTGAACTAATGTGTGCTAAATTTTTGTGGTTATAGACACTCAATCGACGTACACCACCAAATATGATTGCGTTGGTATGTGTGAGAAGATAGTCAACCATGTGACTACCGTCTTGTCCGGTGACTCCGGTAATAATAACGATTTTGTAATCAAGATCTTGACGAAGTTTTTCGTCTCGTACTAACTTGGCATCAGATATACTCAAAATGTTTGCGTTATCGATTTTTTTACCGAGCAATGTTTCACGAAGATTTTGTGTTAGCATATTTAAAATAACCTATAAACTGTTCTTGATTCATATATATGAACGGTTATGAAAGAAGATTTATTCTATTTGATACTCAGCGACAATAAGTTTAGTAACACCTTAATTAAACAATTTCCGGGGTTATATTCCTACATAACTTCATATCGTCAAAACGCTTCTGAAGAACATAACCAAGTTTGTAAAGATCAAATATTTAGGTTTTATGAATCGGATGAATATTTCAAGACGTTTGTATCAAACTATCTCAAAGAAAACCAAAACTCTCTACGAGTTGATGGTAGAGTGATCGAAGTAAAAAATAGAGAAGAATATCTTCGTTTGATACGAAAAGCAAAAGCTGAAAATTGGAAGTATGAAGGACTTAGTATTGTAGAGTCTAATGATAAAATCAAAGTCTACTTTTACTAATCAAAGTCTTCGTCATCTTCATCATCAAGGTCTTCAACATCAGTTGGATTGTAAGTTTTGTTGAACTTTTGAAAGTCAGTATCTTTCAAACCAAGACCTTTGACCAACTGAATGATCAGCAAACAAGTTTCATCTTTGCTCAAATCTTTTTCCAAAATGGCCTGAAGCAGTACTGTTGTCATTAGAGTTATTTTGCGTTTTTCTTTTTCAGTTAACAATATGCTTGATGTTTTTGAATTGAGCGGTTTCTTGGAATTTGTAATCAATCCGGGTATAGTATTATTGAACATCGCCAATTGAGTTTCTTTCAGAATCTCCTTTTTCAATTCCTCCTGAAACTTTTCAGAGTGTTCGTCAACAGTATCTAGTCGTTGTGACAACTTCTTGATTCGCGCTGAAGTGACCTTTTTCGCAATCGAAAAGTTGGACATTACACCATACTTAGCTAATAGATGATCACATGTTTGCATATGTGTATAAATATGTTAGAATCTGGCTACAAATAAATCTTTTGAACCCTGCATAACATCAGGATCAAACTGTTTCTGACCACGTTTGATAAATCCCTTTCCAGCAACAAACGTACAATTATAACATAACAATTTGACATTTTCCACTTTGTGGTTTTTGGGATTACCATCTTCAAAGTTTAACAACAGAGGAATCTTTCCATCAACAACTCTACGTTCACGATAACCGCACATTTCACAACATGCGTCTTTTTTCTTAGACCGTATCAATTTATCCTTCAATCGATATACCGGATAATCTGGGTGTTTTCCTTCCAAAATCTCACTCAATGGATATTTTCCAAATTCAGGATTAACATCTTTCTTAATCCCCCTGTTATATGGATTCAATAAATTATGCATGTTGTACATACGTGCATACTTTCTATAGGTCAGATAGTTGACTCCCAACTTACGAGCAGCTTCTCTTGCACTTTTAGAAACGGCTTGGGCAGCCGCAATTTCTGATTGCAACAATGGTCTAGCACCATGTCCTCTTTTGAGTGTGACTTTGAGACTGGTTTGTTTGTCTCGTAGATGTGCAATATCCAACTTTTCTGCCACTTCACGTTGGATTTCTTCGGCAATTGATTCACCGAGTCCTTGAAGTTGTTTGATTTCTCGGACTTCTTGTTTTAACTTTTCAAGTTCAGACAAAAAGTTGGATGGTAAATTTTCTGGAATGTCCATATCACTTTGATTTAATTGGTTCTTTTTGTAAATCAACTCCGGTATTCTTTATGAAGTTTGCACGTAGTATTTCAGCATACTTATGAAATCCAGCATTAACCATAACAATGTAACTATTGTATACATGATGTTTTGCACCTTTACGATCCAACGTTGCAAATAAACACGGTGGAATAGCAAAATTGCTTTGAGTTTTACATTTGTATTCTACAAGACGAGTACACGCTTCCATAAAAGGATCATCAAAAATATCTTCGATTTTAAACGTATACGATTCGTTTACCAATGTTACTACAATGTTAGTTTTTTTCATACTTTAGATCACCGTCGTTCAATAAATCCATGTTTTTTAGTTTCTCGTTTACAGATGTACAAACCTTTTCTTCTACTGTCTTTGCAACAAATACAATCTTTTGAATACTCTTACTCTTTGCACTATCACGCCATACACGTCCAGTGGCTTGTCTCATTTGCACAGCAGAATAAGAAGGACTAATCAATGCCAATCTAGGATGTTTACCGTTCAAATCGTGTAATGACAATCCAGCACCACCAGCTGCAATATTGACCAGAATAATACGTTCTTTGTCTGCCTGAAACGCATCAATACTGTTTTGTCGATCAACATCTGATACAACACCATTAACAATACACTTGGTTCCAAGACGTTTAGATAGTGCATCAATTGTTTCTGTAAAATTCAAAAACAACACTACACTCATGTTGTTTTCCAATGCTTCTTCTACCATTTCCACAAACAATGGAACCTTCACCAGTTCCACCTTTTGTCTGGCTCTCAAAATAGCAGTCAATTCGCTTGCACTATCTAGTTTTTCCTTTTTGATCTTCTTCTTGAGTTTAGCAAGTTCCGCTTCCATTTCGTCATAAATGGAATTGATCTTATTTTGTGCTTCTTCTTCCATGTCATAACATTCGGCACTGATTTGACTTTCTGGAAAGTTTGGAATTGTATCTCTTGTAAGACGTGAACCCCGATTAACAAAAATATCTTTGTGAAGTTTCTTCAATACATCTTTGTTGTTGTTGAATTGAAGACCAAATCGTCCTTTTGATACTCCATGAGCATACAACCACTGATAATACTGACGGTTGTTTTCAAACAGTTTTATTGCCATTCCCACCGTTTTTAGTTCAAGAGGATTTGTTGCGTTAGTAGCACTACAAAACAACATCTTGTATTTTTCTTTGAGTGCCAACAAACACACTTCACTGTTTTTGGTGTTGGCTCCTTTCAACTTTTGACTTTCGTCCCAAATAATCAAAGTAGACTTGGGGATTTTCCATTTAAACTCTTCTTTGTGAGTTTTTCTGTTCTTCACATAAGATGCAATCAGAGAGTCACTACGTCCCATACGAAGAAGTTCATAGTTGATGATGCCGATCAAACGGCTTTTCATCTTGAAGTGGTTGAATATAACCCGTTTCCAGCTCTCCATAACCGCTTTGGGACACACGATCAGAATGTCCATGTCCAATTCACGGGCAACACCGCATGCGACGTAGGTCTTACCGATGCCAACGTCACTGCCGTCAATTCCACATCCCCATTTATTAATCACCGAACACAACTTAGCAACACTTTCAACCTGCCAAGGTCGTAGACCATCCGAATGTTTCATCACATGAGGTTTCAACACTACATCTTCTGATATCAGTTCCTTCTTATTGGCTTTAGATTTGCTAAATTGATCTTTGGTGGTTTGTGTCTCTATCAAATACCAATCGTTGTCTCGTTTGGAGACACTGTAACCTTTATCTTTGAGTTTGAAGTTGTTAGTCTTCCAATATACAAAGAAAGGATTACGATATTCAGTGGGTATAAGCCACTCTCGTCTCCACATTCCCTTTTCATCTGCCATTTGGTAGGGTTCACCCCACTGAATATCCAAATTGATCATATCAATGTCCCATTTCGTTAATATACTTGGCATGATGTGCCACTTCGTGTATATTACAACGGACGCATGAATTATTCTTAATTACACCAATTTCAACATATTCAGACATGGATTCGGTAAAGGTTCTTCCTAACGAATCATCTACACCATAACCTAAATCAATCAAATTCTGCATGTACTGCTTTCGATTCATCTTGAACTTGTATTGTACAACACGTTCAAGAGTAGAAACTACTTCTTGTAGTGAATTGAAAATTGCAGGGTGATGACTAACTTGTTTATCGATAATATAATACTGTATGTTCATATTTGAATAAATAACTATTCAAAATCAATGAACGTTATTTTAATTACACTCTATGAACATACTATAACCTATGTGTGTAACAGAATCAATTTACTTTATCCATTTTTGTTCTTTTAGAATATCATCAATCAAATCCTTTTCTGCACTATCCATCTCTTTATCAAATCTCTTTAATATCTCATTTAACGGATACACTCTATCAGGAGATTCTTTTTGTTTTTCTTTTAATTCTTGAACCACATCAACAATTTTTACCAATGGTGATTTGTATTCATCAACCTTATCTTTTGATGCAAAATTTGCCATTTCAAACGCTTTGGGAGTCAATCCTTTAACTAATGCTAATATTGCTGATCCTAACATATTGAAAATGGAAAAAGCAGCACCAGCTGCTGGATGTACTGTGGCTAATACTCTTAATATAACGAACACCACAACAAATATGATAATGGCGGTCATTGCACTGACAAAGAATTTTTTCAATCCCCAAAAAACAGCGTTAAGACCAAACATGCCACTCATAGAATCAAGCGTGGCTTTATTTTGATCCGCTTCTTTTGCAATTTCTTTGGCTTTGTCTGTCATTTGCCAAAGTTGATCATCATATTGTGTTTTTAAATCTTCTTTTTGTTTTTGAAGATTTACAATTATACTATCTCTTTGTGATAACAACTCATCGCCTTTTTTACGTTCTTCTGTTAATGCAGAGTTTAATAGATCAACTGTGGCTTTAATTCGTTTGATTTCATCCAAATGCGGCGATCCTACGATTGAAACAACTCTTTCATTGAGATTTTTTGCTGTTTGTACTTGAATTGGCGGATTCGTTACTTGGTTCAATGTATATTGAATTCCTTGTGATAACACCGATGCTTGTACACGTTTATTTTTCTCATTCTTTACAAGTTCATCATATGTTTCATCTACCTTTTTTTCTTGCTTTGCCACAGCATCTTGAGCTTCCGTAACTTGTTTAGACGGTTTTATTTTTGAAGAAAAACAACCAGTCAAAACTAATAAAAAAACTAAAGTAAGTACGTATCTCATAATAGCAATAAATATGAGATTTTATAATTAAACAATTATAAATTTCTTTCGGTTTGACCTCTAATAGTTTCAAAATATTGAATCAAACGATTGACTACGTTTTCAGCAATATCGTCCAACCAATCGTTTGGATTAAATTCGGTAGTACTCAATCCTAAATGTACAGGTTTTAATTCACCTTTATTAAACTCCTGTTTTAAAAAGTGAATTAGGTCAGCTTTTAATTGGTCTTTATGGTTAACTATAAAGACTTCACACAAACCAACTTCAGTTGGACCCTTACCAAACCACTGACTCATGTCTTCGTCCAATTTTTCTATCTTGCTTAAAAGCTGTGATTCAAAGTCCATACCACCAATAAATATACTTTAAAACATAGATATACCGTTTTTTATTATATTTATAGGTATTGTATGCCACTATATCCGTTAAGCATTATATTTTCACAGCGAAATGCGTCAAATACCAGATTTGATGAAAAATATCTATCTGGTTCTAATATTTTGTTTGGTACCGATGCAAACGGTAATCTCACCGCAATTGATGCAAATAATATTCAAGTGGACGGCGCAGCCACTACCGGAAGTAATACCTTTTACGGTGATCAAATCATCAGTGGTAGTTTATACGCAACTGGTTCTGTTTCAGCACCAAGTGGATCGTTTATCTTCTTCCAGTTAAACACAACAGGGTCAGCTCCGAATACTCCGAGTGACCCTGGCTTAATAGGTGAAGTTAGATTAGATGACAACTACATTTATGTATACGTCCAAAATAGATGGAAACGTATTTCAGTAGCTATTTGGTCTTAACCTTTCAGTATTTGTTTGATTTGAGGCGCCGTCACTTCATTGTGACTCAACACACCCAGTTTGCCCTTCAACATTTGTAATGCTGCCTTTGGATTCATACGTCCACAATTGAATGCAAGTATACCATGGGCTTTACAGAAAGACTCCAATTCATCAATATCTGATTGAGGAAATTGTTGAACAGGAGGAAGAGTTGTATCCTCCCCCTGTTTCTTTCTACGAACCAACGATTGAAATATAGGATCGTTGACCGATGTTCCAATTTCAAGCGAGTTCATATACTTCTTCAAGTTTCAAGAAACGGTGTTTGCCAAAATCAGTTACAACCTTTTTTGGGTCATACCAACTTGGAAGTTTTCCACCGCTTCTTTGTTGTTTTGTGAGATGTACATTCAAAAAGTGATTGGATCCTTTAGTGATGTCTTTTAAAGTTCCACTCTTTGCTTGTTGTACCAACTTTATAGCTTCTTTGTATTTAGAGTGATTCTTCTTGGAATCAATGAACTTTTTAATGTCATTAACATCCTTTTTATTTACCTTATTCCACCCACTAAACTGTTTTGGTTTGAGACACTCCATTGCTGCATTACGTATATTGCCTTTTGCACGGTTCATGATGACGTTCAATACAGCATGCATGCCTTCACCCGCATTCTTTTCTCCACCAGCTTCATCTACAAGAGTGGCTGCAATAATATCTTCAACAGTATATCCGTATTGTTGTGAAGTTGCTGATACCGTTTGTGGTGAAACTGTTTTTTCTGGAGCAGCATCCGCTTTGGGAGCACCCAACATAGATGTAGCAAGCGCAGTTGTTGCCAACGCTTGTTTCCAGTTTTTCCAAATTTCGTCCATTTGTTCTTCCGTTAGATTTTCAGGTAACGCTATTCTGAAATCTTTTAGTCGTTTACGATCACTATCTATGACCAGCGCAATGTCTGGTCGATCATCTATGAACTTTTGAATTGCGTCAAGAGCTTTTTCTGAAATTTTTGGATAAATTCCTTCATGTCCATTTTTATAAAATCCACCACCCATGTCATATTGATCAGGAACACTATCCACAACAATTCCGTTAGGTAGTCTTGAAATTTTAATGTATCCCTTCATGAATGCAGACTTCATGGGACTATCATCCACCATTTGAATATTTCTCTTCAAACGATTGTCAAGAACCCATTTTTTGTGATTTTTGTTTGCGTTAATGATTTCACCATCTGGAGATATCCAATATGAAGCACGATCTTCAGTCTCCATATCTTTTGGTTTTGGATTGTCTACAGTAGATCTAAATCCCATTGCTTGTGTTCTACGACGTTCTGGGTCATAAAAGTCATCACCTTCATCCAATTTTCTACCTTCTGGACCAAAATGATCCAAATGGTGATATACATCATCAAGATATTCACCTGCTAAATTCAACTTGGCTTTAACCCAATCTTCTAATTTAGTCTCAGGTTTCAACATGGTTTGAAGTTCTTTGGCATCATTGTTGAGTTGTTTCAACGCACCCATAGCCATGTAACTATTACCAATATCCTCAATCAACGCTTCAACTAGATCTTTCAGTACATCATTGTACAGTTCCACTTCACTCACAGAACTACTCTTGGTACGTTTTCCGGCCTGTCTAGCTCTACGACCTGCACAATGTGCTCGTTGACTAAATCCTTTTGGATGCGAACAATCAATACCCTGTTTGTATTTTCTACTCCACTTTTCGTTGATTTGATCTTCGGGAGTTCCAGCTTCTTTTTCGTCACGGTAAAACTTCAAATAATCACGAACTGTGGCAACATAATCACATGCATGATTGAGTTTTGCTTCCACCCAATCCTCAAGATCCTCAGATGGATTAAACATTTTCTGTAGAGCTTCACTATACTTGATAAGTTTAGTTACATCACTCATAGCCATTTCAGCATTTTCAACCTGAACTTTCAATTTACCCACATGATGTTTTACATCGGTATTGACAGGGTGGTCTGGATCTCCAAATCCTGTAGACATCGAGCGTTCCCATTGATCTTTAGTTAATTCATTCATAGTTCAGATAAATATTGTTTTACAGACGCAACAACTTCTTCTTCTGGAGTGTTATCCAAGTTGTCACCATACTTCTTGTTCAAAAAGTCTTTAACTTGTCCTATAACCTTGCCTGGCTTCAAATTGAAGGTGTTTATGAGCCAGTCACCGGTATACTTGTCGGTCTTGATAACGTCGGCATCCAACTTTTGTTTTTCTTGTTCCACCTTTTCATACAATGATGGAAACAACGTCTTGAAAAAGTAATCATCATCCTGTACGGTACGACGTTGACCACTCAACATCAATTGATCACGAATGTATTGAGCAGACTTACGTTCAGCACGCATCTTCTTTCGATCACCACGATTCAATTCACCTGCAATTTGACGCACGTCAAACAATGGAGATGTCTTGATATACTCAACGATATCGTCTTCGCTCTTGATGTTTGAGAAGTTGGTGTCAACTTTACGAAATCCAAGGATCTTTTGAGCTTCACGCAAATTCTTGGTGATCAAGATATCACGGTTTTGACCTTTTTTATCAACAAATATCTTGAAGAATCCTTCGCTGCCGTATTTGAATTCCAATTTACGAGCAATTACACCTACGATTCCTGAAAAGTCGTTGTATGCAAGATAATCCTGTTTGTTACGAGCATCTTCTTCGTCTTTAGCAACGATAAAATCGATATGAACGTGTTTATCCAACTTATCTGGGGTGTACAAAATGGAAAAAATGTTACCGTTGGTAGTAGCAAACTTCTGATTTGGTTGGTAAACCAGTCCATTTGATGTTGCAACTGGTTGGGATGATGTGTTTGATGTGACATTATTACCCAATGTGTTCAAAACAATATCACGGGTGGATTGTCCCATAGGAGGTACAACCACGATGTCAATATCACCGTGATCCATACGACTCGACAACTTGGTGGTGTTATTGAAGCTAGAAAACTTCTTGGCAAGTTTCTTTTTCAACTCACCAAATACACCATGCATTTCTTCGGTAGTGACTCTGTTGGACAATGATCCAAACAGTTTCTTACTATTTTCCTCCGAAATGATTTGTTTGACAATCTCACTTAGTTTGATCATGTATCTTTCAATATGTCGTTAAGTATATCAGTTAACCTGATAGAAGTTGGTTTGTCAACTGATTCATTCTTTTTCTTTTGCCAAGAAACTGGACTTGGACCTTTTTTCTTACTGGTTCCCGTTTTATTACATTGTGATGGTGTTGGACGGCATGCTGGATACTTGGCTCTTTTCTCACCAGATTGACGACCACACGATTTACATTTCTTCGTTCCTGTCTTTGGATCTTTACGACATGTATTACAGTCAACCCATCCCTTTCCACCTTTACCTCCACGACGTGCAAACCATCCATGTAGACCTTGTTTCTTTTCTTTACTAAAGTCTTTTTTCTCTTCTAACTCAACAGATTCTTCTTTTTTCTTCCAAATTTTACCTCTTCTGCATTGAACTATTGCACCCGATTTGTAAGCAGAGGTTTTTGAACCATACACACTATCTGCTTTTTTATGACATCTATCTTTCTTCTTTTTAAGTTCATCTAAAGATGGTTCGTCAATATCAAGTTCAACTGCTGCTGTTGGTCCCACTGGATCACTGTCCTTTACCTTACCTTGAGGAGTTTTATTCATTGATCCCACCACATTATTTCCGGGTGTACAGGATACAGTGTTTCCAAGACGAGCTTTATCATTGAAACTCTGTTTTGGATCACCAAAGCCAGAGTTGGCTTGTGGTTGAAACTCTTTGGCAAGTCCAGCAGCCACCAACTTGGTATAATATTCTGGATCTTCGGTCAAATGATCCAATGCAATTTCGGTTGCAATCTTTTCATTGTTGGTATGTTCCATTTCTATTTGAACACCTATTGCAAGTTGTGAAGGATTGACAGTAGAAGGTGCAGTCGCATCACCAACTCCACCTTTTAGTTGTCCATCTTCGTTGATAAAAAAGTCTTTATACTTCATGGTCTGTTGTTACTCTTGTGTTTATGTTGTGAAGCTTCTTTTTCTGCTTGTTGCATTTTACTGTAACCATTAGAAGGATATGCATAATCGATTTGCCATCTACGACCTTTCATCGCTGGATGACCAATCAATGGATCTTGAATTTTCTTCTGTGATCCAATAATATACCAATCTCCCGGTGGTTTAGAATCCATAATTGCGTCTCTTTTTCTTTTCTTCCCACTTTTCGTCCATCAATTTCTTGATTGCTTCAAAGTTGCCATATTTTTGTTCAACACGTTCACGTGTTTTGGATTCATTGGCCATATCACGTATGATATTTCCAATCTTTTCCTTTTGAGTTTCGTTCATTGGTTGTTCTTTTTGTTTTTCTTCCGCAATCTGATCAATTCCGTCAATAATAAAGTTAGAAACCTTACTAATAATCCTTTGATTCTTAATTACTGTGTCTTTGTCTGCTCTCCACAATGCAAGATATGTCGCACTATGTTTTACTGGCAAATCATAATTTCTTAAAACTGTATAGGCTACTGCTTCTGCTTGAAGTTCTGCCTGTTCACGGAGGATCAACGACCACCAGCTGGAGCTGGAATTTGACGCTTCTGCTTGAAGTTCTGCCTGTTCACGGGTTAACTTTGATGTATATTCATCACCAAAAAATACCGAACTGTCTTTAAAATGAAGCAGTGAATGTGCAATTTCGTGAATCAACGTAGACAAACGATTCAATCCAGAAACATTGCTTGTCAAGTTAATATGGTCACCTCTTGCCCATCCCATTTCTCCACCTTTTGCGTCACTATGAGTAACCTTGATGCCTTTATCTTTACAGAACTCTAAAACATACTCATAAATTCTGTCAGCAGTTTCACTTGGAGTATTAGGATCGTGCCATTCAGGACTTTGAGGCGTAATACCTTTTTCAGCAGCATTTGTATCAGCAATATCAAATACTGGAACTGCTCTAAAATACATTCTGGTTCTATCCGTTACTTCCTTACCTTCGGATCCATCATCATTTGGTTTTAGTTCTTCCTCTTTTTTAGTAATCGGAGCATAAATCCAAATAGCCTTGGCTCCTTTATTTACAGATACACCCATCTTTTTCCACGCACTAAATCCAGCAACATAGGTTGCTTTTGGGTTTTGAATGAAAATCAATATGCTGTTATTAAAACTATATTTTCTAAATCTCTTCTTGAAGTTAAGATATTCAGCAACTTTTCCACTTGTTGCCTCACCTTGTACGGCATCAGCCAATTCTTTGATAAAGTTATCAATCTTGATAGCTAACTCTTGGTTTCTACTGATCTTTGAATCATCTGCAACAAACGAAGGCAAGTCTTCGATCTTTTGAATCAAATCTTCCAGTGTCGAATTACCACCAGTTGGTTCGATCCACGTATTTTTACGACCGTCCCATTTAAAGCCAGAATTGATATTACGAATCACAGAAGTAGCAATACCAAACTTATCTAGTCCAATTGTCCATGCAGTAATAGCAGGATCCCATCTGAATCCGTTGGCTTTCAACGCATCCTTGTTACGATATGTTTCATTACCGGCTTCCTTTGGATTCTCAAGTGTTGATACTACAACGATTGAATCATCTTTACGACGAAGGTCTAACTTTTCGTTTAGATCCTCTTCTTCAAGCAAAAGTGGTTCATATGACTCGTTCATCATATCAGGAGTCATACCCAACATACCTAAATCACGATAGTAACGTGGATTTTCCTTTAGATTTTGAACAACGGTTTCTTTTGCAACCATTCGATTCTTGTAAATCTGTTTCTTGAGTTCATACTCCATTCCCTGACGAATATCGTCTGGAGTGACCTTCATTTTAACTACATCGACATCTTTTTTGTATTGTTCAGGATCGATCTTGGACTTGATATCTTGATCAACCGGAGGAACAATATTGACGTTAGAACTGTCGGCGGGAAACGATCCGGGGTTCTGAGTCACATCTGGTGATGCATATGTACCAGATTGACCCGAAATTGATGGTTGTCCACCAATTGGAATCTGACTCATGTTATATTCTTTGAAGAAGTCTTTGTATGTCATAACCTATAAATATATATGAAAACCACAACTCTTTGGTTTTTTATCGTCCATATATATTAAGATATGAATGTAGTTTTGTCTTTATGTGAAAAATCCAGATCACCATATCCAAAGCGTAAATGTTTTGAAAATTTGTGTTCTGTATTCAAAGATCATTCAATTTATGTCTTGGGTGATGATTTAGACACTAATCTAATATCGTTTGTAACGTCCTTTAACGTAACACTAGATAATAAAGTACGTGGTAAAGATCAATACATGCGTGATAAGTTTGAGTTTTGTATCAACAACTTTTCTCCGGAAGATATTGTATATATGGTTGAAGACGATTATATGCACTATTCTGGCTCTGACGTATTAATACAAGAAGGATTACAACATGCAGATTATGTTACATTATACGATCATCCTGACAAGTATTCATCGTTTCCACACCCAAATCCAGAGTTAACGGATCTTGGAGAAAAAACCGTAGTGTTTTTAACAGAACATTCACATTGGAAGTATACAAACTCAACCACCGGTACATTTGCGTTTAAAAAACAAACATTGATTGAAGACTATGACATTTGGATGAATCAAGTCGTCAATAATATTTGGTTCTACGATTATCAAGGATTTATTGATGTACGTAAAAACAATAGAAAAGTTGCATCTTGTATACCCGGACGTAGTTCACATATGTATCCAGAATTGTGTCACAGTCCGTTTTTCAAACCTTAGTTAAATCACACAAATACTGCATCTTCACATCATCAACTATGTAATGATACGTTATTGCTTTTTTAATCAACGGTTCATCGTGGTTATATTTTTCAGGAGTATTGCTATAAAAGTAAACGCAATTTACGATTGGTATCTTTTTATGATATGCGTTTAATCCTACATTTACATCACCAAACCGCGGCTTATAATCTATAAACTTACCACTGGTTTTTAAAAGTTGTGTACTTATACAAAACCCAGATCCTCCACTTGGATAATCGAGGTCACGAGGTATTCCCGGCTTATCAAAAATTGGATTGGTTGAGTGGTTTTGATAGTTAACCAAGTTTCCATAAATACAGTTATGATTGAAATAATCAACTTCTTCATACAATCGATTGACATTTACAAACGTATCATCATCGCAAAATAAGATCCAATCGTATGAATCCAAAATTGTAGAATACGACTCTCGAATAGTATTAATAACGTTTACTTGTTTTTCATCAGTATCAAAATAATCTGAGGAGTCTGAAACTTTTATTACACTATTTTGTTCGTCTGTATGATCGGAGTAGAACACGGTTCGTATATTTTTTCCCCATGTATTTCTAACACGTTGAATTCTTTCGCCGTATTTTACCGTAGTCATTATAAAAGAAATGATTTTCATAAGAATTTTTTGCTTCTGGGATCGTTTACGATAGCGTCGTAACGATTTGTATTTTTTTGATTGATATATGCATTAGCATAATGTACTAATAATGATGTATCATAGCCAGTCATACCGTATCTTGATTCAACTAAACTCATTACTGTGGGTTTAAAACATCTATCCATAACAGTAAGATCAGATATGTGATATCTGATTTGGTCAGTACCAATAAAATCAATTGTAGGATCAAATTTGTATGTCATTATAGTGTTGATGACATCTTTATAAAATGTATTTGGTCCACTTATTGTGGACCCTCCCATTGAGCCAGTCAAAGACACATGTTCATTTTTGTAATCAATAGGTTCAAATCCATAATTGATGACATCAAAATCGGTAATCCAACCAGATTTGTCATACATGGTCAACCATCGCACAAAACATGCAACTTCATAATTTTTATGGTTTACTGTGGGGAATGTCTCACACACATTACAGAATTTATCGTATTCCTCGTACTTTTTTGCATCATCCAAAGTTAATACAATAGGATTCCACCCGTAAAATTTCCAACTACGCTTCCAAACATCTAATAACCAAACATTAGCTTCGTCGTTTTCCTTTAATTGTTGATAGTAGGTGTAAATGTTCATTGGTACTTATTCTGATGTATAACTACTTTCATTCCAGAATTTAACATATAATCACGTTGTTTTTGAGTATAAAAATACTCACCACATCCAGAATATGACGATGGAAGCCATCCAACATGATCAAATGATTTTTCTTTCAAGTCCTCGACAATACGAATTCCCAACTGAAGATCCCATGGTCCAGTTTGATCCACGTGAGAGGATTTATCAACAATTTTAGAGTTCAATTCCAAGTCAAAATACTTGAGAGTTTTTTTCACATCATAAAATGTAAGAGCACCATTTGTATACAAACATGGAGGGCCAATATGTTCAACCACCATGTGCAGTTTACATTCTTTTGAGTAATGATATCTATAGTCTAAACTACCCATGTAAATGTTTCCACATGTTTCAAATGGATGTTTAAACACCGGAGTTCCAGTTACTATCGGTTCTTTTTTCCAAGACAAATGTTCTTGCCAAAGTGTATCATACCAATAGTCTTTTCCAACTTTACAATCCCACTCATATCCAAAGAAGTAATCCAAATTCATATCTCTGGCTATTTTTAAACCGTCCATAAACGCCCAGTAAGAGTATTTGTCAGATACAGACCATATACTCTTGGTCATCTTTGGTATTGAAGGTGTGCGTATAAACTTAACCCGATACTTGTTTGGTATTTCTAAATTTGAATCTGAATAAACAATGATATCAGTGTTGTTTTTAGATAAATGAAAATCTCTTAAGTTGTCTAAACACTTTAAGTGTTTCGATTCTAATACAGGCAAATACAATAGTATTGCACTCTTCAAACTACGTTTAATATACGTATGTTTGAGAGACGAATACAAATTGATAAACCGATTGTTGGTTGTTAAATCTTCCACGGTTGCACTTGTATTGTGTGCAACACATGATGTACATTTAACTGGTGTAACAAAACAAACGTCGTTTACGTTTTGTGTAAAATATAGCCAAATGAAAAGGTCGTTTCCAACAACAAATGTTGGCTTGGTATAATAGTTTTTATCAGATCCGTGTGTGGCTTCCCAATTGGTTAAACATTCGATGAGTTTATGAGTAGGAAACACCCCGTGTATAGGAGAAATGGTAAGAGGGTACTGATCAATCAATTCACGTACAAACTTAACAGATACAATACGTCGATCTCCTCCCAATTTAACCGTATTATCACCAATAACTCGGTTAGTCTTGTAATCTACAACATTTCCATCCCAAATACCAAATGCGTAATCATCATTTAGATACTGCAACTCATTGGAGATTGACGGTAACATCAAATCATCATCATGCAATATGACAGACCACTTTGTAGTAACAGCTTTAACGCCTTCCAACCAACATTGGTTGTTGTTAAGATCTTCTGTAATAATTGTGACACGATGTTTAGAACGTAGTTCTTCTCCCCACTTTACGTAATCTGCATCGTTACCAGATATTACAATCGACACGTTTTTAATACCGGATTCAACTATTGATTGGTATGCGGTCTTTCCAAAATTAACACGACTACCATGACATGTTAATACTACTGTTACATCATCTAATGCATGTAAATTACCCACAACCGAATTGTGTTTATAATACTCGTTTGTATTAACTGTTAATACATCATTCTTAAGAATAACATTCTCTTTACGTTTCAAATCCCGAACCATTTCAATCGGTTGAGTGTACAATTGATCATTTTTGTAAAATGAAAACTCCGAGACGGACAACGACAATTTACGTACATCACCTTTAAATTCAGATGGTTGATAATAGTCACTGTGTATTTTAATTGCAACAACGTCAGTCAAAGGAACGTTAACACTAATAACGTCATCAACCTCATACACTTTATCAGATACCGTTTCATATGTGGGATTTTGTTCTGTCTTTGTTCTTACAACAATGTTTTTCTTAGTAAATTGATTTTTTGATGTAATGACCATTCTATCAAACTTCTGATCATTTCTTACCATCAAATTTGCCATGGGTCCACACCACTTAAAATAATTGGTGTCATTTTTCTCTACATCATACCAACCACCATCAAAAAAGATCACGTTTGAATCCAAAATTACGCTGGGATTGTCATCAGTAACTTTCATTTTGTTGAAGATTCCCAACGAAAATTCAACGGCCTGATCAATATTACCATGCGCCCATAATTGATTGTTCAAGTCCATTCCAAACTGAAGATCATCTTGAGCCTGAAATAGTTCATAGTTTACAAAATAAATGTTAGAAAAGTTCTTCAGATATTCTTTTTGAGCACCATATGATGTAATAACAACAGGTCTCTTGTATTTTGCCGCAATCAATGGTCCCAAACCAATTCCTTCAGATTTGGTCAATGAAAGATATATGTCTCCAGATGCATGTATCTTAAAAATTTCATCGCTGGAAAGATGTGACCAAATGTAATAAACTGAAGGACAGTTGGGATATTTACTAACAATTTCTTGGATACGTGTCTTACATACATTTATATCATTCTCGGAATATCCGTTATAGTATGTCTTGACAATCAAAGATACGTTTTCATTATTTTGAAACGCCTTACAAAACGTTTCAATTGTTTCTGTTATACCTTTACGTTGAGTCCATTGTCCAATCGTATAATAGTTGATTGTCTCTGACAAATTGCTTACTTTGCCAAAACATAAAGCAGCGTTCTTAACAAACTCTATAGATTCAGATCTTTCTGGCAAAACTGGAATAATAGGATCATATATCAATGTATAAATGTCTTTGGTGACTCCACATTCGATGAATGTACTTTGATTCCACTCGGAACACACAATTACTGCATCACAGTACTTATTTAACTGATCTACGTATTCTGGTTTAATGTAATTCGAATCCCACAATGAAAATGCGTATATTTTCTGTTTGTCTGTCCTGTTTTTGATAAAATCAATACATACACTTTCAATTACAAATGGAGGTAAATTGATGACATAACATGTTGCATCTTTATCATCAAATTGTTGTTGATGAACACTTTTATAAATAACGTCATCTGGATCACGACCGTTGTACGCTAAGTAGTTGACTTTATAACCTTTGTTACGAAGGTTAATTATAGTTTCTTTAGTTAGAATTGAATAACCATACGTTCCTGCAACCCCAACGAATATAATTCTATCTTTTTTGGTAAATGGCAATAGATTTGAATCAACATCCTCGGTCTCTTTTACGATAGATATTTCTTTTTTTGTTAATCGGTCTACTAATGTTGGCAAAAGACTGAACTGATCTTTATTCATATTCTGAGTTTAATGTCCATTTTACTAGCACTATTTGATAATACAACACCAAACTTATAAATTAATGAACATAGAAGACGTGTGACACTATTGATATGAGTATAAAAATGTCTGTATAAAAAACTGTCATGAAATTTCTTTAGTTTTTTAAGTCTTTCTATAAATTCTGCATCATCCTTTTTTCGTTGAACATTATCATACGCTTCAAACCTGTTTAATGTTATACGTTCAACGTGCCCTGAACTTAAATAAACATTGTAACTGATTGCATAGTCATAATCGGTGTCATCTGATTGAATGTAGTCATACATTTCAATACATCTGGTGATGTTTGTAGGCTCAGTCCACTCTTTGACCTTTTCCATACGTCCGAATCTTCCAAAAAAAGATTTATCGTTGGAATCACCTTCAATATGTTTCAACTCTGTTTGAACAATCAGTAAATTATTGTTTTCATCAATAATATAATTGTCCAGTGCACAGTCAAAGTCCTTTGTTTGAAAAGAAGAAGATCCAGAATATCCTTTTGGATCATCTGGCATAGGAAGAGAAACCTTACACAGTATTGTATCAAACATTCCCATAGTTTAACCCTGTGGATACTTCACTTCATACTGAATTTCTGGATATTTTCCCATGAAAATCCTAAATTGCGGCATTTCGAGTGTCGGATGATAATTGGCTTGAATGATAATCTTGTTTGAATTTTCATTTTCATAGTTTGCATACTTGAACCACTCCTTGCTGGCCCAATTATCCCAAACCTCTTTCAGAATTTTCATTTTATTTGTCATATTGTGTTTTTGTTTCTACCATTGAAGTGTTAAAAAACTTAGTCTGTAGATCGTATTTAGCTTTAAATCTACACAAATTGGTTTCATCAATGCTTTTTCCAACAGAAATCTCGTTACTTGCGCGTATAATATCCACCAACTGAAAGGTTTTTACATTTTCCATTAACAGTTGGTGGTATTCTTCGGAGTTTAGTATTTCATGAACACGGTCTATACCGATTTGCTGTACCAATTCAGTATATAAAACGTTGTAACCTTGTTCACTACGTTGTTTTTTATCAGGATCAATACATTGCGTCATCTTGACTTCAAAGATACTCAAGATATCAAACGCATAACCTTCATCGACACTGATTGTAACCATATTTGTCCGTATACATATTATGTACCCAACGGACGAATACTTATTTTAATTTTGTTTGACTTAGCAAAGTCATAGACCTTACCGTCCTCAGTATACGGATAGTAATTGGCATAAATAATAAACTCACGTTTGTTTATGCCGTTTTCTAACCTGTTATACCAAGGACGTTTTCCGTATTTGTCTTCTATAAGCTTAATAAGTTTCATTTGCGTAGATCAGTTAGCAACTTACTGATACAAGCCATCAAAGCGATTTCCTTCAACGGAGGTATCAACAAACTACACTGATACATATATTCGGCAATAACAATTGTAGCGATTGCTTGTTTGCCATTAGCAAATTCATCAACCTTCTGATACAATACGGCAAAGTAATCATCATAGGTCTTGATCTTCTGATCAGCGAGAAACTGACGAATTTCATTGAAAGCGGCAGGCTTACCAATTCCATTCTTGATCATATCTACCAACTTCTGATGCGTATCAGTCTTCAACGACGATTCCTTGTTAATCGTCAACTTACCCTCATGTGTGGACTGTTGTGCCACATTGATAATCTTGCGAATATCCGGATAATAATTGTTAACGATATAAGCCAGATCATCATTCTGGTACTGAACATTCTCTGTCTTGAGAATCTTTGTCAAATGAACCGCAACCGAAACCTTGGTCATCGGAGCGATCTCAAATGTCATACAACGTGAAACAATCGGCAGAATCATCTTCTCATGATAGTTACACGTCAGAATAAACCTCGTAGACATACTGAACGTCTCCATAAGATTACGAAGAGCAGCCTGAGCTTCAGGTGACATATAATCACACTCATCAAGAATGATAACCTTCAGCGGTTTGATTCCAACACACGAAGCAAAACTCTTGATCTTGGTTCGAACGTTGTCAACCTTGTTTTCATCAGAAGCGTTGATATACAACACATCACAATTGATCTGTTTGGTCAACAACTTAGCAAGAGTAGTCTTGCCAGTACCAGCACCACCATACAACATCAAATGTGGGATGTTCTGTTGATCAATGTAAGCCTTGATCGTAGTAATGATGTTTTCATTGCCGATATAGTTTTCAAGAGTTGTGGGTCGATACTTCTCAACCCACAAACTATGAACCTTTTTATCGTCAGTATGACTAACCTCTTCAAAAAAGGCATCCATAATAATTAGTCGTTAGCTTGAACCGGACCAAAGTGATACACCGAATTAAACGTATCAGTATTGAAAGAAACTGAAGCAAGTCCTGCCTCAGACACCTTCAACACAGCATTCTCACACTCACTGTTAGCATCCAACACCGCCTTGAAGAAGTCAGCGTTGAAATTCAACGGCTTCTCCAACTTGGGAGTACCACTCTTGATCGGAACATCCAACGTAACACGGTTGCTGTTGATCGAAGCATAGCCAATAACCAACTGTACCTTCTTGGTCTTCTTGTTCATCAACAGAGTGAACTTGGTTTCCTCAGACAAAGCATCCTTGGCACTACGATACTTTGCAATGAAGTCCTCAGTCAGATCAATCTCAAAATGATACGGAGGTTCAGTCTTGAGACGTGAAGACTTAGGAATAACCGTCAGTTCAGCCGTCATAAACTGAATTTCAGAAGTTCCGTCAGCGAAAGTCAACGACGTAACACGTCCGTCATTTTCGTTAACGTTAACAGTGATGTCATTGCCCAACGCCTTCAACATCTTTTGAAGCTTGTCGGTATCATACACACCGATTTCCAAATTCGTGGTGAGGTCGGAGAAATCCTTCCAAAACACGTCATACACCAAACTCTTATCGTTTGTGATTGCACTCACACCAAGTTGCTTATCCTTAACGGAAACGGTCCACTTGACTGCGGTGACTTCTCCATTCAGAGAATACTTACTAATGAATTTTTGTAGATTTGTCTTTGTCATAACTTTTTAATTGTTCCTCATACTATAGTCTAACTGATTTGATTTGTCCATTTAATTTATCCAATATTCGTTCTCAAACTGTTCAGGAAATTCTTTCACAAAATCCGTACATATCGCATGGCACTTGGTAAGATCTCCCACCCACCCCTTTTCTGGCAAAACACACACACTTTCAGGATACAGCTGTTTGCCCGGATAGGTCCAAATGTACTGTTTGCTGGTCAATACCCAATCTTCGGTGGTATGCCAAAATACGTTAACTGAATAATCTTGTACCAACATATGAAATGCATCTCCATTTTTTGCATGAAGCCAAAACTTACGATTGGTTAGAAAATCATACTTGATATCATATACAGGACCATCATGTCCTAAATACCATTTGTGATCAACATACCATACGTCAATTTCAACGTCATGTCCAGCACGTTCGGCAAGTTTAACGTAATCCGGATGGTTTTCTCTTTCGGGAGTTGGTCCGCTTAAATTACCTCGGTGTGCTATTAACTTCATAGTTTTTCAAAAAGTGTTCCAAGTCTTCTGGTGTTCCAAGTCCCCACATCTTTTCGATGTTGAATGTACGAATACGTTTACCGTCAGCAATTGCTTCATTAAACACCGGACAAACATAAAACTCATTGTTTACACGAATGTTCTTAGCAATCATCTGTTCAGCATACTTTACATAGTCACTACCACGTCTCCAATAGTATATGCCTACCGTCGCCACGTCACTTATAGGACGCTTTTCTGCAACTTCGGTCACATATCCAAGTTGGTCGAGTTTTGCATAACTCCACTTGGGATGCGTAGACTTGAACGTAAGAATGTTACCATCCAAATCAGAGGTTGTCGAGGTATAAATAAACTCCTCATTGTTCCATTCAACAAACTGATCACTGTTGGCAATAATCAACGGTTCATCTTTGTCAATGTATTGTTTAGCCAATAATGTGGTACAAGCAGCACCTTCAGTGATTCCTTCCACCTGAACAATTTCGTTGTTTGGACAAAAGTTGTTGAGGGTATCTTTGAGATTGTACTTTTCAAAATGACTCTTTTGAACGATAAAGATATACTTGGCTTCTACATTCAAGTTATCCACTACCCACTGAATCATCGGCTTTCCACGAACATCAATCAAAGGCTTTGGAAATGTATATCCAGCCTTTTCAAATCTACTACCTGCTCCTGCCATCGGTATTAAAACATTCATTGTTCCTCCTTGCCATTTGGGCCTTTTAACATTTTTGTTGATACAGTCAATGTGTTCCATGATTCTTTCATAGGTTACATCATGTGGATTGTTGACTCCAAGTAAATACGCACCACTGTTGTTTGCAGCATTACGTCCAATAACACTATCTTCAACGATCAACGTTTCTTTGGGTGTAACACCAGACTCAATCATCGCCCTCAAATAAATCTCAGGATGTGGTTTTGGATATTTTACATCCTCATTTGATAAGTAAAAATCAACATACTCCAAAAATCCCAGTTTCAAAAGCGTAATCTTAACACTGTCACGAATGCTATTACTAGCAACCGCAATTTGACACTTTTGTCTCAACTTTCTGAGAACTTCAATTAGTCGAACATCTGGTTGTAACTCTCTTAACATCTGAGAAGTATACAGTTGTTTACGCATCCATATACTTTCAAACTCCATTCCACTCAGTCCCTTTTCTCTACCAAGTATGTCCAACTTCTTGTATGTACTCAAACCATCGTATTTGGAAAGATGTTCATCATATGAAATCTCATACTTGGAGTCAACATCCCGTAATGATTTATTCAAAGCATCATAATGCAATTTCTTAGTTTCAACCAATACTCCATCCAAATCAAATACGATCAGTTTAATCATACACATTTCTCAATCTTAAAGTCGGCATATTTGCATCCAAAGTAATCATAGATATATTCAAAATACAAATATTTGAATACACCCTCTGGCATACGTTTAGGCATAACTAATATTGAGTTTGGAAGTAAAGTTTTTATATTGTACAATTCAAACTGACGTTTAAATAAAAGATGTGAAATGCAATTATTACAATCAATACACAGCTTAATAATATCGTCATACACTTTACAGTACACATAAAACGGATCGTGTTTAGCAATACAGAAATTGTCATCAATCCATCCATTTCCACAGCCATATATTTTTCCGTCAATATGAACAACATGATCAACGTGAGTAATAATGTTGTTGTCTGTCAAACAATACAAATGATCCGGATCAAATGGTCTGTGAAGACCTACATCAGGACGAAGACGTATATAATAATCATACTTCGTATTGTTCTGCTGTTCATATTCTTTGACTATACTAAACAGTCTATTCAATTTATATAGCCAATACAGTGTGTTGGACACTTTATTGTCTTGTGTATGTTGATACGTTTGAACCAACTGTTGATGTTCTCTGAAGTTTTTTATCAGTCCACTTGTATATGGTGTAAAACTTTCAACGTCTATAACCTTCCAATACTCAAGATACGCGTTGATGCATGGATCTGTTGTATATTCTTTCCAGAATGATCCAAACATATCAACTTGATGGCCCGCCGATTTGAGAGGGCCAATCAAGTTCTCCAGATTCAAATCGACAACTCTGTCAAACAAATCTGTTCTACCCGACATCAATATAGCGATCTTCATAATTAGAATTCAAAAAAGTTTGCTGCAGCTTCCCAATTTTCATTGGGATAATCCCACTTCAACACGTTGTAGAACTCCATCAACTTGCTCTTGAGTTCCTGTTCATACATTGCATCTCTGTCAATATACTTCTCAATAAAGTCCAAAATAGGTTGTGGATCTGTTCCGTCAGCCTTCATAGCCATACACTCCACTCCAAACTCATTTTGTTTTACATAAACCCACTTGATCTTTTGTCCGTGAAATATTGGCGGAATAATCTTTGTGAGACCATACTTTTCCAATAGATCGTTGTAAATCAAAGCAGCTTTCACCTGAGCAGGAGTTCCACTGATAATTTGAAACGGCTGTCTCCCCTTCGGATTGTAATCCTTCTTCTTATCCAGACTCTTGAACTTCACACTGGTATTCTTAGCAAGTTCAATGATGGTATACTCTTTCATTTTGGATTTGAAATCCAAAATCTTCTTATTGATGGTTTGTTCATCCACGTTCTTCAGAAAGTCAATCAGAATTTCTTTCATGAACACACGGAACTTGGCAGGAAACGAAGTTCGTACAACGTCAATTCCCTTGACTTCCAATTCGTCACATTCCACACCACCCTTGTTGATGATGAACTGACAATACCGTTTCTTTGCCAACCAGAAAGATGACTTGGAAATCACTTCTTGTTTTGCATCAAATCGATGGTTCTTGACATTAAACAAACGAAGTGCCATCACATCAAACATCTTGTTGACATAGTTTTGAGCTTCACCTGTTACTTTCAGAATAGCTTCAGTCATTTGCTTTTCATCATTCATATCAATGTCGGGCATCGTTTTCTTGATGATTGGCAAAGCACTAGCAAAACATGAATCGGTATCAACGTAGATTACATAATCCTCTCCTTTAGCATCTTCGCCAAGAACGTTTCTGTAATATTGATTGATCGCCATGTTTGCTGTCTTAATGATACTGACACCACTCAAGGTTACAGCTTCAGCGTTGTCCTTATCATAAAACCGAAACACTGGCAGACCCAAACAACCGTAAATGGAGTTGAGCAAAATCTTTTGCACCTTCTGACGTTGATCGTAGAACTCATACATTTCCCAATTCTTTTCTTCAGCATACTTACTGGCCATCTTACGCATTTCTTTGCGTTGATTGAACCACTTAATCAAAATGCTTGGAATTGTACCTTCTTGTCCCGTTTCTTTTGGCAAACGATACACAGCACCATTACTAGCAACACTCAGATTATTCTGAATCAACATGTCACTGAACTCTTTGGCACTATACTTTTGACCACTCAAGATCACTTCACTCAATTTTCCCCGAACAAAGTCTTCAGCATTCCAGTTTTCAACCTTAGCTATCTTGGTCTCAGGGCTGATGTTAAGGCTGATGATGATATTCGGATACATTGATGTGAGGTCCAAATCAAACACCCAGTTATACCTGCCAGGAACAGGATCTTTAACAAACGCACCTTCAAATCCCTCTTCTCCTTCTTCAAGTCGTTGTTCATATTCTTCTCGTCCTTCCACTGGTTTATTTGGAGCAACACGTCCCTGACGACGCAAATACATCAAAATTGCACCTTCAAGATAACGTGATGAAGTTCCAAATTGTTCATATCCAACGTGTCCGGTATGACAAATACGACGAGCCAGATCAATGAATTGTAACTTTTTATCCAAAGCCACAACGATCTTAACGTCGTTCAAGTTGTAATCAATGTACTTCTTGATGTCGTCCCTGTACAAGTCATTCAAACTTCCGGTATAACTGATCTTTTCGATATTGACCACCTTTTTACCGATAGCACCTAGAGTGTAACTTGGTTCATTCTTACCACTGAACTTCTGATACAAAGTCAGATAGTCCATACAAGATACACCAGCCACAACCATACGTTTGGAATACGTATTGTAATAACACTCCTGAATGGGACTCAACCGTTTGGCAAAGTGAACACCCATCACTCGTTTGATACGATTATACAAATACGGCACGTCGAATCCGTCAATGTTCCATCCTGTAATGATCGTAGGTTGAATTTCTTCCCACTTGTTCATGAAATGACTAATCAACGACTCTTCGTTATCATAACTCAGAATTGTAGTTTCTTCAGTCTCACTGTCTTGAAGTTTACCTTCTTTGTCCAAGATAAAGGCGGTATACTTCTTCGTCACAGAATCATACAAAGCAATAGCAGTAAGTTCCTTGTCTCCTTCTTCCACAACGGGAAATCCACCTTCGGAACTCACCTCAATATCGAAAAAGACAACACGATGTCCCTTGGAAGGTTCATCACTATCCTCATAAGCATCAATCAAGACACGTGTTTCAGAAGGAACATCTCCTTCAAAAACAGACGGATCATTTCGATTGAACATGGTGACCTTTTCAAGTTCATCACCATACACTGAACGATACCGTCCTCCGGGTTTCTTACGATACGCATACTTTGGCATGGGAAACTTGACATAACCCTTTTCGTCATCCCACAAATGCACTTCATCAGTCTTTTTGTCGATATAAATGTTCTGATACATAACTTATTGAATTTCCAACTTTGCTTTTAGACTATCATAGATAGGACGATGTTCGTCTTTGATGTTGTCTTTTAACTGCCCGATTCTATGTACAAGCCAACCATGTTTGATAGAAGGAAAAATTGCTGGTTCCATTTCAATACCAACGATGGCAGGTTTATAGACTTTGTTGATCATAAACCATAACATGGCAGTTTCATCCTCAGTTAGAGAATGTAATTGTTCTAATCTCATTTTATAACCTTAATTGATGAGTGACAAAATGTCAATCTATTCTAACGCCCCGAACTGTTTTGTCAATTATACAAAATCGAACATGTTTGGCATCTTCATCTACGGCGTTTACACCCAATAGATATGACTCACCGTCTCCCTTAGCAGTTTCTTTAATTGAGAAAATGTTTCCACGTCGCATGGTATCAACACCACGTCCCTGAAATTTAGGAGCAGGAACAATCACCACAGTTTGATTGGCTTTTACGTTTTCTTTGCGTTTTGAAGAGTTATCCAAGATTACAGCAGAACCGTCAAGAACAATCACCACCGTGGTACGATCATCAGCCTGAATGACAAATTTACCTTTGGACAAAATAATTGATGCCAAAGACGTATTGATTGTGGCAATAGATGACGTATCACCGCCCTGATTAGAGTATACATCCAACTCGCCAGATATCAACGAAATTGATTTTGTATACGTTGAATACTTGGTTTTTGTTGGCAGTTCGTTTAGGTTATCAAACGTTTGATCAAAGTTGTCAACGGTCAAATGTGCAGTTTCTTTAACGTTGACATACACATCATTGGAAAATGCTACGGTGACTTCCGAGTTGGTTGATGTTTTGAATGCATAATTGTTTCCATTAACGGTATATGTTTGTCCAATTGTAGGGGCGTTGGTTGACAACACGTTATTTTTCACATTTTCCAAAACTACTTCACCTGATGATTTTTGAATGTAGAATACGCCATTAGCGTAAACTGAGAAAGTGAACAACAGTGAGATTAATATATTCTTCATACGTTTATAAGATGTAGACTTTTGGGATTGAGTCTGATACTCTATATAAGTATGTCTGATATTAAAGAAGAAAAAAACAAAAAGACGGTCAGCTTTTCACAATATTCTGGATGGTTCAAGTGTCCCCACAGTTGGTACCTCAATTATTTGAAAGGTTTGCGTACTTATGAAGCCAGTCTAAATACCTGTTTTGGTACTGCCATTCACAATACGATTCAAGATTATATTAAGTCACTTTACACTGAGGGTCCAGAAGTTGCAGATGAAATGGATCTTGTTAAGAAGTTTCGTGAGGACTTTAACAAGATTTTAGCTGAAGAAAAACACACCATCAAAGAACCATTCACTGACGATGATGTCACTGGATTTCTGTTTGACGGCGAAGATATTCTAAAAACCTTCAGTAATTCTGCCAATCGAATCAAGTATTTTCCAAGCAGAAAGTATGAATTTATCGGAGTTGAACTTCCCTTGGATGTTCCGATCAAAAACAACGTGCGGTTCATTGCGTATGTTGATTTGATTCTACGTGATAGGACCAACGGTAAATACAAGATTTGGGATTTCAAGACCAGTGCAATGGGTTGGAACAAGTATCAACTTGCAGATGAAAGTAAATACGCACAGTTGTTGCTGTACAAGGCATTTTACGCAAAGCAATTTAATGTTCCTCTTGAGTCGATTGATGTTGAGTTCTTCATTTTGAAGCGTAAACTGTATGAGAACGTGGCTTTCCCACAAAGCCGTATTCAGATTTTTGAACCGTCTCATACCAAGAGTTACGTTTCCAAGTCGTTGGTTACATTTACATCGTTCATTGATGAATGTTTTACTCCAGAAGGAACTTACAAGGAAGATGGTTATTATCCAAAAGTTCCCGGTAAAGCCAAAAAGAATTGTAAGTATTGTACTCATTACAAAACCAATTGTGATGGCAAAGAAACTAAAGACGATAATTAAAAATAAGACGCTCGTATATGCGCATATATGTATATTCAAATATACAAGTTATGTCTAAATCATTTACGAGCGTCAAGGTTGACAAGGACGTATACGAACAATTCAAACAAAGTTGCATCAACCGCAAATTTCACCTACAGGATTTGGTAAATAGATCGTTATATTTGTTTATGAACGATTCTGAATTTAGAGATACAGTGTACAATTACAATGTGCCTGTATTGTCAAAGGAAAGTCAAGAAACCGTTTTACCAAGTCTTCAACAAACTCAACAATAAGTTATGGCAAAAAAGAAAATTCTATTGCTCAGCGATGATCTGAGAATGCATAGTGGCGTCTCTACAATGAGTCGTGAATTAGTTATGGGAACCATTCATCATTATGATTGGGTTCAAATTGCAGGAGCTATTAACCATCCTGATAAAGGAAAGGTTATTAACATGTCTGATGAAGTCCAAAAAGGAACAGGTGTCAAAGATGCATACGTGGTTCTATATCCCACTGCTGGATATGGTAGCGATGACATTTTGTACGCTGTTATGGCACGTGAAAATCCAGATGTCATAATGCACTTCACCGATCCTCGTTATTGGACATGGTTATATGCTATTGAACGTGAACTTCGTAAGAAGATTCCCATTACATACCTAAACATCTGGGACGATCTACCATATCCAATGTGGAACAAACCTTTCTATGAAAGTTGTGACGCTTTGTTTAGTATCAGCAAACAAACCTATAACATCAACAAATGGGTACTAGGACCAGAAAATTGTACTTCAATTGACGGTGACTTTGATAAAGATGGAAATGTAGTAAAGGAGAACGTATAATATGCCAATTAAAGGAAAAACACTATTGCACTATGTACCTCATGGAATTAACCAAGAAGTATTTCGTCCATTTGATAAAACAGAAAAAAATCTAGTAGAAGGAAAGAAGAGATTTTTTAACGGAGCAACATACGACTATTCAATCTTTTTCAATAGTCGTAACGTCAAACGTAAACAAGTTTCTAACGTACTTTTGGCATTCCGAATCTTTTGTGACAGTTTGTCACCAGAAGAAGCTAAAAGGGTATGTTTGATTCTTCATACAGAAGCAGTTGGTCAAAACGGACACGGTACAGATCTTCCCGCTGTAAAAGAAGCTATTTGTAAAAACTATACAGTGTTCTTTTCACAAAAGAAAATCACACCGGGAGAAATGAACTTGATGTACAATCTATCGGATGTAACCATCAATGTTTCAAGCAACGAAGGTTTTGGACTCAGTGTTGGAGAATCAATTATGGCTGGAACTCCAATTATTGTAAATGTAACCGGTGGTTTGCAAGATCAAATCGGTCAAGTGGATGACAACGGCAATCCCGTGGAATTCACCAAAGAATTTGGAACCAATAACATCGGTAAGTATAAAAACCACGGTGTATGGGCAAAACCAGTTTGGCCAAAAGTGTTAGATACACACGGAAGCAATCAAACGCCATACATCTTTGATGATATGACTGATGCACGTGACATTGCAGAAGCAATGATGTATTGGTACTTGATTCCTGACGAAGAACGTACTCGTCGTGGCGAAGTTGGTCGTAACTGGGCAATAAATGAAGGCGGTATCAACGCTAACAACATGTGTAATCAATTCATTACAGCTATGGATTATACTCTAAACAATTTCACTCCAAGTGAACCGTTTAGTATTCATACAACTGATGAATTCGTTGGACAATCTCTACCAGATAATTGCATGGGTGTTGATTTTGGAAAAGTCGATATTGAAAAAGTTAAAAAGGAAATTCTATGAAGATTCAAGTATTAAAGAATGAAACATATCAGTCTGAAGACAATCTACCCAAGAAAGGCTCTGACAGAGCTACAGGATTTGATGTAGTTGTTACAAGTTCCCATGAAATCGTTGGTGAACTGTATGAGAATGGGTCATACAAACGTATTGACTACATTCAATACAAAACCAATCTTAAGTTGGCAGTTCAAAAAGATCGTCAATTTAGTAACTTTGGTTACACCGATTTGGACTATGACATTCTAGCATTTCCTCGTAGTAGTGTCAGTAAATACAATCTGGTGTTAGCCAATTGTATTGGATTGATTGACGCAGATTATCGTGGTGAAGTATTGCTTCGTTTCAAGTATATTTGGCAACCAGAAGATTATAGAATTAGAACTGATAATCTATTGGAAGGACATGTTAACTTTAATAAACTCTATAATAAGGGTGATAAGGTTTGTCAACTCAAGGTTACTAAAGTTGAAAACGTTGAATTTATTTTGGTAGATGAACTAGATGCTACTAATAGAGGCGACGGTGGTTTTGGAAGCACAGATGTTCCTAAACTATCTTCACAACCACAATCTTCTGGTAAATCAATTGAAGATCTAATTAAACAAAAGGAAGGCGCATTTCAAGCTACTACTTTAAAGTATTCGGAAATTATCAAAGAAAGAGACAACAAAATTTTTGGAAACTAATATGAATAAACCGTTATGTGTTATACAAGCTCCCGTGTTCAGTCGTAGTGGATATGGTGATTGGTCGAGAGAAGTAGCTAAGAGTGTTCTTAGATACGGAAAATATGATTTGAAGATTGCTACAACCAAGTGGGGAAACAATCCGATCAAACGTTTTCAAGACGATCTTGATTTCAATGATCCTCTAAATCTTGCTCTTTTTGACAAGATGTTGAAGGAACCACTCAATCGTCAACCCGACCTATTCATTCAAATTTCAATTCCCAATGAGTTCAAACCCATTGGCAAATATAACATTGGTATGACAGCCGGTATTGAAACTACCGCTGCTGCCGGTGAATGGATTGAGGGATTGAACAAAATGGATATGAATGTTGTTACGTCACGGCATTCCAAGAAGGTATTTGATGATGCAGACTACACCAAGGAATTTCAAGATGGAAGCGGTCGTAAAGAACAACTTCGCAGTACAAAACCTATGGAGGTATGTTTCTGGGGAGCAAATACCGATATTTACAAGATCACCGATCAAAAGGTTGACTCTGTTGAAAAGGTTATGAGTACCATTCCAGAACAATACGCATTTTTGTTTGTTGGTCAATGGACCCACGATCATCCATTCTTTGACAGAAAAGACATAGGCAACCTTATTAAGACGTTCTTGAATGCATTTAAAGATCGTCCTAACAAGCCTTGTTTGATTCTCAAGACAAGTGGTACCAACTATTCTAAGATGGATAAAGACGCAATCTTGAAAAAGATTCGTATCGTTGAATCACAAGTTCAAGGCGATCTTCCCAAGATTTATCTGATTCACGGAGAACTCAATGACGTTGAAATGAACGCACTATTCAACCATGAAAAGGTCAAGTGTCATATCAGTTTCACCCACGGTGAAGGATTTGGTCATCCTCTTCTGTTGGCATCACTTAGTGGAAAACCATTGCTTGTATCTGATTGGAGTGGTCATTTGGACTTTTTGTCAACCAACAAAGATTGTTTATTGCCAGGACGTGTTGAACCAATTCCTGCTGGATCTGCAAATCAGTGGTTGATCAAAGAATCTGCGTGGTTCAATGTATCATATAGTTTGGCAGAAGAACGTATGAAACAGTATTACTTTAGCATGAGTCAACGTATCAAAGACAATGCGGTTACACTTGCTAATCACAACGCTGAACACTTTTCTACACAGTCAATGGATAAAACTTTGCAAGCAATTTTTGAAAAGTATGTTCCAGAGTTTGCTGTAGAACAAAAGATTGTTATTCCACAACTAAAAATGAATGTTCCGTCAGTTCCTAAAGTTGTTGTATGAAACCATTCATTTCATATTTGGTAACATGTCATAATGAGGGTGTGCAATTGCGCACCCTTTTATCTCTTCTTCTGAAGTACTCAGAAGGAAATCAAATCGTGGTATTGGATGATTATTCTACAGATCCAATTACTTTAGAAGTATTACACGAATATCAATCAGTTGTTGGTGTTAAATTGGTTGCACACCATCTCAATAAGGACTATGGTACACATAAAACCTATGGCACACAACAGTGTGATGGTGAATATGTGTTTCAAATTGACGCAGATGAATTACCCAGCGAGGTTTTGCTGGTTAATTTGTATGCATTGTTGCAATCTAATCCATCATGTGAAATGTTTTGGGTTCCACGTGTAAACAACTTCATTGGTGTTACGCCAGAAGATATCAAAAATTACGGATGGCATACAAATGAAAAGGGCCATATCATGTGGCCCGACTATCAGTCACGCATATACAAGAATTTTCCACAGATCAAATGGGATCGTAAACTTCACGAAACCATTGTGGGATTCAAAGAGTATGCTCGTATTCCAGCTATAGAAGAGTTGTCGTTGTATCATACAAAGACTATTGAAAAACAACGTAACGACAATACAAGATATATGAAAGAATTCTCCCACGAAGATAATTATCGAAAGTAATTTATGGTAAAGACTCCAGTATATTGTTTATATTCTTCTCAGATGAAGACGATATTTGAGAATCACTTTTATCCATCATTCATGCGGTTCAATAGTGATGACTTTGAATTGACTGTGTTTCATGTTGATGTAGACGGTAATGGAGATTTTGATTCAAATGGATATATGAAATGTATGCATCATAAAACCGCCATGATGCTCAAAACCATTAAAGAAAATCTAGGTACACACATTGTTTGGACAGATATTGATATTCGATTTCTATCAAAAATTGATCTGACTTCGTATACCGGTAACTTCACTGTATTAAAAGAACATTATGATGTATCGAATCAATATATTAATCCGGCATTTTGCAGAATTCAATGTAATGATATTATGGTGGATTTTTTTGAAAAGTTGTTGGACAGTTGTAAGAAGCATGATGTACATGACATGGACATCATGAACTATTTCAAAGACACCATTCCTCCAATTCAAATTGATGTATTTGATTTTAGATACATCCAATACACATCGTTACCACACAAAACCACGACGGTTACATGTGATATATGTAAAAACAATACAACGTGTTATAACTGTTTACATCAGTTGGTAGACATTGATTGTATAAATAAAGACAATACTATCTTATTTCATGCGAATTGTACCGTGGCAAACAATCGTAGTACCAGTATGGGGCTCAAATTAGAACAACTAGATTATCTTGTTAAATGATCACAATTACAATAGGAACAAATGGCAGATTTGGAAATCAAATGTTTCAATATGCATCTTTGATGGGTATCGCAGATAAACAAAACTGTTTGTATGGTATCAATTATAAATTTGGTTCGGGACATACATGGAACGAATTTCCAGATGACCGAGAATTGAACCTATACACTTTGGTATTACCCAAAGCATTTCATTTGTCAGCGTTACACTGTGAAGAAAAGTATAACGTAATCAATGAATATAGTCACTTTCATTTCAATCCAGAGTTCTTTAATACTGGTGATGATGTTCATCTACACGGTTATTTTCAGACCGAAAAGTATTTCAAACATATTGAATCCAAAGTTCGATCCGAATTCACTTTCAAAAAAGAAATTGTTGACGCAGCCAAAGATTACTTAAAAGACAAACAGTTTAACGAAACTGTGGCACTACACGTTCGACGGGGTGACTATCTACAATTAGCACATCATGGAGCGTGTGATTTATCATATTATATCAAAGCACTAGAACATTTTACCGATAAACAGTACAATTTTGTTATAATGACAGACGATATTGAATGGGCAAAATCTACATTTGTCGGATCTGATAATTTCTTTATTTCAGAAACACACAACCAGTTTGTTGATATGTGTATCATGACTCTATGTAATCATAATATCATTGCGAATAGCACATTTAGTTGGTGGGGTGCTTGGTTAAATACGTCACCAAACAAAAAGGTTATTGCACCTTCACGTTGGTTTGGTCCGGGTGTGCCTTTAAACACAAAAGATTTATACTTGTCCGATTGGATTATTATATGAAAATTCCACAAGAGATACAATTAATTCGAAAAGCAGAAACCATCACTGATGGTTTGATTCCTTTGCACGATTGTACTTTTATCATTCCTGTACGTATTGAAAGTGAAGATCGCCGTAAAAACTTCACAATTGTGTATGACTATTTGAGTCGTAACTTTGAAACAAACATTATTATATACGAATGTTCCAAAGAAAAAACTGCAATTGACTTGATTCGAAATGATGTTACTTACGTCTTTGATAAACAAACAGAAACTTCAACTTTTCATAGAACCAAGTATCTTAACCGAATGTTGAGTCTTGTTAATACTGCGGTTACCGTAAATTATGATATTGATGTGGTTCTTCCTATAGAATCATATCTGATGGCATACAAAAAGATTGTACGTCAAGATTATGATTTGGTCTATCCATTTGCTATTGGAAAATATCAAAAGAAAGTAAATGAATCTGGAAGAAAGAAGTTATTGGATAAGTCATCTGTTGTAGAATTAACTCCCCAAGATTATTCGGATTGTCAATGTGAATACGGTCATTGTCAGTTCTTCAATACGCAATCATATAAAACCTACGGATGGGAAAACGAACATTTTGTTTCATATGGACCAGAAGACCGTGAACGATATGAACGGTTCAAAAAACTTGAAAGAAATGTGACACATTTGGAAAAGGGATATGTATATCATATAGAACACAGTCGTGGTACCGACTCAAATGAGAAAAATCCATTCTTTGAACACAATAACTCTTTGTATAAAAAACTAGGCTCCATGAACAAAGACGAGTTAACAAACTACTATAAAGAAATCGACTACATACAATCTTACTAATTTATGAAAATTGCCGTTATATCAATCGCCACAAACAAATATAAAGACTTTTTACGTCCGTTTGTCGAATCAGTTAAAACGCATTTTATTCCCAATGTACAAAAAGACTTTTATCTATTCACCGATGAAAGTCTTGATTGGTTTGATTCATCAGTAAAGTGGCATAAAATCGAACATCAACCATGGCCCTATATCACATTAAAACGGTTTGAGTTTATATCCACATGTCTTGACCAACTCAAAGAATACGATTACGTGTTCTATTTTGACAGCGATATGGAATTTGTAGACACGTTGACATCATTTGATATCGGCAACAAAAAGTATTATGCGGTTTGTCATCCTTCGGTGGTAAACAATCTTAATTTCTGGCCCGTTGAAACCAATTCAGAATCTACTGCATATATCCAAAATCGTAATCGGTGTGTATATGTTCAAGGATGCGTTTGGGGCAGTCGTGGAGCCAATATTGAAACGATGGTCAATACCATGAAAAACAATATCAATACAGACTTGTCAAAAAACCTTATTGCAATTTGGCATGATGAATCACACTTGAATAAGTTTATGGTAGATAACGTAAAGGACGCTATCATTTTGAGTCCAAGTATGGCATATCCCGAACATTGGAACTTGCCAATTAACAAACTTGTTATTCACAAAGATAAAAACATGGTTGATTATCCACGATTCAAAGGAGCTACACCGTAATGAAAATTGTTATTTGGGGACATCCACTATATTCACATACCCACTCTTATGTTCACTCGTCTTATTACAAGGCTGCAAAATCAATGGGACACGAAGTTTATTGGTTTCACGATCAAGACTACCCAAAAGACTTTGACTATTCCAACACCACGTTTATTACTGAGGGATTTGCAGACGTAAACATTCCATTAAATTCATCCAGCACATACTTTGTGATGTATTGTCCCTCTCCAAAAAAGTATTTGGATGCAGGAGTTAAACGGTATATTGACGTGCGATGTGTTGCAAAAGATCATCATGATCACATACACTCTTATTCAGTAGACAAAACAACCACTCAAAAAGTTGGACCTTCGTGTTATTTTGTTCCAAAAACAAATAACAAAGTTCATGTTAAAAACAATTATATCGATTATACCATAGACGATTTTGATAAATTCTATTTGAGTTGGGCAACCAATCTACTTCCATCAGAATTCAACATGGAAGACGTATATCTCAAACGAGAAAACGCAATCTATTTCTGTGGCAGTCTTTCCGGTTCAGGTATTTGTGAGAATCTGAGTAATTGGCTACCGTTTATAAACGAATGCAAAAAACATGGTATTGCATTTTATCATAACGATCCGTGGAAAAATCCTTTATCAGATGATAAAGTCAAAGAGTTGGTTCAAAAATCAATTTTGGGCATTGATATACGTGGACCAGAACATGCAAAAACCGGCATCATAACGTGTCGAATATTCAAAAATATCAGTTATGGACATCTTGGATTGACCAACTCAGAGGAAATTTACAAAGAGATGGATGGAAACTGCATATACAATCCAAATCCTCAAGAACTATTTCGTCTAGGAATGGAAAAACGTACCGATTATGAAACTATCAAAAAATCGATGTTATACGTAAAAGAAAATCATACCTATATCAACAGAATCACAAGCATGTTTTCAATTTTATAATTTATGTTTAGATCAGACGCATATCAAGATCAATTTGTATACAAACTTCTCAACCAAAAACGTCACGGATATTTCGTAGATATTGGAAGTTGTGGTGCAATCAACTCAAACAACTCATACTTTTTCGAATCTCTTGGATGGCGAGGAATATGCGTTGAAATTGATAAAGGTTACGCACCAAGTTATTCGGAACGTAGGTGTACGTTTATAAACCAAAACGCACTTACAGTTGACTACACTAACGTTCTTGAAAATGATAATGCTCCATTGTTTATAGACTATCTCTCGGTTGATATTGATGAACTGAGCATTGATGCCATTAAGTTATTGCCACACGATAAATACAAGTTTGGAGTGATTACAATAGAACACGATGGTTATATCTATGGCAATCGTTATAGGCAACCGCAACGTGAGTTTTTAAAGTCACTTGGTTATCATCTATTGGGTTCAGATGTACGTGTTCCTGATAGACATTTTAGATCTTTAAGCACTCTCAATCATTTGGATAACAACGGATTTGAAGATTGGTGGGTTCATCCATCTTTGCAAAAGAATCATTATATGTTTAATCACATCTATCCTGAAGATTTAATTGCGCAACTATGACAGTCTTTCTGGTAAATCATAAAGTCAAAAATTGTGGAGTATACCAGTATGGAAAACGTGTTGCGTCTATTCTAACCAAGTCAAAAAACTTGTTGGTTCATTATCTCGAAATGGACGACAGCAACGATTTTCTAACACAAGTAAACATTCACAATCCATCTGTTATTGTTTACAATCATTTGACAGGAACAATGCCTTGGGTAGATACAACTTTTGTTAATCAACTTCGTCAACGAGGAATTAAACAAGGAACTATCGTACACAACGTAGCATACTCCACATTTTTCGATTTTTATTTACATCAGGATCCAAATTACAACGTTCACCAAAACAATTACAAGTTGTTACGTCCATTGTTTGAATATAACAAACCTATCACAGTATCTCCCCACAAAATAAAGATTGGATCTTTTGGGTTTGGATTTGCATCAAAACAATATGAACAGTTGTGTGCGTGTGTACGTGATAACTTTTTACGAACAGACGTTCCCGTTGAATTGAGACTACATCTGACGCATTCACATTTTTGTGAAAATTCAAGAGACATTGAAAGTATAAAATACAACGCATCAAGAATACTTAACAATCCAAATATCAACTTGGTAATCACAACCGATTTTATCAGTGATGAAGACCTGTTGGATTTTCTGGCAGGCAATGATCTCAATATCTTCTTTTATCAAAAGTATAGTGGGTATAACGGTATATCATCATCAATCGATTATGCGTTGTCGGTTAAACGTCCTATCGCAATATGTAGAAGCAATATGTTTTCACACATTTGGAATACAACACCGTCAATTTGTGTTGAAGATGTATCATTAAATGAAATCATCAATGTGGGGATTAGACCGTTGGAACAATATTACAATAGTTGGTCCCACGACAAATTTATTGAACTATTTGAAAATAACATTAAAGACGTTACAAAATGAACAAGCTCGGAGTATTGGTTACATGTTACAATGAAGTTTCAGCAGTAGAATATTCGTTAAGTATATTTAGACAAATTTATCCAGATGTCAAAATCTATCTTACAACTGAAAGTCAAGCGGATTACAGTAGACTATTGAAACTAAACAATATCAGCATCAATCATGTTGCTGATACAATGTATTTTATACGTCACATCACTGATCAAAACTTCAGAGAACCACACTTTCAAAACAAAATGATCGTGGCTACCAATGCGTTCTTAAACAGAGTTGTACATGCTATTGAATATTGTCAAAGTGAATACTTGTTATTGATGGATCCAGATACATTGGTAAGAGGTCCACTTACCATTCCAGATGGTGTTAAATTGTTGGGTACACGTATCAATCAAGGATTGCCAACGGAGTTGAGAAACATTTTATCACAAATTCCGGGTGCTATTGATATTGATTGTTGGGGAGCAACACCTGCAATTATTCATAATCAAACGTTTTTGAAATCCTACAAATATGTAACAGAACAAGATCCTATGTTTTTGTCAAGAATAGCACAAACATTTTATGCTATTTTTGCACACGACGTGATTCTTCCAGTATTATTTGCGTTACAAGGAGAAAAGGAAACGTTTAATCCAGATATAATAGAGTGTCATCGGCAATGGTATTGGCATATGACACAACATCCATTGGTGCATCAATTTAAATATTTATATGACAACAATCGTAACAGCCTTATACAACATTAACCGGGAACGAGAAGGCGACGGAAGACCTTTTCATGATTATTTGAAGTGGTTACCCGAAACTTTATCTTTATCATGCAACTATGTTATTTACACAGAAAGTGGCGTTGTTCCATACGTTCCAAATCAACCAAACATTAAAGTAGTTGTAACTCCCCCTGAAGAAATACCATTATATCACAAACGAGGACACATTCAAAGCATTCTGAGTGACAGAACATATCTTTCACAGATTAAACATCCAACCAGAGTGGAATGTGTACTTCCAATGTATACCGTCATTCAGTATTCAAAATTTGAGTGGTTGAAACGTACCATCAAAGAAAATCCATTTGGATCATCATACTTTTTCTGGATGGACGCTGGTTGTAGTAGATTCTTTGATGGACTATCTAAGTCATTTCCGAATCACAATAACCTTCCTCCAAAGTTTCTAATTCAGGGAAACGTGAATACCAACCGTATTCCTATAGATGAAAATTATAAGTGGATGTCAGATTGTGTTCTTGTAGGTACATTTTTTGGCGGACCAACTGAGTATGTAACAAAAGTGTCAGATTTGACTCTAAAGTTCTTACAAGAAGAAATGTTGGATAAGAACATGATCAATAATGAACAGATTGCACTTGCGTTTATATGTAAACGTGAACCGTCGTTATTCAATATTTATATAAAGTTGAACGGACAACATCTTCCGGTTTTAAAGATATTAGAATAATATGAACACCTCTTATTTTGGCGATCAAAACATTGACGAAACTATCAGAAATAGATATTTTCCAGACTTTTCATACAAAGGAACCATTGTAGAAGTGGGAGGTGCAACCCCAGAGTATCTTTCGATGTCTCGTCATTTCAAGTTGAACGGATGGAGAGCTATTGTGATTGAACCAAATCCTACGTTTTGTGAAGAACACCGTAAAATCGGCAATGAAATATATGAACTAGCGTGTTCAGACAAAGATGAAGATAACGTAGATTTTGTCGTTGTTCATGCTAATTCGGGAAAGGTTACAGATCATTCATTTTCTTCATTGAAAGTTAAAGATTCATATCGTCAAATTGCAAACAACTGGGTAGACAGGTTAAAACATACAATGATCAAGGTCAATGTTAGAAAACTTGATACTATAATAAAAGATTACCAAATTGAAAACATAGATATATTGTCAGTGGATGTCGAAGGTTGGGAGTTGGAAGTCATGAAAGGATTGTCTCTAATTAATCCCAAAGTCGTCATCTTGGAAAATCTATTTAAAGAAGAATCATATCGTCAATACATGATCGAACGCGGTTATAAATTTATCGAAAAGATCTGGGATAACGATATCTACGAAAAAGAGTTATGAAAATTTCAATCATCGGACCAGGCATCATGCCAATTCCACCCAAAGGTTGGGGTGCTGTAGAATCTCTCATTTGGGACTATAACATCGAACTCAAGAATTTAGGCCACGATGTACAAATCGTCAATACACAGAACCAACAAGAAATTGTCAATCAAGTCAATTCTTTTAACCCCGATTTTGTTCATCTACAATATGATGATTTGTACAATGTGATGCCTTATATTAACTGTAAACACAAGGCTGCAACAACACATTACGGTTATCTTGAACAACCACATCGTTATGGCGGATACGGTAGAGTGTTTTCAGCATTCCTTCAAGGCGATTTCAACATCATTTGTTTATCAGAAGGAATCAAAAAAGTATATAAGCACTACGGCGTCAATGAAAATAGACTATATGTGGTTGGCAATGGTGCAAGAAAAGATCTGTTTAGATACACTGATGCTGCCCCAACCAAACAGGACAAAAGCGTATATCTAGCAAAAATCACTGACAGAAAACGTCAATGGTTGTATCAAAATATCAATGATATCGATTTCGTTGGCAACAAAGATGACATTAGATTCAATTTTAATCGAAGTAACTATCTTGGTGAGTGGGATAAAGACACGTTGTATCACAACCTCACAGATTATGCCAATTTGGTTTTGTTGAGTGATGGTGAAGCAGATCCACTTGTTACCAAAGAAGCTCTTATTGCGGGTCTTGGTGTTGTTGTTTCAGAGTGTTCTACTGCAAACTTGGATTTATCCAAGCCGTTTATTAACGTGATACCCGAAGACAAAATCTATGATTTGAACTTTGTTCGTGGAGTTATCGAAACAAACAAACAAGAATCGTTGAAACGTCGTAATGAGATTAGAGAGTACGGAATTCAAAACTTTGCATGGGAAAACGTAGTGCAAAAATACATGAATGTTGTAAATCAAATTATTTCAAAATAAGTTATGTACGATTATGTTATTGTTGGCAGCGGCATGTTTGGATCAGTTTGTGCACACGAACTAACTAAAAAAGGAAACAAATGTTTGGTTTTGGAAAAACGTAACCATATTGGTGGCAATTGTTATACTGAAAATAAAGATGGTATCAACATTCACAAATATGGTGCTCATATTTTCCACACATCCAATAAAGAAATTTGGGATTACATTAATCAGTTCGCCCAATTCAACAACTACGTTAACAGAGTTAAGGTAAACTACAAAGATGTCTTATACTCATTTCCTATTAACTTGTTTACACTACATCAACTTTATGGTGTAACTACTCCTGAACAAGCTAAACAAAAGTTGGAAGAAGTACGTGTAAAGAATGACAATCCAAACAATTTGGAAGAGTGGATAATTTCACAGGTTGGTGTAGACATTTATGTCAAATTCATCAAAGGATACACCACCAAACAATGGGGACGACATCCTATGGATCTACCCGCATCCATAATTAAACGTCTTCCAATTCGATTCAATCACGACGATAACTACTACAACGATCCCTATCAAGGCATTCCTATCGGTGGATATACCCAGATATTTGAAAAAATGTTGAATGGTATTGAAGTCAAACTCAACACCGACTATTTGGCAAATCGAAATGAATTTAATAAACTGGCGACAAAAAAAGTTATTTACACTGGTCCAATTGATGCTTTTTACAATTACGCATATGGTCAGTTAAACTATCGAAGTCTGAAATTCGAAACCGAACGTGTAGAAGTTCCAGATTATCAAGGAAACGCAGTAATCAATTATACTGAAACGTATATTCCCTACACTCGTATTTTGGAACACAAACATTTTGACTACGTTGATACTCCATATACCTACATTACAAAAGAATATCCAAGAGAATATGGAGAAGGTATGGAATCATATTATCCAATTAACGATAAAGTAAACACTCCTACCTACGACAAATATAAAGCATTGACAGACTCAGAGACCAAATATATCTTTGGCGGTAGATTGGCTGAATATCGTTATTACGACATGCATCAAGTCATCGGATCTGCTCTTCACACCTGTAAAAAACTATGAAAGTACAAATTGTTACACATCTGTTGCCTCATGAACTTGACGAATTTGAACGTCAATTGACTGTATTGAGTCAAGAAATCATCGGAGAAACTGAAGTCACTTTGGATGTAACATTAAACCTCAATACGGTTGACTGGGATAAAACTCAGATTCCAAAAAACTTCTTCGTGGATAAGTTTGAGGCATTAACTCAGTACGTCACTAAAACATCATGGGCAAGAAACCATATTTTTGACGTTGATGATCATGGAACGTGTCGAGGAATCAACGACAAACGTCGTAACAGCATTAGAAAGTATGCAGATCAAGTGGACGCATTCATTTACCTTGATTCTGATTTGGTGTTTCCGTCTGGCATTTTAGCATATTCAATTCATTGTGCACAACAAATCAAGAATGACTATTATATTGTTTCTCCTCAGATAACCAAAATCTGGGATCAAACGTGGGATCATTTGGTCAACCATCAATTTGTCAACAACAAATACGGCAGTGAAAAGATAATCAATCCGTATTTTGAAGTCAACCGTAAATCATACGTCGATAGTGTTAATCTAATCAAATGTAATCCTATCAAGTTTGGTGGTGGTTGGTTCAATATGATCAGTTCTAATCTTCTTAAGTTCACCGACATTCCTGATGTACTCGGACCATATGGTGTTGACGACACCTTCGTCATGTTTGCTGCTCAAATAATGAAACTTAATGGCGTAAAACTAGAACAATATTTGATGGAGAACATCATCGTCGCTGAAAACTATTCTTTGAGACACAATCCGTACAAAAACTATGTGACTTACTTTGAAGATCGAAACAACTTCAAGAGTAAGGCCGAGGCAGCGTTGGGCGATTGCCTAAGAGACTTTGTTAACAAAAACCAATACTCATTCAAACAACTATGATAGACCTTTTAAACACGATTTGCGCAGGAGTCATCATGTTGATTGTATGGTTTCATACTGAAGCATTTATTGAATACAGCAAGTTGTTTGGACTTGCCAGATTATTCAAAATTGATGAATTTGAAAAGGCATACGACAACGACTTTACACTAGAGTATTTGTTGTGGATAAAATCGACACATCCAAACTTTTTTACACGACTGATAAACTGTCCATGGTGTATTGGTTTTTGGCTTACAGTATTAAATTGTTTATTTTTCTCTACAATTTATCTATTTCCAGTAATTTACGTGTTGACAATTGTTATATATCTAATAATCGTTAACAAATTTTTGAAGTAAATTATGACCTTGGTCCAGAATTTCAGTGAGTTTTACAACATACTCAAAACGCATGCAAATATTCCCAACAGTGTTCCTGCATTAAGAGAATATGTGTTGTTGGTAGAATCTTTCAAATCCACATGCAGTTGTAACCGAGGTGGTGAAAAACAAAGACTAAAAAACGAATGTGAAAACCGTTATCGACTACTTGTAACAAACGAAGTTGCTAACAACATCAATTTGTTTCATAGTTCGTTGGGTGCCAATCACATTCGTTTTGTTTATAACAACGCTCTTATCAAAGAATTTAGTCTCTAAACACGTAACCATCACGTGTTAGTATAATTCTTGGATCTTCTCTCAAAGCATTTCTATAAGGGGTAAACGATATTTGTCGTCCCCAATTCAAATAATCCAAAATGTCCCGTTTGGAAACATAGTGCTTTTCTTTGATGTAATTCACAATATCGGTATAAGCCTTACTGCGTTTTACTGTTTCATATTCATCCAGAATATTCCAATTGTTAAACCACGAATTAACAGTGTTTGCCCACTTCAAATTGTTCGTGATCTTCTTCATTAGTGCCAAATTGTCAGTCTTAAAGGACTTGTTATCCAAAGCAGCTTCCAACTTGTTCAAAAACTCAGCCTCATTTTCATAAAACAATGGATAATCATGTCCAACCATTTCAGGATAACACAACTTATTGGGAAGTAAATATGGCAACCCACGACTCAATCCATCGGTAACTGAAATAGACCAAGCAGAATAGGTCTGGAAGTATCCTACACCCACATGCATCTGTTTAATGAAGTCATAATAACGATCACGATCCAGTTCAACTTTCTTGATATATGGACGACACTCTTCTGCCAAAGTAACGTAGACAGTAAAGTCCTGACGCTTCTCATACAGTTTGTCCATAACCTTTAGAAATTCATTCCAACCAGTATATTCGTTGGGACGATGATTGAAGAAAATAGACTTGTTGATCAATCCAATACCTTCAAAATCAGTATCAGTTCCCAAATAATGAGGTTGAATGATTTGATTGAGCTTCTTGACCACCGAGATATTGAAATGTTCAGCAGCACGTTCCAATACCAGAGTCTTTAGCCACTGTGAATTGACTCCACATTGTTCCATTTCAAGCGTACCAAGAACGTTCATATCAAACACATTCTTAGCGTATCCGGTATTTTCTTTCACCTCATACCAATGACAATATCCAACAATCTTTGGCTTGATACCAGCATTGTTGAAAATGTAGTTAGATAGTTGAAGAGTTTGTTCTGGTAGATGTGAGTAGATTACATCATAATCTTTGTTATATAGATCAAGTATATTTGCAACTTTATCCACATCAAAATGAACTCGCATTGAATTCGGATAAGTAGGGAACTGATAGTGTAACTGTTCTGTATTTTCATACTGTAGACTTTTTACGTGGCGTGGTGTAACAATAGACCAAAAAATATCATCACGTACTTCATTTAAACTACGAATGATATTGGCAAGAACCACCACATAAGAGTCCTTTTCAAGGTTATCCGAGTAAGTAATGTTTGGCCAAACTAAAACTTTGTGTTTATATTCCTTGTATTGATTTTCCCAAACCGGTTCGAAAAATTTATTTATCATAGATAACTAACTATAGTGTCATTGAGAGCATCAGTAAAGTTATAATATTTGATCTTACCAAACTTTTGTTCGTAATCAAACGTTTCAATAGAATATCTGAAATCATGCCCTTTTCTGTCATCAACATGTTCAAACCATTCCCAATCAAGTCTCTGATTCGTAATGTTTTCGTATGTAGCCGCAATAAGATACATCAACTGTATGTTTGATATTTCATTATTTCCGCCAATCAAATATTGATTACCTATATCACCACGTTCCAATACATCCCAAACGCAGTTAACGTGATCCTTTACATAAATCCAATCACGAACATTTTCTCCATTTCCATAGATCGGAATTGGTTCTTTATTCTTCAACTTACGAATGCAAGTTGGAATGAACTTCTCAACATGTTGTCGAGGACCAAAGTTATTGCTACAATTAGTGACAATTGCAGGTAGTTTGTAGGTCTTGAAGTAGCTACGGACCAACAGGTCACTTGCAGCCTTTGTGGCTGCATATGGACTGTTTGGCTTGTAAGGCGTATCAATGTTGAACGATGTTTCCTTTGCATTCAATGAACCATACACTTCATCGGTTGAAATGTGAATAAACTTTTCAACCTTACCATAATCGTAGATAGCTTTAATCAAATTATAGGTACCCATAATGTTGGTCATAACAAACGGATCTGGACTATAAATTGAATTGTCTACGTGAGTTTCTGCTGCAAAATTAACAACGTGGGTGATTTCAAACTTGTTCAATGTTTGCCACAATATGACACCATCATTGATATCAGCGACATAATGCTTATACCTTGGATCCGTATTGAATCGTAGATCCTTGTTAGCCGCATATGTCAACTTATCAACATTAATGATGACTTTAACATCGGGATCACTGAGCAACTTTTCTATAAAGTGTGAACCAATAAATCCACAACCACCTGTAACCATTATATTTTTACTCATACAATTTCAAATTTTGGACACGGAACAATAAAATGACCACCCGCCATCAAATATGGTGCTTCACGACGTTTGAATTCATCAATAAAATGCCAAGGCAAAATCAAAAGATAATCAGGATTGGCCTTTCTCATTTCAGCTTCAGAATAAATTGGAATGTCGGTTCCAACAGTCCTCAATCCAAACTTATATGGACTACGTTCTGCTGCACCATCAATCAAAGATTTGTCCAGTCCAAAATACTGCAATAGAGTATTACCCTTGGTAGAAGCACCATATACCCAAATCTTCTTACCACGTTCCTTCTCTTGTTTAATGAAACTATAAGTCTTCAACTTCAACTCTTGAAGTTTGTGATAGAACTCCATGTAAAACTCAATAGTGTTTGCACCAATCTTGTTTTCATACTCCAAGATAGAGTTTACACGATATTGAGCAACATCACGATATGGTGCAGTGGCGAAAGAAGTGACCTTTGCGATATCTTTCTGTAGATAGACTCTGAATGATCCGCCATTGACATCGTTCAACTCACAATCAACAATCTTGAACTTTGCCTTTTCAGCAACGTGCTTGAAGGAATGTAGAGAATAGTACATCAAGTGTTCATGACAAATGTTGTCGAATGCCATCTGTTGAATCATCAATGGAGTGTAACTCATTTGAACCACAAACATTCCTTCATCGTTCAATACTTGATACACTTCATTCAAGAACGCAACGGGGTCAGGCAGGTCATAGAACATCGCAATACACGTAATTACGTCACACTTACGTCCCTTGAAAATACTACGGTCAAATGCGTCCTTTGAGAAGTAGTCCTGAATCACTTGATCAGCGAACTTGACACTCTCCTTGGTGTATGAATCATCAGCAGGATCAATTCCCAACCTAGCATATGGTGTAGGAACATAACTCAACAACGTTCCATCATTACATGCGATATCAAGCCACAGAGGTGTGTCAGACGGTGTATGTACATTTACACAACTATCCACCACGTTCTTCAGTTGGTTACGCATAGTTTGATTGGTACCGGAACGATACCAATATTGACCGTACATTTTGCTTGGGTCAGCACCTTGTTCCAATTGAACCAACTTTGATGTGGGTGAATACATCAACTTCATTTCAGACTTGTAGTCATTAGAAGGTTGCTTTTTGACAAAATTTGAAATAAACAAATTACCCAAGGTGAATAGTGGCACCAAAGGATCATTTGCTACCCGACAAACAGAAACTTTTTCAGTATATTTCATTGTGATTTCCAATTATTTAAACAGTAATCCAGAGCTTCATCCACAGTTCTCATTTTGATTCCGGTTGACAACAATCGTTGATTGCTCATAACACAGTTAGAACGTGGAGTTTTTGCGGCTGTGGTATAAAACGATTCTTCGTTATCAAAAAATTCAAAGATCTTATCTTTAGCGATAGTCTTTTGCATCATTTCAATAACTTGTTTTGTGGTTACAAAACCAGTATTAGTAACATTGTAAATACCATATGGTACTTGACGAGTAATAGTTTCAATACAAGCACTAACAAACTCTTGTTTATTAGATATAGAATTTTCTGCATCCAATAGTTTTTTATAATTCAACATTTTGGACAGATAATTTCTAGGATTATCTACATCTTCAAATGGTATTCTCAATCTCCAGATATAGTGTTCAGGAGCATTTTTGATGATAATGTTCTCAGCCATAGCTTTAGTTCCACTGTAAAAGCTACAGTTGTTTTGTTCAAAACTAAAGTTAGGCGGATCCAATTCGGTAAACGGAGAACCATCACTACGTCGTCCTGTATAAATACATCCACTGGATACATGTGCAAACGTAATGTTATTGTTTCCACAAAACTGTGACACCATTTGTGGTAATACCACGTTTCCATAAATGGTATTATGTTTGTCAAATTCACACGCATCCACGTTTGGCTTACCTGTATACCCAGCACAATTGACAATGGTGGTCAACTTTAACGTTTTGTGCAATAGTTCCAACTGTGAATATGTAATTTCCTTGGAAGGAACAAGACATGGACGCACGACATGTCCTTTTTGGAATAGTTGTTTGTAAAACTCTTTACCGATATAACCGGTAGAACCTAATAGTAAAATCATAACCGATCATATATATGATTGGATAGACTCCAAATAATTTCTATATTCCGACTTTGGTGTCTTTTCCATTAATTTAATAAACTGTTTTTTATCAATAAACCCCTGATTTAAACAGTCTTCTTCAATACATGCAATCTTACATCCTTGACGTTCCTGAACGGTTTGTATGTAATTACTTGCCTGAGATAAAGTTGTTGGTGATCCCGCATCTAACCACACAGTTCCTTTTGGCATTTTTATCACATTCAAATTACCCTCTTCCATATATCTACGGTTGATATCTGTGATTTCATATTCACCACGCTTGGAAGGTTTCAATACTCTAGCATATTCAATCACGTTCTTGTCGTAGAAATATAGGCCAGGAATCGCATATTTGCTTTTAGGCATCGTTGGCTTCTCTTCAATAGACAACGCCTTACCGTTGGAATCAAAATCAACTACACCATATTCTTGAGGGTTGTTGACTTTGTAAGCAAAAACAACTGCACCAGTGAAATCAACCTTCATACGGTTGAATCCGTGAAACACGTTGTCACCTAAAATCAAACAAACACTATCATTGCCGATAAAGTCTTCAGCGATCAAAAAAGATTGTGCAATACCATCTGGTTTGGGTTGTACTTTATAGGTAAAATTCAACCCCAAACGTTCACCATCACCAAATAACTTTTGATACAACGGAAGAAAATCATATGATGATATGATGCAAATGTCTTTGATTCCGCAAGAAATCAATGTTGATAGTGGATAATAAATCATCGGCTTATCAAATATTGGCAACAATTGTTTGTTAACAACTGTTGTCAACGGATATAACCTAGATCCAGTTCCACCAGATAAAATGATTCCTTTCATAGGTTTGCACGTTTGTAAATTTCTCTTACTGCGTCATTCAAATACTCTTCTTTGAGAATTTCTTCGTAAGTTTTACCTTCGGTGCTAACGTGTTTCCATTCCAAACAATAATCAGCAGCAGCCTTCACCTTGGGGTCATTCCACCGTTCATGATCGTTTGCTGGTTCGATATAGACTTTGACGTTCTTGTCGTATTCTGGCCGTACTCTGCGTTCATGTGGAGGAAATCCATACGTGTACTTGGAAACGTGAATCAAGGAGCCATTCAATTCGTTCTGAATCCAGTGTACTTCATCCTTGGGATAGAAGTTATATCGGATATCAGTGATGAAGATGATGTCAGAATCATCCGATTCCATCTGACGTTGTAACTTTTCAGTCCAATATCTTCCTTCGGTTTGTTTGCGTTTTACGTCACCATACCACACAAGCATATCTCGAAAGACTTTCTTGTCTTCTGAGTTTTCAGTGAACACATCCAGTCCCAACTTATCTTGAATGAATTCTTTACAGTCATTCTTGAGATTGTAAGCCAAAGCGTATGAACTACACTTGTAGCCATATTCTTCAGTCAAAATCTTTTTTGAAATGTCACAAAATAAGTTCTTTCCAGATCGTGCAACTCCAGAGATACCAATATAACGTTTAGTTTTCATTATCCATTAACTTTTCTACTTCTTTTTCTGTCAAACCGTATGCCTTGCATATATTGATCATCTCATTCAAACCAGCGTCTGTCTGAATTAAAATTTCAGCATATTCTTCAGCTTCAGATGACGAACATTCAAACCATCGTGCCAGTAGTTGATAAAATTCATCTGGAAATCTATTCTTACCAGCTTTGATGTATTTGTTAAACTGATTGGTTTTAGGAATCGCTGATATGAGCAACGTATAAAAGTTCTTGGATGGTATAGTATCCTGATACTTTGAGATATACGACAATGTATCTAGGTTGGCTCTATCCATTGATAGAAACTTCAATATCATTACATGAGCAAAACTCTTTTTGTCAGCTTCGCTTAACGTATCAAAGTATTTTGGATTTTGTACACCTTTGATTTGATTCACATGATCGAACAATCCAACTGCTTTTACAGCAGGTTCATTCGATTCTTCTGAGACCTTTTTTGACTTCTTGGGAGATGATTTTTTTGTCGCCATGATTTTTGTCTACCACCATTTTTAGTGATTTGATATCAGACGATAACACCTTCTGGTTGGTTAGTAAAGTTGTTATAGTCCGATTCATGTCGGTGGTATTTTCATCAACTATTTGTTTGTTATTGAGTAATGCCTTGTGAACCAGATATAAGTAAAATACCACTAGGACCAATCCCAGTGGTATCGTAATCGGAAACTTATAGGTTAACAAAGACAATACTACCATTATGGCTAGTAGAATCTTGTGTATCATAATTACTCTTCTTCATTCATCTCTTGCAACTTGTTCTTGTTGAACTTTGAAGGTTTACTCTTTCCTTCAAGCCTATTAAGCTTATTGTTACGCTTAGGACGCTTGAAGTTGTCATCGTTACGCCTATAAGTCTTACCCATACTCTATTGTCTTGTTAGTTGTTTTTACTTAGTACGACGAGAACGAGTACCAGCGAGGGTACGGCTCTTGTCAAGAACCTCACGAAGGGCACGAATCTGACGACCGTTGAGATCCAATCGGGTCTTACCGACTTGGACAGTCAAACGGGTCGCACGATGAGCACCGTTGGTTGGTCCCGCAATATAAGTATTGATTGCGGAGGTCTTGCGTTGAACAAAATACGTCTTGCGACGTGAATCATTGATGATCTTCATAACTTATTTTTATTTCTTTGTTTCTGTTAGTTTTTTTACTAACGTGATATAATCATATCATACTTACTCTGTTTGTAAACCGAATTCTTTTTTTATTTGAACTCGTTTTGAAATTTTTCGATTGCGTAATCTTTGGCTTTAAACTCCATTTCCAGATCCAACGAACCATCGTAGTTACGATACTCAGCCGGAAACTCACGAACATAACCGCCATGTGACCGAGGATTCTTTTCGTTGGGGTCATTGTCACTAAAGTGAAACAGTGGCACAAAATTTGACCATGTACTAACAGCCATTTTCAAAGCTTCCTCAGCTGTTTGACGACCGGGATTGCAACGAAAATGAAGATTGTCATAGGTGATAGGAATTCCAGTCTGTTGATACACGTGTTCATACAACTGTTCAACATTCCAACTGTTAGGCTTGTCTTCATTCTCCAAGACCAGTCTACTCTTCACCGAGTCATCAAGATCGTTGTATACGTCAATAAAGCGTTTTGCAATATCCTTTAGATCAGCACCCTTGAAACAGTTCATGTGAATGTTGATGGGAGCTTCATACGAACGTGGAAGTTGAAGATAATCCATCATTTTGCCGTGAGCATGAAGTTCGATGATCGACTTAGCCACAGTTTGAACGTTTGCACTAGCAGGTACAACAAATTGATCAGGGTGAGTGCTACAACGAATGTTGTTTTTCCGAATCACTTCAGCAGCAATATCAAACTCTTGTTTGATCAAATTGAAGTTGTAGGTGTTTTCAATAACCAGATTAGCTTCTGGAAGAGTTTCCAACGGCATCATACCGCTGCTGACACGATAGTTCCACTTACGAGATGCACAAAACTCAAGAGTCTTACGAGTTACAACCACGTTGTTGAGAGTACGATCAGCAACAATTCGTTCAGCATTGCTACGCTCCAACTGAAGAAACCGAGTTTTGGTCATGGTTGACGCTTGAATTCCTTGTTCTTGAAGTTGAAGAGAGATACAACACAGACTGTAACGATGTTTACGCATAAAAAGACTGTACCATGTGGGTACAGTCATGTAAAGACTTTTTTTAAGAAAATTTGGTCAACTCGCCACGTTTCCAACGATCACCATCGTACACATAAATGTAATTCTCACAAATGATAATCTGTCCAACAATTCCTGAAGTTATTGGTGTTGGTTCACACGCAACAGAATTATCTACAATCAATGTAGTAACTGTTGCTGTGCCTGCTATAGCTTCATCGTAAGTGGTTGGCATAATCAGTAATATACAGAAAGTTCAGAACGTTTCCATTCAACTCCGTCGTAAATGTAAAGATAATTATCACACACTAACACTTGTCCAAAAGTACCTGCGCCCGTAGGAGGACATGGAGTTTCACTGTCAACAATTAGGGTTGTAACGGTTAACGTGCCAACTATAATGTCTCCCAAGTCGTATGGCGTTGGCGTTGGAGTTGGTGTTACATACGGAGTTGGAGTAGGAAAAATATATGTTACTATCGGAGTATTACATGGCAAAGCCGGTGTAATTTCACAAATTGTACAAATTTCACTTTGTAAACCTCTGTTTTGCCACTTTGTACCGGGACTTTCGTCCATTTTAACCCAAGTAACATTTTTATTGATACCGCCACTCAAAGCTGGATTTGAACACAATCTTTGAATGCTGTTATTTACATAGTTGATTGTGGTAAATGAAGATTCATTCGGATATTTGTATGAAAATATATTACCACGTTTTTGTAAAATGGTTCCCACCGGTCCAGTAAACAGGCTATTTGGGGAATTATCTACATACGTTGACGAACTGTACAATTTCTGTACAGTTATCAATCGATCAATAAATGTAGTAAAGCGGTTATATGAAATAAAGTCTAGCACAAATAGTCCTATTTATCGTGCTATATAAATATGATGTCACCGTCCAACTTCTTTAAAAAAGTGTTCTTTCGCCGTGACATACGACATATCAATCATGCTATTGTAGTACAAAACATCGTTTTTCAAATTGTTTTCACTCTTCAACTTCAAATATCTATCCTTGGCTTTGGGTCTCCACCAGTCTAAAATAGCCTTGGTATCGTCCTTAAACAATGGTTTCATCACCAATTTATCCTCAGAAATCTTGTTTTGCAAGAATTCCTTGGTATTTTCATAAAAACAACTGTAATAAACACCCCGTTCATACCCATGAACGTATTCTTGAGTCTTTAATTTCAATTCTTGAAAGATCATACTAATAACTCTTTGTTTTGCACCAGTAACAGGACCAGAAATATTGTCCTTTTGAGTCATTTTCTTGTCGTATTCTCCCTTTTTGTGTTCCTTAATCCAGTCATGCCATGCTTCATACACAATATCGTCTGGCTTAATAGGAATCTTACCAGCACTGGTTCCACACTTATGCCACCACTTCAAACTGTTATACATACTGTAACTACCATAAAGACTTGTAGTAGTCATTCCTACCAAGGTTTGATCATACAGTTTCTTCCAAACATCACGTACTACTGATGATGTCACCAAACAAGCAACCAATTTTCCACCCAAAAAGTTAAATCCAAAGGGTTGCGTACTCATAATACAACTTCCGATTGCACTATGTACCAACTTACGATCATCCAACTTATTCTCAGCAGTCCATCCTACGTACTTGTCTCGGTCATTGATCGTAATCACGTCACTTGATACAGAAACCGCTCCTAGGTACCGTGGGCGTTCTTCATTGCCATCTGTAATCAGAAACTTCAAAAACCTTCCCGGTGTCTGACTAAATTCCATGGTATGGCAAAACAACCGCAACATCAACCAATCCAATTCTTGTTGTTCGGTAGTTACATGAACCATGGTAGGATTCATTTCATCCAACTGTTTCAATGTAAGAGCTTCATCATTAATATCCTTGGGTTTCCAAATTTTGCATTTTACGTCATCTGATCTACTAGCGTAGCTCTGATATTGTTTGACTTCTTCCCACTTTTTATAGAATGTAGCTTCTTCCACACTCATGGACTTTAACGCATTCATGTTATCTATGAACTTCTTTTTTTCAAGTTCATAGTTAAACTCAATGCCTTCCATATCAAAAAAATTAGTCATTCTGTTTTAGGTTTATTTCTCTCTAAGAAATCTACAGTACGAATACGCTTAAAGTCAAACTTAATCGAATCAGACCTTATATCTATATTCTTTATTTCACAGTAAGTCAAAATACAATCCTTTGGCAGTTTTGTTACTGCTAACTTAACTTCTCGTTCTTCACCAATAGAAAGAGGAGAGTCTAATTCTTTTAGACTCTCCCCATCGTACAAAAAGTACGCGTCACCCTTCGCCAATTGAAAATAATAATAGTGCTTTCTCTTCATAGTATTGAGTTATTCACTCATATACATAGAACAGAAAACACTATCTTGGTTATTTTAAACAGTCTCAGGAACCTGTCCCTCAACCTTGGCAATCACCGGCTCTGACACTACAGACTCTTCAGTTTCAACCGTATTGGCTGCCACACTCACAACATTAACCATGTTGGGAATATTCTCATCAACAATAACTCCAGCATTACGAGCTGCCTCAACGGTGGCTTGTGAAACAGGAGCATTGGCAAACACCAACTTGGGACGGCCCTTAACACCCTTGAGAGTACCCAACTTCACCACTTGCTTCTCTTCGATAGCGTTGGTAAGACGCACACGAAGCGTAATCAAAATAAAGTGTTGGTTGTGATCCCACAGACTGGGAATGTTAGGATGGGACTCACAGGTCTCCATCGTGTAAAAACCAGTAGGCCAGTAAACGGTCAATCCGGTCTTGTTCTGTCGATTAGTCTTTTTCATATTTTATATTATCCTTTCTTATTTGTTTAGATTTTACTTGTACTGCTCAAAAACATATCATTCAAAGTCTTAGCCACACTCACAATGTTGGTCACATCAATATAACGAGCATCTTGACCATACATCGTTTTGAAATGTGGCTGTGACTGTGCATTTTCGTTTCGGTTTCCAATGTAATACGATAGAACGGTATATCCCTTCTTTCGGATTTCATTAACCTGTTTACGGGTATGATTCGCTCCATTCTGGTAACTGTAGTGAATGTATGCACCGTTCTTATGATAACTGTAGCAAGGTTCACCATCAGAAAAGTTCACAAAGTAACAATCCTCGTTTTCTTCCTTATCACGCAACATATCCATGATAGCTTCAAAACACAATCCCTCAGGAGTGCTTCCATTAGCAACCAAATACGGAAACATATTACGAACCTTGGCAAATGAGTCTTTCGTAGAATCATACACCATAGCAATATACGGAAGTGAATTACCCCTACTAGTAGCACGAATACTCACACTCACTTTCAGATTGTTAATCATTGAAGCAGCCTTACAAATGGCGGTTGCAGCAGTAATAGTCTTTCGCCACTTATCACCAACCATACTAGAACTAGCATCAATACTGAGATGAAGATAAGCATGCTTGTATTGATCAACCTCGTTACGATAAAACACGTTCTCATTAGAGATACCAAGTTCAGCCAATACACGTCGATCAATCTTACCCATTGACTTTCTCATGTACTTAGTAACATTCACTTCACTACGAACACTCAGACGTTTACCCAACAGATTGCCAAGTTGAATACCACGATTCACTGCGGCAAGAGTATCAGGATCAGGATTTCCGGCCAAATCAAAACGTGAACACGGAAACTGATCAGACATAAGAAGTTCCTTGGTAAGGTTCTTCACAACCACACACTCAACACCAGAAGTGATCGGAGAACTGTCGTCCATCTTGGTTCCAACATTGACAATCGTCACTCCAGCCTTTTCAAGATCACCCAAAATCTTGGCTTCACGAGCAGTAACCTTACGTTTCTTGATTTGACCAAGAATAAACGCCTTTTGTTTGTTCAAAGCCTTATCAATCAAATTACGTTTGGATTTAGAAACGCCAGACTCTTCGTTTTTCTTTTTGGTAGTCTCTTCATTTGACTGTGCAGCACTAGAATTGCTACAGGTAGATTCAACACCACCGAAAACGTTACTTGCACTGGAACCAGACACATCAGAACCACTATCAGAACCACTATCAGTGCCATCAACTATCACAATGATACTTGAACCAGATTGTTCTGAACCAGCATTTTCTTCTTTCTGTTGATCTTGTGTGTCAACATTGGCATAAATGATCTTACACACTTCTACTGCCACGTCAAAACGATCTTTGGTAGTGGTAAGACGACCAATATTCTTGAGATCAAGAACATTAGCAATATCACGAAAACCAGGCAAAGCATCCAGATCGGTGTTACGATTGACGATATTGATCAAACGAGCATCATAAGATTGAATAGTCTTACTACGATACAGTTCGGACTTCAACATCGAATCAACGTGTTTACTGTGGAAATACTTTTCATACAGAGCCAGATAATATCCACGATAACCGGGAGCGGTTTGATAAACATAGTTATCAATAAACCGATCCTCGACAACGTTGTGAACATTCTTCAAGAATTCCACCACTTCCATCTTGGAAAATCCCTTGGGTCCAGCGATATCGTACAACTCACGGGGAACATTCTGCCAAATATCTGTGACAACACGGAAATCAGTCAAGGCAACATGTGATCCCTCATGGAGGGCCAGACCCACCATCGTATCAAAATCTTCAGGATTCTCAATGTCAGCGGACAAATAGACCGTTTTACCATCGGTCATATTTGCATCAGCGTCGTTGTAAATAACAGGAATAGACTTTCCAGTAAGGATGTTAACAAAATTGGAAATAGCTCTCCGGGTCATATTCATACGAATAAGACGAGCAGTATCATCCTGACTTTCAAACTCTTCAAAGTCGAAGTCATCCATCCAAAAATCAGAATGTATTGTAGAGTTGTTCTTCATAGTGTTAACATCCTACTGGATTGTTATAACTTTGTCAACCACTTTTTTTAGAAAGGCGGCTGAGTCTTCACAAACGGATCGTTCATCAACGGATCTTCAGTGGCTTCACTCGGAATATACTTTTGAACAACCTGCTTAACGTAGGTACGTTCACTCTCAATGCCACCGTCGTTTGAAAACTCAGGATAAATGGCAGCTTCAGCAATCTCACGAAGACTGAATCCATCTTTGGACAGTTCAACCATTTCACACACAGCACGGGTTGAAACAAAGTTGGTAATACGACCATCCTCTTGGCGATACTGATCACGTGTATGAGACGCAATATCACAAATAGAAGAAATGGTGTTGAACAACTGAGTATCAGACGTGTCAATTTTGAAACGTTTGACCATCAAATTGAGTTCAGACTGCTTGTCCAGAAAATCCATCTCAATCTTGACAGAGAATCGATCCATCAAAGCACGGTCCATAACACGGGTGGCAGTATACTGATTACCGATATTGGCAGTACCAATGAAACACACACCTTCTGCCACTTTAACCACAGCACTATCCTTACGTTCATCCAATCGAAGATAACGTTGAAGAGAGTCGAGAACCGTCATCATGATGTTTGCAGCATCATGGTGAGCACGACTGATTTCATCCAGAAGAATGACAGCGCCAGGAGTCTGAATGGCACGAATAAAAGTGGATTCAGCGAAAATGGTACCGGTGTCCTTCTCAAAATGAGTGTTACCAATAAGAGCACTACGAGCATCCTGAGTGGATCCCATGTTGAAGTAGAAGAACGGACGGTCAAGAACCTTCGCCACAGTTTGGGCAGCGAGAGTCTTACCGCAACCGGTGGGTCCAATCATCAGAACGTTCTTTCCGTAGAGGGCAGAACGTACCAAGTACTTCCACTTGGTGTCCGAGATGATCACATCATCCGGACGCTTAGAAACTGCGGTGGCGAGGATTTGATTGACGGGAGCGTTGTTCATAACTTAGATTTGATTTTCTTTATCCTACACCCCCGCTAAAAAAAGTCAACAAAAAAGCCGCTATTATTTTAGCGGCTTTCGTGAACTGTATGTGGCAACTAAATTTGGTTACCTGTGTACATGATGATGTCTATGTCCACCCACCCAAACAACTGGCTGAGGACAATAGGTGACCACAGGAGCAGCATAAACAACTGGTTGTGGAACATATACGACTGTCGGTTGCACGTAAACCACGGGTTGTGGTGCTACGTAAACAACTTGTGGCTGTGGAACGTATACTGGCTGTGTGTAAACGACCGGATGTCCGAAGCCAATTGAAACTCCCCAACTGAATCCTCCAGCATTAACAGAGGCAATTGAAAGCAGTCCAACGACAATTGATGTGATTAGTGTTCTTTTCATAGGTTTTATCCAACAGTGACTTGACTGTTACGGATAATCCCGAATTCAATCAATTCACTTAAATTTGATGGTCAACTCGTCATCCTTTTGCTTAGGATACTTGTACTTGGCCTTTTCGCCCTTCAAAGAATGATCAGATTGTTTTTCAACCTTCTTTAAATTGACATCTTGCATTGGTTGATCGGGCAAATCTTCTTCCTTTTCAACTGCATCCACTACCTTTTCATCGGTTTCTTGTGGTTTGTCACCTTGATTCTTCTTCTTTTCCTTATCAACGCTGTTTTCTGCGGCTTTGTTGTAAGCAGCATCAAGATAATTTGGTTTATCGCTGGTCAAATAGTCCTTGATGAAGTCTTTGACTTCATCATATGTCAAACCAATCTTCTTGGTACGATCCGTCTTGTCTTTGTATGCCAATACTTCAAAACTGTTGTTCCAACGAGGACGAACGTGAATATGATATGGTTCACAACCACACAATTCAAAGTTACCTGCGTCATTTTTGGTTACGCTGTAACTCTTGTTGATCTTTTTTGCTTCTTTATTGAGTTCTTCTTCAATTTCAGTACAAGTCTTTTCGAATTCAGTGGACTTTTCCTCAATCACTTCAGCGATAAGTCCCTTGAGAAGGGTAGCAAACTTAGTGTTTTCATCTAACCGCTTCTTTTGTTCTTTACGTTCAGCAATTACTTCCTTAATTGATTCGGAAACGAGTTGGCGCAATTGATCAATTTTCATATTATGTCTATAAATATAGGTAGTTAACATATAACAACAAAAAAAGAACACCCTTTTGGAGTGTTCTTTGACTGTTCGATCTATCGAATTAACGACGTTGTGATCCAGATGATCCCGAGGATCCTGAAGATCCAGACTTGCCACCAGAACTTGTTGGCTTGGTAGCAGGCTTAGAACCACTTGATCCATTAGCACCGGCTGAAGCGGTTGGCTTTGGAGTTGGTGTTGGTGTTGGCTTTGGCATATGTTTTCCTTTTGTTATAACTTGATGATTAGAGTTTGAATCCATCAAACGCATCATCATTGATTGTATTGTCCACTCCCTTGACATAACTACTCAGTTCTGTCTCTTGAGGGGCAACTTGCAGTTTCTTACTGTCATAATAACTATCCAACCATCCAGACAAAGGATTAGTTTTAGCGTTATTATAAATTTTCTTGTAACCGAGACTGGATAGTCTGTTATTTGCCAACCACTCAACATAGTGTTTAAGACTTTCTGAAGTCAATCCCACCAAATTGCCCTTGCTGAACAAATAATCAGCCCAATCTTTTTCTGCGTTCACTGCCATTTCATAAGCAGCATAGATTTTCTCTTCGTTATTCTTGACGATATCTTGAAATCCTTCATCAGGATTGTTAATCCAATTCTTCATGATGTTCTGAGTGATAGCAACGTGAAGATTTTCATCACGACTGATAAACTTGATGATCTTTGAGTTTCCTTCCATCTTTCCACGATAGCCAAAGTAGAAACTACAAGCAAAACTCACATAGAAAATCAATCCTTCAGTGATCTGCGTAGCAAGAACAGCATCAAACAATTGTTGACGTTCATCCTTACCACCCGTCAAAAGTTCATCATACTTCTTGGAAATTGCCGTAGCACGTTTAACGATCTCAGGATCTTCCAAAATGCTGTTGAAGAACTTGGTAGCATCAGGATACACATTGTTCAAAATATATGTGTAACTGTTGCTGTGAATAGTTTCAAAAAATGACCAAGTATTCATACAAATCTCTAGTTCTGGATTTGTACAATGCTTCATCAATTCATGAATACTACGACTCAACATACTATCAGTCATGGTTTGAAACTTGAGATTGCTATCAAACACAAATCGTTCCTCATCTGACAACACCTTGTAGTCACTAATGTCCTTCACAAGGTTCACTTCTTGAGGACGCCAAAAGAAGTTGAGTTGTTGATCATAAAGATCATAGAACTTTTGATATTTGATTTTATCATATCTCTGAAGAGATAGATCTTCACCGAAAAACATTGGGTTTCTCAGTTGGTCGATATTCGTTTTATTCAATACAGTTTTCATATTCTTTTACATAGCACAAGCTCCACTAGCGCATCCAGTGGACTCTTCGATTTTTGGTTCAATAACCTTAACGTTTTGTTTATTGTCTTCCATTGCAGTCTGCTTGTCACCATCATCTGTATTAGCGTAATAAAGATTCTTGATGCCATACTTGTATGCCAACAAAATATCCTTAATCACCTCTTGAACAGGAACTTTATTTTGAGCGTATCGTGACGGAACATAGTAAGTATTGGTGCTGATACTCATATCAGTAAACTTCTGAATGGCAGCTGCCACCTTAAGATATCCACTATTATCCGGCATGTCAAACGCAAACGTATAGTTTTCACTATACTTGTCAATGCCAGGTACAACCACCGGCAAAATGTTAGCCTTACTACCCTTGTAGCTAATCAAACTACGAGGAGGTTCAATTCCGTTGGTACTGCTCTGAATCACACTACTAGATTCAACTGGCATACAAGCAGTCAACGTACTGTGACGCATTCCATGTTGTTTAATCTTGGCACGCAATTCTTCCCAATCCATGTGCAACGGTTCAGTGATAAACTCGTCCACATCCTTCTTGTAAGTATCGATTGGCAAAATACCCTGACTAAACTTGGTACGTGCAAACTTCTCACATACACCACGTTCCTTAGCCATTTCAGCACTTGCATCAATCAAGTAGTAACTCATCTTCTCCATCCACTTGGCAACAAAGTTTGGAGCATCCTTATCCCAATACTTCAAACCCTCTCTAGCAAGTAGAGCAGCCAAGTTACTCACTCCAACACCAAGACTACGACGCTTTTTAGCGAAATTCTCGGCAGCAGGAACAAAATAGTTTTGATGTTCAATCAAAGAATCCAACATACGAACGATAACGTCACAGACGCTCTTCATTTCTTCGTCATCCTTGATCTCCAACCAGTTGACGGCGGCCAAAATACACACGCCGATTTCTCCGTTTGGATCATTGACATCAGTGATTGGAATTAATGGATGATTCACCTCAAGACAAAGATTACTCGTATCAACTTGATCCAACCAACTACCATGTTCATTAGCATGATCAACGAACATCGTGTAAATACGACCGGTTTCAAGACGTTCCTTAGCAAGAAGACCCATCAATTCACGAGCTTTGATCTTCTTCTTGAACTTGATGTTCTTGTTGGCTTCAGCCTTTTCGTATTTTTCCTTGAATTCAGGATATCCGAACGTGTTCCAGAGACTTTCACATTCATGATAACTGAACAATGTTACGTCCTTGTTCTCCAAGAAACGTTCAAAGATCAACTTATCAAGACCAATACAGTAATCCAACTTACGAACCCGGTTATCATCAGTTCCAGCGTTGTTCTTCAATACCAAAATGTCCATGATGTCGTAGTGGAACCATGCAAAATTGACTGTTGCACTACCGCCACGAATACCATTCTGGTGACAGCACTTCACAGTAGACTCAAAAGCCTTGGCAAAAGGAATTGGTCCGGTATGAATCACTTCACCATTACGAATTGGAGCGTTTGTAGCACGCAAACGACTCAAATTGAGTCCGATTCCGTAACGACTAGCGGTTGCAAATCCAACAGCACTGTTGTTACTGAAGATACTCTTGAGGGTATCATCCACGGTAAACAAACTACATGAAGCATAACTCTTCATGACTGATCGAACACCTGCCATAATCGGAGTTGGAAGGTTGATCTTGTGTTTGCTGAAGTAGTTATAGGCCTTCTTGACGTACTCAATACGGTTATCACCATAGTCCTTGAAGAAAGTCATTGCAATTAGCATATAAGCGAATTGCGGGGTCTCATAGATCTCCTTGGTACTACGATTCTGAATCAAATACTTGTCACACAACTGTTTGATTCCAGCGTAAGTGAATTCAAAATCACGATCATGCTTCAAGTATTCATCCAACTTGTCAAAATCCTTCTTGGAATACCATTCCAAAATGGCGTCGTCGTACACCAACTTGTCAATGTTGGTTTTTACAAGATCGTGCAACTTGGGAGGATTCTTTCCACCCCACACCTTCTTACGAAGTTGGTAGTTCAACAACCTTGATGCCACAAATTGATAGTTTGGCTTTTCAATTGTAATCAAATTTGATGCAGCTTCAATCAACATTGCGTGAATAGCACCAGATGACATTCCTTCAAAGAACGACAAATGTGCGTTCATTGCAACTTCTTCAAACGAAACATTTTTGATGCCCTCAGTTGCCCATTGCAAAACCTTGTTGATTTTATCAGCACTGAATTTCTCTGATGTTCCGCTTCTTTTTTTAATAAAGATTTCTTTGTTCATATAGACAAAAAATAACTATGGTAGTTATCTTCTAAATTTTAGACCTTAGTGTTCATTTTTGATAATTTTTTTCGACGCTTTTTGGTTGGTACATACTATCATTCTTCGTCATCGCTGATATGAGCATTCCACTTATTTGATAGAGCCTTCTTAACCAAATTCTCACTGTCACCCATTTCGTTAATGATAGACATACCATCCTTGGAATTCTCAGCAAAGATCTGAATATCGCCACAACCAGCATTCATACGACTTGGAAACGTCAATCCATCCGGACCAAAACGATTCTTGATGATATGAAACCGAGCAGTATTAGCAACTTTATCGGTAACTTTACGGCTGACACTCATAACGAAGTCAGCAGTCATGATCTTTCGATAACTGTCAGCGATACTGTTGGCCTGAATAATGTCTTCTTCCATAGCAGCACGATTACTCTGTGAAGCAGTCCAAATAGGAATTTGAAGTTCACCAGCAATACTACGAAGTTCTTCATAAATACCACCAGCCTCACTATAACTGTTGCTATTACGTTCACTTTGATATGGACGAAGAATGTCAGCATAATCAACAACGATCATGTCAACCTTGGTTCCCAACATCATAACACGTTCAGTGTGCATCTTCAAATGATGAGCACTAACAGTCTTGATCGGAAAATACTTGATGAACAACTTGCCAGGCACCTTTTCAATCTTCTGACGAACAATATCCACGTTGTTACGAATGTTCTGAAAGTCGATTCCTGTGAAACAACTGTCATAACGAAGACCCACGTAGTTTTCATTCAACTCAAGCGTGATATGTACCACGTTCTTTCCTTGCTTCATCGCTTCAGCACCCAACTTAGCAAGAACCCAACTCTTACCAGCACCAGCACAAGCAGTGACGATACCCAATTCACCGGCAGCAAGTCCACCATCCATAATGGTGTCAATTTCAGTCCAGTTGGTTTTGATCGTATTTCGTGCCATAACACTCATACGCTTCTCAACATCAACCATATACTCATGACCAATATTGCGTTCCATTCCCGCCTTCATTGCGTTGTCAACCAACGTCTTAACCTGCTCATAATTTCCCGTCTTGAGATGATCAACGCTCTCAAGAATAGCCGACTTAAGTTTCTGACTCTTACAAAATTCAAGATACTGTTCCTTCACAAACTTCAAATCACTGTCCGTGATCTTTTGATACACGTTGCGAAGTTGTGTGATAACACTTTCCTTTAGAATTCCGTTTTCGATTGCTTCCACCTTGATTTTAAATACATTCAAAGTTGGCAAATCCTTGTATTGCATAAAGTATGCAACTGTTTGTTTTACGATCCACTGATGTGCATCAGATTCAAATGATGTTGGATCAATGATATCTGATAGTCTTTCCAGAAAAGTCTTATCTCCCAAAATTCCGGAGATGCATTTGATCTGGAATTCAGGTCCATACTTTTTCAAATTGTCGATTACATGGTTGTCATTCATAATAGTATTCTTCTACGTAATCCAGTATAGGTTACGTACCCTTCAATGTATATTTATTTTAACCGGTTTATTACCTTACCAACGTGGTCAACTTACCGAAGCATTCATTGAGCCAAATTTGGTAGTTTGGCAGGTTGTTCCACATTTTATCTTCGGTGACCAACTTGGAAAAACCAACTCTATCAAGCTTCTTTGTTGGCTCATCCAAGATTTCATTTATGCGGAGTTGTGAGAAGCTTTGAATCTCAGTCTCCTTTAGTTGCATCAACGTATAGTTACGTTCAACGATATCCTTATTTTCAAGGATTGTACGATAGAGCTTGTATTTGCTCTGATTGTTTTCACAATATGTGTAGATTTCTTGCAAATCCACAGTTCGACTTTCGGCAAAGAACGGAAAACACTTGATGATTGTCTTCAGACCAGCTCCGGTTATGCCGTCAATGTTATCAGAAACATCACCTTCAAGAACTCTATACCAGATATAATTCTGGCAACTCACTCCATATTCATTCAAAATTTCAGCACAACCATACAGTTTCTTCTTGGTTGGACTCCAAACTTTGATTTTGTCACTTGCCAATTGTAGAAAATCTTTGTCTGCACTCATGATATGCACATTGTTATTCTTATAATACTGTTGTGCAATATATGCAATGGTGTCATCTGCTTCAATATGATCAATAGCCATAGTTGAAATGGGCAGACAGTCCAAATAATGAACAGATCTTAATAGTTGAGCCTTCATGTTCTTCTCTTCCAAATCAGAAGTGGACATTTCTGAATATGCTCTATTAAGACGGATCTTTGTATGACGTTTGTCTTTGTATGGCGGATAAATCTTACGACGTTTCATACTTCCACCATTACCGTCAAAAATAATAACACAACGTGTAGGATTCAGCAACTTAATTGCATATCCGACACTTTTGAGAAAACCGGCGATGCCGCCCGTGTGAAGTCCATCTTCATTCATGGACGGCATCACCGAATATGCGCGAATAAATGTATTGAGCGCATCAACCAAGAGAATATCCGAATTTTCAGTTCGGTTAGAAAGTGTATTCTTTTCTTCTTGTGAAACATTCTCAAAAAGTGAGAACAACCTTTTCTTTTCGTCTTGATTAAAACTCATATATTATTCGTCTCCACCAACTTCTTCTGCGTCTTCAGAAGAGTCTACCTCGACATCTTCTCGGATTTCACTATCAGGTGACTTATACTTCATAATCGTCATCTCGGCAATCTTCTGATACAACTCCTCACGAAGTTCAGCATCATTCTTCATGTCCTTGGCAAACGACTTGACATCAATCTTTACAACTTCACCATTATTCTTGGTGTAATTGTAAGGTGACTTTGCACCTGTGATGATTGAGTGCTTCTTGAGCACTTCAATCCAGTTACCATAATTATCAATACCACTATCATAAAAAATACTAAAGTCAGCATATTTCATGGGTGGTCCCATACGATTCTTGACAACTACCGCACGGGTCTTAACACCAATATGAACTGGCTCACCATTCTGTGTAACCTTCAATGCTCCCATACCCTTCAAACGAAGGCGTAGACTAGCATGATATTGAATGGCTTTACCACCACTGGTGATATACTTGTCTCCAAACATTGCTGCCTGAAGATTGACACGTAGTTGATTGGTAAACACCAACGCAATACGTTGCTTACCGATCATATCGTTGATCTTTCTCATTGCCTTGGAAATGATAATAGCTTTTCCAGTCGCATAACCATCCTTACCATGATCAGATTCCAATTCTGCCTTTGTCGAAGCACCAGCAACGCTATCAACAACGATTGTAACTAACTTATCTCGGTTTGATTTACGAGCCTGTGCAATCAGCAATTCGATCTTTTCAAAAATGTCTTCAACAGTGTGCGCTGTAACATACAACATTTTAGGAACGTCAACACCAATTGCAGTGAGAAAATCATGAGAAACGGACTGTTCAGTATCCATAAATACAGCAAGTCCACCTTTCTTTTGAGTTTCAGCAAGCAAATGAGCAGCCAACAAACTTTTACCAGACGCTTCAAGTCCAGTAACTTCGGTAATACGTCCAACCGGAATACCTGCATGTGGACGATTTGAAATTGCGAGATCCAAGATATCACAACCTGTACTAACCCAATCCGTAATTGTGGACGGATCTTCTTTTTGATCCAAGAAAAACGCACACTTACCTGCATCTTTATTGGCTTTGTTTAACGCATCAGCGATAGATTCAACTAGTTCATCTCTTTGTGATGTACTTTCATGAGTAACATGTGTTGATCCTTTTTTCTTTTTTGGTGTTTCTTCAGCCATAACTTATATTGAAATGAAAAAGGAGAGACGGCATTTTTACTACCGTCTCTCCTAGTATTATTGATTAACTGTTGAACAGATTATCAAACGCCTTGGTGAGGTCGTCAGTATTAGACTTAGCAGTAGTTGCCGTAGGAGACTTACTAGAAGTCTTCGTAGTAGCAAACGGAGCAGAGTCAGCAGCCGCAACAACAGGTTGGGTAGATTCCTCATCAACCACAGCGTTAGAAACGGTCTCAGCAGGACCATTCTCTGGATTAAGCCAGGCGGTCATAACCTCCTTGAGTTCCTCGTACTTGGGTTCGGGGAACAAATCAAGAATATCAACCTGATTCTTGATTGAGTCGATCATACGAGCATCCTTCGGATCAACCGCCGGAGTGCTGTTTGGCTTCACACGGATTGAAGTCTCTGGGAAGTTCTTACCACTTTCGTCAGCGGTACGAAACTCCACAACGATATCACGTCCGGAAGAAAGGTCGGTAATATCACCGTAATCAGGGTCAGCCATGACCGATAGAATCTCCTGATAAACCTGCTTTCCGAATCCCCAAAACTTGACACCTTCATGCTCTTCACCACGAACGATGACAGGAGCAAAAGTACGCATCTTGGGTTCCATCTTACGGCCAGTCTGCCAGTCCTCCTTGGAACCAGTCTTCTTGAGTCGATTGCTGAATTCAACGATTGGATCTGGACGATTGAAACTATCCGGAGAAAGATAAGTCTTGTTATTGATACCGTAATGGAACTTGAGTTCAATAAACGGAGTATCAGGTTGATACTTATACGGAACAATACGGATCGTCTGCTTACCCGGCTTGGGCTTCCAAATGAGGTTGGACTTTTGGTTTGTGTTTGAAAGGGAGTTCAAACGGCTCTTGATCTTTGACAAGTCGATTGCCATAATTATTAATTTATTAATTGTTAAGTAGTAATTAGCTAATCCATTTAGTTCCACTCGAAACTAAACAATCATAACTAATTCTGGTATAACTATAGATCAAATCCCGAAAAAATCAACTTATAATATCGAAAATTTTCAAGGGAATAATTTTAACAGAAACCTCGTTAGTTATAATTAAAGAGTTCTTATAAAACTCCCAATTCAACTGGAAAGTTTTATCAAAAACGCCATTGTTTTCTTCAGTGATTAACTTGTTCATGGCGTTAAGTGTATACAAAGTATTGGTTTGTTTCTTACGATGTATACTAATGGTATTAGGCAGCTTTTTAGAAGCTGCCTCGGTGTAAACGATATTATAAGTGAGATACAACTCATTGTTGTTTTTTTCATTATTAAACACAAAAATTTTGTTGTTTGATAATGTGTAGAATGACTTTACGTGTGCCACCAAAATTTGATACTCTGATGGCAATGTAAACGTACAAAGAAGTTGAGTGTCTTTCATCTTGCAGACAATATTGTTGTTTTGTGGCTATCCACATTGTACCACTCGTAACCTACCAAAACGCCATCAGAGTTATACCAACGGCTTTTGTTTCTAATCCAATTGTTTTGTTTTGCTTCTTCCAAAGAAAACTCAGTGGTTAGGATTTTTTCGACTTCTTTGGCGTCTTTTTCTTTTTGATCTCCACTTCTGGTTTCAAGATCGGTGGTGTCAACTCCTGACTGACCTTGGGTTGTTCCAACACTGGCTGGTCCTTGGTCTTGTTGAATAGGTTGAGGTTGATTATCTTGTTGAGCACCTGGCTCAATTTGAATAGGTTTTTCATTTGGTGATGTTGGTTCTTGTACTGGCTGTGCAGGCGTAGCAAAATCCAAATTGGTCTGACCCTTGGTTGGATCTTCTTCAAAATGAGTTCCACGACGTATTGCACGTTGTTTATATTCCGCATTTGGGAACGTAACCAAAATACCCTTAGCATTGTATGCTTGTCTTTCTGGGTATTTACCCTCAATAACCTTATTTGCTAATTCAACAACTTCACTTTTTGGAATTCCCATTTCTACAAGTTTTTCTCGTAGAACTTCCATGTGGTCATTATTGAATATATCAAATATACCATCCTCAACTCTGTTGTCTAAACAAAGTTCGGAAAGCAAAAAATCTGAAATGTTTTTGTAAGTCTTTTTCATTTTAACTTGCAAGGTTCGATGCTTTTGGTGCAATCTTGGCTGCTGGAATGATTACTATTCTGGCTCTCATGAACATGTATCCATCGCCATTGTAATCCGTAGTAAACTGTTCGTTTGTTCCACTTCTAAAATACATTACCGGTTTATACTTTTGAAACGGATCTTGAGCATTTTTTGGCAAAGGAAGATTTGGATTGAACAATACGTGTCCATTTTCATCAGTTTTAATCAACAACTGTACATTCTTCTTTGACTTAGTAGGAATCCGTGACATGATCAACGGAGTTCGTGATTGCATCAAAACACTACAATTTTGACGACTGAATGGCTTACTCTTGTCCAAAGTAAAATCAGTGCCATAAATTGACTTTCCTGCAATTTCCTTAGTCTTTGGCGATCCATCTAAGAAATCCAAATAACCGTCAAAGTTATTCATCATGTAAAGATATTTGCGTTTTGTAGTAGTATCAGTAACAAACCGATAAAATCCCTTCTTAAACGCACCAATCAATAGATTGTACATTTCACGATTGCCTTGTAATGCTTCTATAGCAGGAACACCATTGAAGTTAACGAGATTTCCTTTTTCATCAAAAGTAGTAGTCTTAGAATTAACCTCAATTCGATTTGGGTAATTTTTGACAATACCAGAAATCATCTTTGATTTAACACTCAACCAAACTTTATCTGTCTTATAAATGGCATCTAATCCAACAAATCCACCATATTGTGGAAAATCAACATTCGCCAATTCACTAGCACTCATTCCTTCCTTGAAATCCCCACCCTTGAAAGAAATCCAAAATACTTCACGACCACGTTCCAACATGGCAATATCTGCTTTTTCTCCGGTGCCTAATTGTAAATGTACAGCAGAATCGACTTTTACACCTGTATTAACGTGTTCTCCTTTATCCCAAACATGAAGATCGAATACTACTTTCTCTGGATTATTTTCTTTAAACCACTCGTTAAGTTGATCAGCTTTAATCCGTTCTTGTTCAATACCACTTGCCTTAACCGTCTTTGACTTCAATAAATCGCCAAGTGAACGGTACAACTGTAAATATAACAACGCCGATCTCCAACCGGGAGTGCCGATTTTCAATCCTTGTGGCACATTAATCATTGATACCAACTTAGGACCAAACTTGAGTCTCAACTTTGTGTTTGAATTTGTAAAACTTAGATCAACGTTTTCAGGAATACCATACTCTTTACGTTTTTCTGGATTTGCCACCAATTCAACCATTTCGTCGTATGTCAAACCATTGGGTACGTGAACGTCGCCAGGGAAACGTTCTGATGGTTTATTGTAAGATAAACTTAGATCAACTTGCTTTAAATCGTCATCATTAAAATCGCCAGCACGTCTCAAAGGTCCAACCATGGTGTTGAACGATTTGATTTCATCATCTGTTAAATACTTGGAAGAACCAATTTTTGCGTCGGCTTCAACAATTTGTTGAACAGTTGTTGGTGAAAAATACTCACTATATCCACAGTTTTCAATAGCGGTTAATAACTTGTCAGTATCAACTTTGGAGATTCCACCATCCTCTACTAAGAGAGAATATTCAAGAAGGATATCATTTATGATCTTGGCTTTATTCATATCGACACAATAACTAATAAATATTGTGTCTATATTCCAAAAACAGTCTTTTTAAGAACTTACCGATTTCATCTCATGATAATTGGTTCCAAAATAACACTTCGTAGGAAATCCCTGATTTTCCATCAATTCTGTGATGGTCTTTATTATCTCTTTTCCTTCAGGCTTATACACATCATACAACACCGAATCATAAGTATACAATATCGGTTTGGTTTGTTTGTCCGTCAAATGCCGATTAACATCCATCAAACTCTTGATCGAATATTCAGTTTCAGACGCTTGAAGAATGTAATTGAACAACTTGTTTGGCGTTGCATCCTTCAAATGATTCGACGTAATCGGACGTTTGAAAATCGGTGTCTCAATGTAGTTGAAATCGTTGAAGAATTCCCACCTATGATTGATGTATTCCAAGATCTTCGTAAAATACGGAATTTTTACGTATTCTGGAGAAATTGTACCGTATAACTGCTGGAATGTCAGGGTCTTTGACCGTTTTACCTGATCTTCAGATGGATCTTCAGTTTTGAAGTAATATCGTGCCAAATACTCGTAAATATTGACCCCCTCCGGAAAGTTATATTTGATCAACTTACCAATAATGTGCGGATGATACGCACTATAATCCAACATCACCAACAACCCATCACTGCCAAACCTAGACACAAAACTCTTACGACATTCGTTTTCCTTGTTCAATGCAGAATAGTTGATTCCACCAAAACGATTGCTGGGTCTTCCAGTTGAAGTAAAAATGTTGTATTCAGTATAAACCTTGTTGTTTACCACCAAATGTTTCTTGTCTGGAAAGTGTTTTTTAAACTCTTCCATGTTAACCTGTAACCCATTAACTTCAATCTGTTGAAGAGTTTCAATGATTGACCCGTTCAGTTCAAAATACGAATCCTCATACGTTTTCTTGATATGTGGTTCCATATCCTCACACATATCATCAAATCTGGATATGTGATTGTTGCTTGGAATGATTTTGTTGCTCTCAATATGAGTGGTGTATTTGTTTTTGAAGAACGAATGAGCCGCTGTGTCATATTCATCTTGTTCGATGATCTCACCCGTTTCCATGAACATAACCAAACACAGATCATACAATTTATTGACGTTCAATTGATGAAGAACCTTGCGTTTAGAAAAACAAAAGATACGGTTCTTGAGTTTGTTTAAAAACTTGCTTACCATCGATTTTGTATAAAACACAGACGAATCATAAGTGTCAATATGAATTGTACACACACGATCCACACCAACAGCTTTGATCATCACCAAACACGGTTCAACTGAAGCAGGATGATGACTATCGGACAACGGCACCACATCAAGAATGATGTCTTTTAGGCCAATAACGTGTTTGATTTCATCCAAGGTCATTTGGATGTAACTATAGACTGTGACCTCCTATAAGTCAAATTATGATTGCCTAAACCCCAATAAATAATTTCCACCGATCTTCTGGGTCAATCCTGGCATATCTTTCTCAGCCAACTTGATTTGTTTTTGATTGTACTCAAAAGCACCTTCCTGAACCACTCTTCCGTTTTTGACCTGATTTCTTTCAAATCCAGAAACTTGCCAACTAACACTGACTTTTTGGTAGATGTTTCCGGGTAGGTTTTTGAAGTTGTCACCTTCCACTTCCAAGACATCGTTGTCGTTGATCTTCTTTGCAAAAAATCGACGGGTGTAAGGAATAGAATAATCTACGTCTTTGTTAGAAAACAAATACGCACGTGGAAATACTGGAGGTATGTTGTCTCCTGCTAAACTGATATACTTGTCAAGATTAATCATGTTGAGATATTCAATCCTTTAGTTGGACGCATTCCAGCAGTAATTGTGGTTGTCCACATACCAGTGTTTTGTAGACTATGTTTTACGTCTTCTACCTGAAACAGAATGTCTTTATTATATGGTTCAGGTAAATTGTCAATACCAAACACTTGAAATGTCTTCATTCCTGCAATACCCGTCAATGTAATTTCGGCTTTAATTCCCGGTTGTGGAAATGAATTGATAGAAGAATTTTGCGGATCTTTGTCATTAACCAACAAAGTAAATAAATCTTTTTGCGTCAATACCAATTTTCGAATATATGTCTTTTCAGCGCCACCCTCTTTCTTCACCACACCCACAATAAATGCTCCTGACTTAACGTCACGTTCTTTTTGTATAGTCTCTTGACGTTTCTTATCTTCTCTCTGACGTTCCAATTCGGTATTTTGTTTTGCTTTTAATACCGCCTCTTTGTCTTTTGGTGTCAAATAAGACGCATCATTTGTAAGTTTGAAAAATCTATCTCTGGTAACAAACCCAAACGGATTCTTCATCGGAACCGATGTTTGATTGTCCTTTGGTGAATTATACAAAACCGTTGTAGCAACTTTATCACTTAGTTTGACACTGAAGTTTAAAGATTGTATGTTGTTTCTGCTTGCTCGATTTTTGAAAGAGTAAATATATGGACGGTTATTAGAGTTTAACTCTTGAAGACGTTTCAAGCTAAAAGACTCAGTATCAATGATGGACAACAATGAATTAGAAGGTCCATATTGAATCAAACTAAACTTCCACATTCCATTTACGGCTTCTGATAATTTATTCAGAACAAAATTCAAAATGTCAGTCACAGTTTCAGACTTTTCAACTGCTTTGATAATCACATCCTTGTGAATATACAAGTTTTCCAACTTACCCAAATTATAGTCATATTGTTTTGCTGGAAATTCTACATCACCCGGATCTTTTCCAGAATATCTGATTCTGAAGTAATTAACAATCTCATTAAGATCCTGACGTGTTGTTGAATTAAACACTGATTGCAATGTTTTATCCGCTTCACTAATTGCCGCTGGATCTTTGCCATCTTTTTGCGTATCTGGAGTTGTATAGTTGGTAGACTTTCCACGATCTTCAACTGATGGAGAAATGTTTGGTGCTTGTGAATTTGGTATCAACAATATTTTTCCGTCGGTACTAATCAAATTTTTATGTCCACCAATCCACGATGATGAAATATCAATTTGGTTGAATGTTGCACCAACCTTTGTTGCTTCGGCTGCGCAAAACTTGTTGATAATATCAACGAACAATCCCATCGTGATCCAAAAATCATCTGTGGCTCCAGAGTCAAAACTATACTTGGTCACATTATCAACTTTGGTGCGTGGATCATTTGAGGTATCAAGATTACGAGGAATGAATACTCTTGTTTCTGGCCCTGGCCATCCGGGTATTGGAAACAGTGAATCGTTGGAATTAAGTCCGGTCAACACTGTTTTTGGCAACGATTTAAAATCATTGGCAATATACTCTTTTAGAGGTTTGACTGGTTCTGGTTTTTTATTACCTTTGTTGTCGGCTGGCGATGCTGACGCAATAGCATTGCTTCGTGTTTGTACGCCACTGTAAATAAAGCTGTTGCTCTTGATTTCCGTTGTACAATCATACGATCCATCTGCCTGTAATGAATAGTCAAATGACGTAACAATACCGCATGTCAATTCATAAGTACCTTTACCTTTTTCCACCAACAACTGTTGTTGAAGAGGATCGGTATAAATACCTAACAATCCAGTTCCTTCTGTTTTACGTGGATCGTTTGGATCGCCACTTGGACCGGGAGTTTTATCATCAGCAGAATCTTTCATTTTTGCTGGTTGTCCAATATCGTTAAGATCCAACAAACACTCGGGGTTATAGTGATTCCATCCCCATTCAATAAACATTGAAACGCCCGGAGACATAAAATATGGAGTCATGTAATTCAAATGATCCTTTGAAAAACATTTCCACTTGATTGTCACCTGTCTATACATCGACTTTTGCATCACCGCATCAATGCTGATAATGCCTGGCGGAGGAACGTGTTTGTTAATGGCGTTACTATCTATTGTGTACTCATTGTCAATCTGGTGAGGTTGTCCAGCGGGTGTATAACCAATTACGGTTTGAGTCTTTGAATAGTCTTTTGGATTGACACCGTAGTCTCTGTAAAACCCAGTTGCACCAGCCATTATAAATCCGGATTTGGATCCATATCTTTCTTCACCAATTCCATTGGAACAAACACGAACCCAACAGCGCATTGGTCCTTTGTAAGTGTTCCAGTTACCATCTTCATCCCAACTAGCGATAGTGTTGGAAATGAAATTAACACCAACATCACGTTCACGTCGTTCTAACTCTTCACGAACATATTTGGGTATTGGCTGAATTTCAAATGGAGCTACAAATCTGGTTGCCATAACGGTTATGAATTGAGAGACTTATAATTGTTAAGTATGGTGCTCAAATTGGTTGGAACACGTAATTGTATTCCTGCCGGCACTGATAGTTTTCCTTTACCAATGTTATTTGCTTGAGCTAATACCCACCACAACGATGGATTCTTGTAATACTTAAACGCAAGATTATCCAAAGTATCAGTTTCGTTTGTCACTACATAAACGTCGGTAGGATCAACAGGAATAATTGGATACAATCGTGTTCCAAAATATCTCTTTCCATCCCATCTCTTTTTTATGTTGACGGTTGTTTCGTATCTCATATCAAATAATTATTGCTCTCTTTCGACATTTCGTGAACTAACAATCAATCCCTGAGAAAATTTATTGTTTGTACCAGCAATAAGTTCTGAGTTGGTTATGTCTCTTGGAGCATGTCCAAAGTTTGCCATACCAGTAACAGGACGTTCCTTGAACAATGGTGTCAAGTCAACTGATAGTTCAACCTCTCTTGGAAATTGTGCAACCTTACCCTTGGATCCAGTCCAAGTAATAATGTTGTTCAAATATGACCAATCTTGTTCAGCATTTTCATGAACCGTTTCCCATGCTGCCGACTCAGGAATAGACAATCCAACACGGTTGATTAGTATTGGCTGTTCTTTATACATATCACCCAATGTCAAAAGAACCAATGGAGGAACCGCAAACTGACTGGTGCTATCGTCACTATCACTAGGAACAGATGTATAATTTGCAGGCATTGTCAATCCACACAAATAGTTGATTCGTTTCCACATTGGCAACAATTCTTTTACACTGTTGGCAATAACTTTGAAACTGAAACTCAATTGACGTGTAATACCATCATATGTGTACAACTTATCAGCACGACCAATATACTTGTAACTTGGCCATTCTGCTTGGAAACTATCATTTATTCCAGTCACAGATGCTCTAAATGGAATGTGTTTTTCATTTACAATGTCATAGAAATAAAACGCAATCAAATCATCATTGTATGGTTCATATGTATTCCATCCGGATATATCGGTTTCGTCCTCAATGCTTCTGTCTTTGTTTAATATCGTTAACCGATTCAACCCATCACCTTTGTTTGAACCGGCCATCTTTTTACTACTACGTCTGTCATGTGTTAATCCGTCCAACAATTGTATGTTGTCTTTGTAATTGTCTGTCAATTTTTTGTTGTCAACATTAACTTTTTTAAGTTTATTGAGACCAAACAAAGTCGTATCAGGACTTGTAAATACACGAGTGTCAGCATCAGCAAAAACAACCGAATAACCAGTGTTTTTGATTTTTTCTACCAATTTGTTCAGACTCTCCACACGACGTGAATTGATTGGATCTTCTTTTTTGTTCTGAAGAGTTGCACTAATACGTTCATCAGGAGATCCTGCCAAATCAGTGGTTTCAGTGGCTAGGTTTTTTGATTTGCCGTCTTCTACCTTGGTCAAGATTTCAGCAAGAACTCCATTTGCGTTGTCGTTCAAAATAAAATTTTGACGATTCTTTGAATAAGTACCATCGACGGTGTACGCAGGTCTCGTTGGATCTGATCCACGTTCTGGAATTTGATCAATTGTCTTTAACTTAGCTGTATCCGGTGTATCAGTTAATCCAAGATTGGTGTAGATTTTCTTCTTGTTGTCAGTAATATCCTTGACAATAGGATCATCTTGCTTTTGTTGAAGAGTTGCGTTGATTGGTTCTCCAATATCATTGACCGATGATGGTACATTTAAGAATTTACCGTCTTGAAGGTTCTTCTTGAACTCAGACAACACACCGTTTCCACCTTCGTCTTTTCTATTCTTGGAATAGGTACCATCAACGTTGTATGCCGCACGTTTTTCGTCACCAGATCCTTGACGGGTTGGTATAGATGTAAATGGCTTGACTTCAAATACAGTGGGAACAGATTCAAATCCATACTTTTTGTAAAATGCTTCTTGTGGTCTTAGAATAATTGGATCATCTGCGTTGGTCAAATCAACCGGTGCAACATCCATCTTAGTCTGAAACGTACTTGTCTTGTCGAGGAACTTTTTATAGTTCATCAACATGATAGAATGTTTGAAATTGCTAGCAGAATCTTTACGATATGCTTCAATACCAACAGATTTTCCGTATTTTTCAACGTTATCTACGTCTTTCTGTAGAGCAAATCCGGTAGATCCACCATTGATTGATGGTCCAGACACATCGGTGCCAGAAATCTTCTGTTCACTTCCATCAATAAACTTGATTTTTCTGTTTTGTGGTGCTTCATTTCCGTTTTTACGGATGTTTTTAGGTCCACCGTCAGAACTTCCAGCAATCCACAACTGTGTTAGTTGGATTTCGGCACCAGTGATGACATGATTTTTGGCAAACTTACCCTTAAGATCCGAAATCATCATTCCGTATGCACCTTCATCACCACGATAACCAGTTTTGTCTGGTTGTTTTGATGAAATCAGTGACGGAAACACTGATGCTGCCATTGACTTGAGAAAACTATTCTTGTTTGCATTACCACCCCAACGAGATGCAAGCGAAGTGTATCCAGAAGATGCAGTTTTTCCTCTGATCAAACCCTTACCACCACCCACAGCTTGTTTTGATAGTGGTGAATTATCAGCAGTATCATTGATTCCAGCTCCTACAGTACCCTTAGGCGATGATTTGCCGTTGTTTACACTGAATCCTACCACACTTGCAAGAGCACCCAAAAGACCACCTGATAAATCAATGTATCTAGTTGTTCTTGGCAATAGACCCAGAGTGGTTGGTCTAACAGCACTCAATATAGGCATTGCAGGATTATACAATGTCGTTTCATTGAATGGTTGTAGGTTCTGTAATATTACTTGTTTGAACAAAAATGCTATACCGTTTCCAGACACGGTAAACTTGGATACTCTGATTACGTCTTGTAATGCAGATCCAAGCGGAAAAAATCGACTATCATACTTTTTGACAGCGTTCAATCCACTGTTTCCTTCGTTTGGATTGTACCACAAAAATGGCTGTCTAGGACCAAATCTCAAAAGACTATTAGCGTAGTCCGTTTTTGCAGACAAACGTGTCAAAATCTTTTGATTGTTTGCATCATAAAGTTTTTCAATCTTGTTGGGCGCAGGACCAAGAGGATAATCGGAAGGTACCGTATTGATCGGTGGTACCATTCTACGACTATCTTTTGGATCACTACCCGGCGTTGGTGCACTAGACGCGTTATTATATCGTGTTTCTAGTGGAAACGCTATTGAGTTTCTTTGAATTTGATCTGCCATATTTTATAATTATGAACTTGCAATAGCAAGTTGTTCACTTACTTTTCTGCCATCAAGATTTACTGCGATACCACCGTTCATCATCAACGAAATTAACGTATCCAACTTTTGATTGGTTTGTTCAATTGCACTAATTACATCACTTGATCCCTCAGCATTGCTAGTAGTAGCTGCTTCATCAATTCCTCCGGTATCAACTCCAATTAGTTTGCCAACGATTTTAAATGGAGCAGACAACACTGTCTGAATAAGCGAACCAATTGATGTAAATCCTTTGATGACCAAATCAAAGATCGACTGAAATGGATCCATGAAGATTTTCAAAATCATGCCAGCGACACCAAGCAGACCTTCAATGATTCCATTTCCAACCTTTGATGAACCACCTCCACTAAACAATCCAGATACAAAGTTCCACAAACTGACCCAAGGTTGAATCAATAAATCATACATTAAAGATCCAAGACCTTTGAGTGCACTCATAATGATTGGTCCAATTCCATCAAAAGATTGTATGATAAACATTGGTATAGAGAATATACCAGACAATACGGATTTTAGATTTTCGATGGTGAACAACGATTTTAATTTATCAATCACATTTGGGAACATTGCCATTAGAGCCTTGAGTAAAATCATAGGCACCAAATACATTCTCTTTCCAATGTTCAAAAGGTTTTGACCAATATCTTTTCCAGAAAAAAGTTCTTTGATGCTCTCCCAACCTTTTTGAAAATACCCAAATACGTCAGTAATTGCTGTCTTGATATATGGGAAGATTTTTGACACTTGTTGGAACACAACTCCAATCACTGGAATTTTTCCTAGTAGTTCAAACAACATTTCAAATGGTCCAATAAACACATCGTACAACGTTTCACCGAGTGCTTGAAACACGTTCATTCCACCCATTATTCGTGAAAAGAATCCCCACACAGCTTGAATGATTGTTAATACTTGGCCAACAAATGGTATAGCTTTGCCGGCTACTGTGAGAATACTAACGATTTTTCCTATTCTTGCAAATCCACTAGCAAATTTACCTACAGTTCCAGCAGCACTTCCAAATAAAGAAGTTATGCCTGATATAGGTCCAAGAAGTCCTGTTGCAAAACTACTGATTCGTGAAAATACTGATGCAGTTGTAGTAAAAATAACTTCAATAGTACCAAGTCTGGTTATTAAAGATACAACTGCTGTTCCGATTCTGGATATAAATGAAAGAACCGAACTAACAGGTCTTACAATTAATCCAAAAATACCACCAATAGAAGATAGTCTTGATCCCAAAGATCCAACCAAATTAAACACCATTGAAAACGGTTTTAGCAGACCCAATGTGATCGCAGTACTGATTCGGATAAGAATCACTCCCAAATCAGTTGCTCCCTGTACAATCGTTTCCACGTAAGAGTTGGCACCATCCAACGCATCATTCAATTTCTGAACGATAGGTTCGATTGGTTCCCACATCTTGTACAACGCATTGGCAAGTATTTTGACCGGTATCAACATGAAATTGAACAATACCAATGCCAATTTCAAAACTGGGATCAACAATTTGACCGCTACATTTACAACCGGAGTCAAAATGTCAGCCATAATTTGTTTAAATGTTTGGAACGTATTGCTCAACTGAGCCATTGCGCTCTGCATTTGAGTTCTCATCAATAACTGTTTTCCAGTTTCTTCGTTTTGTTCTTTGAGAGCCTCTTGTGCTTTTTCCAATGACTGTCTTTCTTTGTCACTTAGTTTTGCAAGTTTTTCTTCATTTGCCAACATCTTAGTAAGATCAGCAACACTATATCCGGTGGCTTTAGCAAGTGCTTCTTGTTGGAATACATTCATCTTATTCAAGTCACCCATCTGACGAACTTGATTTAAGATCTCCTTTTGTGCACCAGCAACATCACCAGCAAATGAAAGTTGACGAGCAGCATTCAAATTCAAATTCTTGCCCAACAACACACTTGCTTCCATTTCATCACTGACACTCTGTGTGAAGTTCAACAATCCCTTAGCGGATGCTGCTGATTTATCCAGACTTACACCCATCATTCGGGCTTGTACTGCTGCCAACGTCATTTGTTTGACGTTACCTCTCATTAATGTAAGAGTTTCATCTGATGCATTAGCAACATCTCCCATCACTTCGTCAATATTGACCCCCGCAGCATTTGCAAGGTTAGCGGTAAATCCAGCCATTGCACTGGCCTGTTTATCCGTCATTCCTCCGATTGCATTCATCTTTTGTAGGAATCCGGCTGCATTGGTTTCACTTACACCATAATTTGCGGCAAGCAATGTGGTAGTTGTTGCCAATTCTTTATTAACCAACAACGATGTACCAAGAGTTTTACCAATAGCTGTTAATGCCTTGTAGGCGTTATCAATTGTAACTCCTAAAGTTGCAAATTGTTGATTCAACTGCAATGCGGTTTGTTCCAACGATCTTGCGTTGTCACGTCCCAATCCCAATTCTTTTCTGAATGAAGCTGCTGCTTTATCCAACTGAACAAAACGATCAAATCCGTCCTTGAATACCGCAATAAATTCTTTTGCGGTTTTTGCCATCATCTGTAACTTGGCAAGATTCTCTTCTTGTACTTTCTTTTGTGCTAATAGATCATCACGTTTTTTCTTATTGTTTGCAGCATCTTCAGGTCCAATCTTCTTGGCTTCATCCAACTTATCTTTTTCCAATTTAATTTGGTCCTCAAGATTTTTTATTGCATCTTCAGAACACTGAGATTTCTTCTTACACAAATCCTTTTCCTTTGACATTCGGTCTTCAAGGTTTTTGATAACATCATTACCTTTTTGGAGCTGGTCATCATAACCCAACGGAATCTTAGACAGATCTTCTTCAAGTTGTTTGACTTTATCACTCGCTGCTTTAATAGGAGAATCAAACATCAAACCAGCCAATGCACCAAACGTTTGTAGCAAATGATCACCACTTTCAACACCGGTATCCATCAATCTTTCAAATGCGTTTATTGGAGCATCAAACGCATCACTGACCAATTTCATTGTGCCTTCCAAGTCGGTTGCCGTCTTGGTCATTGTTATACTAGCATTGTTGAACTGCTTTGTGACCTCTTTGACTTTATCAGCATACGTGTCAAACCCTTTGCCACCGCTTTTAAGCATTTTCTGCAAGTCTTCCAAAGACTTTTTCATTTGGTCTACAGTATCTTGATCCATAAAAATCTAATGTACCCTATAAATATAAAATCTATTGGGTTATTGTTCGATTTTTAACGGTTATTTACCTTTAGACTTGGATGCCTTTTCCATTTCTTCGTTTTCTCGTTTTCGAACTTCTGCCAACTTACGAAGATAAAAGATGCGCAAGTGCGTAGGTAAATTGTACGCAATCTCTTGAGTAAAGGCACCCTCTGAATAATAAGCCAAATCGAAAATCTGGCTATGAATAGCTATCTTGTCTTCAGGACTCAGGCCAAAAAAACTGGGCCGTTAGCGGCACCGACATCCTTTCTTCGTGAGAACATTCATCACATGAAAAATCAAATGTCATATCCAAATCAGGCGTGTTTTCCTTAACATATGCCCTAAATGCCAAACTATCACGTGATGGCATTTCCTGATTGACAAATTTGTTAATTACACCACGATCACCATTACCGTCAACTGCAATAATCATTGCACGTAGACGAGTAGTAACTTCACTACTTGAATTCTTGTTGACCTTGGACAATCCCTTGATTTCAGAGTCAATTAGAGTTTCATCCTTATGAGTCAACAACTTGTAGGTAATAACCCGTTGTGTGTACGGAAGAGTGAATTCAAACTGATTTTGACCCTTTGGATGTTTGGTCACATCGATCTCCTTAGACTTCATCAACGAAAGGTCAATCTTTCGTTCACATTCGGTCTGACACTTAGGACAAGTCACTTTGACTGGTCCATACGTATCACCGTATGCCAAACGTCGGGCAGCGAAGAATGCGGCGTTTTTATCACCCACTAGAATGTCATCTATCTTGATCGGAGTCACAATCAGTGATTCCAACAACTTGTCAAGAACAATTCCCTTCTTGATCAAATTTTGATTGGTCAAAATATCTTCTTCTCGAGCAGTCATCATCTTTAGTTCTAAACGCCCAGCAGAAAGAGGATGTCCTTCGGGATAAAAATGACCTTCACTAGGAAGATCAATAGTCTCAGTAGGAAAGTTATTTTGGGGTTTTACAGGAACTCCAGATGGAGTTGCGGGTTGAGACATTGATGGCTGTCTTGCGATTTGTGGACCGCCAACGATAGTGGATGGTCTCGTAATAGAAATAGATTCTTCGCTCATAGTAACTTATTTGTCGTAACAATATATAGTAACGTTTTAAAACTTTTGGTTATTTTAATTAACTTGGAGCACCACCGCCTTGTGCAACTTTCAAAGCATTTTTTGCTGCAGTTTCACCGTCTCTAGCCTTTTTAGTATTTTCTTTGGCAGTATTTAAAGATTCGGTTTCTTTTGATACGTCTTCTCCACGATTTTCTGCAGCATCAAGTGCGTCTGATGCTGTTTGTTCACGTTCTAGTGCCTGTGCCACAGTTACTTTAGCAATATCAACGCCCACTTTTGCAGATTGTACCTTGAATCCTTGTTGTTTTTTTCTCAACGTCTCCAACGCATTTTGAAACTTATCAGTCTCTTCTTCTAGTACTTCGGTAATTAATGAAATCAAATCTGCCTTGGTAATCTTCATATGGTATAAATAGGTATATACAATAAAAAACCCCACACTTTCGTATGGGGCTTTTAAGACCTTACTTTTCCTAAAATGATTAGTATTGGAGAATTGCGTAGTCGTATGCCAAGTTCAAGGTGAGTTCAACTGGGTCACCCATGTTTGTCCAGTCAAGGTTACCGAACTCTGCACTAACAATTTGTGCACCCTTGAGAACCCACTCTTCTACCTTGTCACCCACTGGTCCCAAACAGTTGATGGTGCAATCTTTCTTATAAAAGTCAAGATAACCGTCACGTCCTGTTACTGATTCGTGGTGTAGACGGACCCATTCCATCACAGCTTGTGCACCAGATGGAGCGATTGGGTCATAAAGACTGATACTGATATCGTTCCAAACGCTCTTACCTTTGTAATAACGTTGTACGTTGATATAGTCAATCGTCTTCTTTTCTTGATTTAGTTTTGGACGATCTGTCTTTTTGATGATAAAAGCGGGAATACCATCAATGCTGAAAATGAATCTGTTTTGAACTTTTGGCTCAAATACAGTATAGAACATTTCGTTTGGATTAAGTAGGTCTGCCATATTTTTTCCTTATTAGGTCTTGTATATAAATAGTGTGTCGTTTCGATTTTTTCTAAAAATCTTATGATTCTTTTAACGAATGTTGAGCATCGTATACTTTGTTAACAGCATCTTTCAATTTATCAATATGACCACGTGTTCTTAATAGTTTGAAAACAATATTTTCTGTGCTGAATTCTCCACCTTTGCTCAAACCCGATTCACGCATGTCATATACAGATCGCAGTACACGTTTCAAATCATTAAAGTTGTTTGATCTGATAGAATTGGATATTTGTACAACCATGTCAGAATACTTTTTCTGAATCATGTTTTTATCCAATGTCAAATTGAGTTTTTGTGGAACTTTTATCCACTTGTTATTCAAAACACTATATACACCCAATGCTCTATTGGTTTCTTTAATATCTTGAATATACAATTCCACTCGGTGTCCCTTGATTGTCACGTTGTGGTTTTTGTTCCAGTTGGCTTTGATGCTGTCAACCATCTTTTTAACCAAATCATGATCGGGGGAAATCTTGTTGAAATCAATCAACACATGCAAGTCTACATCACTACTTGGTCCCCAATTGTAATTTGCAGCACTACCAAGAATGTATACATCTTCAATAGGAGCTGGTAATTCAGACTCAATATAGAAATCTTGCGCAATTTTCAACAACGCATCTCGGATTTCTGGCTTGATTGATTTGTCAGCGTTCCAGATGTTTGGATTCAAACTATCGTTATAAATTCTGGCTTTCATATTATATGTTGGACCAACTGTATCCGTAACTTTCTTGGGTAATTCCTAAAATCTTTTTCAACTGATTAATCGTATCAGTTGTGTTTTTGTGTTCAATTGCAGTACCACCTTTTGATCTCCATTGTGCAATGTTTGATGGTAAATCATCAATCAATATATGATTTGGTCCCAACGCATATTGTTGTTTTGCTTCGGAACTATCCACCAAGATGACGTTTTCATCGGGTGGAACTGGGACTAAGTTTGTTGACAACCATCTACGTTTACCAATTTCAGCGTTATTGGTTTTTGATTTTTTACTGGATGTACTGCTCAAAATCTTGACGGGAAACTTTAGGCTGTTTATAAACCTCCACAACGTATCTCCGTCCGGAAGTTTTGGCAATGTTGCCCACCATGTTATACCATTGTCTGGTGGATTGGTAAAAATCAGTTTCCATATTTCAGGACTTCTTCCAGTTGCATCAAATTGTTCAGCTGATATACCACCTGAGATTTTCTTGAATCCTTCATCAAAATCAACCAATACACCATCCATATCACAATAAATAACGGTAGAGTTTTCGTCACCAATCTCTAACAGATTGTGATCAAAAACTTCTGGGATGGCCATTTTCAAAGGTATCATATCAGTATAAATATCCAAAAAATTCTATAATAGCTTGACAAACTCGCTTTTTATCTATAAGCATTGCAAGCGCAACAAGCAAAACAACAAGCACCTAACTTAATTGAAATGATAACAATAAAGTACTTCAATTAACTTAAATTGATTGCTTAAAGCGCTTAAGCAGTAATTTTTGTATTGTTTTGAGTTTTGTAAGTTCCATGCCAGTTCAGTGTCTCCAACTTGTCCATAATCAGGCGCATAAAGCATATGACTTAACTTGTTGTCGTCATAAACTTCAAATTTACAGTTGTTTTCGTTCACACAAATAAATATAAAACTATTGTGTATAAACGAAAAAACCCCGCTTTTTAGGGCGGGGTTTGTTATTATTTACCAATCAATTAGGCGCCTGGGAACTCAGCACCAGTTGGCAAGATGTTGAAATCAAGCACGATGAATTCAGCCGTCTTGGTTGGTTGTAGATAGATTTGTCCGTAAAGAATATTACGATCAATCAAGTCAGGAGTGTTGTTGGTTTCGTCCATCTTCACTTGGAAGGCGTACAAACCACTACGTTGTTGAACCTGTTCAAGGTAAGGATTGACAATACTCAAGAAACGGTTACGAGTGTTTGCCACGTTTTGTTCGAATACCAAGAAACGTGAGCTTGAAGCAATAAACTTCTTCAAGTTGATCATCAAGCGACGAACGTTGATACGATCCAATGCACTTGGTGCGATCTGAAGAGTCTTTTGACCCCACACGCAAATACCCTGTCCGGGGAATGCGGCGATTGGGTTAACACGACCCTCATAGAGAGTGTCACGTTCACCGTGTGTCAAACGATCCAATACTTGGACAGCTTGTGTGATTCCACCACGGTTCAAACCAGCAGGAGCAAACCATTCAGCCGAAGCCTTATCGTTTGAAGCGTAGATTGCTGGAAGAACAACTGAAGGAGGAACACTCACAATCTTGTTCAAGTTGGTATCAAGAATCTTGACCCATGGATAGTATGTAGCAACGTAACTTGAATCGATGTTGGCAGCTACGTTCACTGCTGCATCAATCAAGCCTGTGCTTTGATTGCTCTTAGGGAACACCACGTTATCCATGATGTAGAAACAATCACCACGTGCTTCACACATATCAATTGTCAACTGTGCCACATAACTGTGGTGTTGATAGAAGATACCCGGAGTCACGATCAAGTTAATGTCGAATTCATCAGCATTACCAAGAGCACCAATACATTGACGATAAGCAATGCTACCGGCAGTAGTAATACTGGTACAATTCAAACCTTGAGTATTGCCTGGAATAATGTCAGATCCAACATTGATTGGAACCGCTGGTGATTGACCATCAAATCCGCCTTGGAATCCAAGAACGAATTTACGCATCTTCACACGGGTTGATTCAAATGCAGCATCATAAGTTGATGGAACACCACCGCTGTCGTTTTGTACATCTGGTTGTTTTGAACCAGTTGGACTATATGCATCACCTTCTTCAAGGTCAAACACTACGTTATTGCCAATTGAAGTGAATCCTTCATAAGCAGGTAGCGGAGCGAAGTATTGAAGGTTGTCGTTGTGTACACTGTACACACCCACACTTGATGTTGGATATAGTGCCAACAAATCATCAGCAGCACCCACTGGAGGTTCACCAAACACAATACCCGATGGATATTTGCCTGGAGCAGTTGAGTAGGTTGATGCGCGAGTGAATTGTACTGGTGGCAAGAATCCACCAAGAGTACCACCAACAGGTGTAGCAAGAGCATCAAATCCGTAAGGAATTGATGATGTTGGATACACGTTTTCGGTCATCTCAATACGAACGTACTTACTCAAGTTGGAGTAGGTACCGAACTCAATAATCTTACCAGAGTAAGAAATATAGTTGTAACGATCACCGATACGACGAGCGATGAAGTTACTGCTATCTGGATCAAGATTCAAGTTTTGGAAACGTTCCAAATACTTAGGACTCTTGTCGGTGTCACTGAACTTACGTACTGCCAACGTGAATGAACCCCAATCACTTCCTGCGACTGTACCAGCGAGTTTTACATCACTAATTTCAATCTTATAAGAAGTGTTCATGTTCGTACCATCAGCGAGTGTATGAATACGGAACAATGGGAAACGTTGTGGTTGAGCAGTAACATCAGCTGTACCAGTGAATGGAGCAACTTGTTGTGAATTGATCCAAGGTGTTGTTGCCCACTTCAAACTGAAGTCACTATCACCGGTTGTTGGTGTGTAACCATAGTTATCAGTGAACTTCATTGGATTACCGGTCAATACAAGTTTGTTCTCACCACCAGTTGGTGTGTAAGGAGCTTCACTGCCTACAATCATCCAACCATCAGACGGATCGGTTGATTCCTCAACAATACGAGCGATGGTATCCTTGAAGATATTGTACAAATAAGCAGCTTCAATCTTTTGACCAGCCACTTGCTTAGCAGGATCACCTGCGGTAGCATCTGATCCAAATACATTGGTGATGTAGTTAGAACTTGCTGGATCCAATGAGAATTCATAGGTTCCATAACTTCCACTTGAACCACCGATGTTGTAACGCAAATCAAGAACATAGTCTTGTGCGGTTGGATCTGCACTACCACTGTACAAACCAGAGGTTGCAATCTTCTTACTGAATACAGAACCCTCGAAACCATAAACAACCTGTGCCAACTTGTTGTTTGCATCAGACTGAATTGTTGCGTTTTGAGTGTTTGCCAAAACAGCAAGAACCACTGATTCACGGGTTGCACCCGGATTACATGGATCACCACCAGAAACTACATTTTCAGTGAAAGCAGTGAACTTACCAAAACTACCGGTAATGTTACAGGTCAACTGAATTTGAACACCGCAACTATTTGTTGGACGATACTTGGCAAAATTGATACTGTTAATGATAACAGAAGATGCAGCACCAGATACTGGGAAGTCATCGCTCAACTTAACCAAACTGCTTGTGGTTGCCAAACTACCAGACAAACGTCCAGTTTGTTCAGCAAGAGCACGCAACAACTTGGCTTCAGCGCTGATTGTCAAGTCACCTTGATAACTGGAGCTGATTTCAAATGAAGCGGCATTAAACGTAAGATTCACATCACCGATATAACGAGTGGTGTAAGTCTTGTTACCAGTTGTGCCTGGAGGATTGTATGTTGCAAATGAGCTGGTCTCAAAGTTTGCATACAAACTACCAGTAATGGTCAATGTTTCAGTTGCACTTGAACTGACGTACTGTACGTTTACAGTAATATCGTCTGGGTCCAAAGCAATGTACGATGAATCGGCCGTACCCAAAGATGTGAACGATCCACTCTCCGTATTACGTGTATAATAACCCGGAATTGCGTAAATCACAAACGGATTATCTTGTTTGTATCCCGTCAATGCACCTACACGACAAACGGTCACTAGACCTTGTTCTTGTAGGTATTGTTTGGCAGTGTAAGGACCGTAGTATACTCCGTCCGCTACACCGAATTTTTCCTCTAGCTCAGATACGCTGGTGACAACGGTTGGAGCAAAGCCTGGTCCCTTGGGGAAGGGAGCGACAATAGCTCCACCAATATCAGCCACGCCTTGAGCAAGGCCTGACAAGTCGTTTTCACGACTGAAAACGCCAGGACTTACTATTCTGTCGTGTGGAGTAAATGTACCCCCTTCTGTAATTGGCATATGCTAAATTTCCTTTCGATTGGTTGAAGTTTTGTATGAGACGCATACAAAAAACTCTAAATATAAATATTTCTGAAAATTTGAAAGTCTAAATATTTATATTTTAAGGCTACTTTTAAGGTCAATTATTGTTTTTACTGATTTTATTATTTGATTGGGTTCAATACTATACGTACATTCATGTTGTCGATATGTGTTTTTATGACGTGGACACCAAATATCTTCCCACACTATTTCTAAAGAATTGTCATTATAACATCCCCGACACATACCCTCGGCAGGACCAATACGAACACAATTGTCAGAAAACTCAAAATACGAATGTGTGTGACCACTCAACATAATCACAGGCACTCCTAGGCACCACGCTAACCAAGCCAAACCAGAACTTACACCAATGTACACACTTGAACTATAAATGAGGTTGCAAACGGTTTTTAAATCATGCCCGGTGCAGTTTTTTATATTTGACAATGTACTAACTTCTTTTGATACTGAGATTGGAGTATATCCAATAGAGTTAATGTACTTTATTACCTTTACCCACCCAATAGGATTGGTCCACGATTTGGCATAATTACTACCAAATTCAGAAAATGTCATCGTATTACCCTCAGTGTTAATCAACTTTGATACATTAAACCGAGGTCTGATTTCAACATACTCAAGACCCAAAGCATGTGCTCCAGACCACTGCAATGGTTTTTCTCTATCTGCAACATCGATAGTAATTAATTTGTCATACGAACTGGGTTGATAATAATTCAAATCAGAATACACATCTCCAAATAACTCTTTGTAGTAAAAGTTAGTGTAAACTTCCCAATTATACTTCTGTCTAGCTAAATCGATATAGGGCAACCAAGCAATGTTGTCACCCAATTGATTGCTTTCAAGATGTACGTATACCTTCTGTCTTGATAAGTTCATTGATCGAATCAATTACCATTTGTGAACTGATTTGTTTAGAACACTCAAATTCTCTAGCGGTACCCTTTTGACGAGGACACCACATCCAATCACCTTTATCAAATTCATGTTCATTCCAACATCCATTACAAACATTGGTATTGATCACTCTGTAGGGAGTATAAAACTCACTGCGTGGTAAACTAAATCCACTCACCAACACCGTAGGTTTGTTTAATGCCCATGACAACCATGACAATCCTGATCCAATACCCACAAAGAATTCACTGTTGTGCAACAAATTCATGGTTTCTTGAATCTCCTTTGGACCCGACTTGTTGATGATATTTTTCAAATCATCACGTGGTTCAGCCTGAATTAACACCGGTTTCAAACCAATGCTGTTCAAATAATCACACATCTCCTGCCAACCAGTTGGATTATTCCAGAATTTGGCCTGAGCTGTTGAATGAGTGGCAAAACAAACATACTTCTGTTCAATCTTTCGAGTGGTGTCATTAACTTTCAAGATCGGACGAATTTCTTTGTGGTTGATACCCAAGATCGAAGACGAAATACGTTGAAGTCCTACATCCTTATAATTGAATACAGATCTAGCATTGTCAGGAAAACATCCAATCATGTAAATTGCGTAAAAGTTTCCGCTCCATTCTAATCCGCAGAACTTTATGTTAGAATATGTTTCTTTAAACAAAGACGCCCAATTGGTAGCACACGTAACATTGCATTGATGTTTCTTTCTAAACTCTTCAATATATGGAAACCACGCCAAACAATCTCCCAACGACTTGGTATCAAGACAGATCAAAACTTCTTTTCCTCTCAAATCAATACGATGATCCAATACCAATTGTGAATTAGCATGAACTTTGATACGATATGGAATATACCGTTTGATAAAACATTTGGCCCACTCATTTGTCTTCATCGTTCCACCATACAACGACTCTTCAGAATCTTCATCAATGAACTCAAAATCATATTTGACAGATGGATCTCCACCGTTGATAGAAAGATAAGCACCATCAACATAATTGATTTCAATCTTGGCACTCTGAACTTGTTGTGGCCTATTCACGGTCAAATCATACACACTATTCAATTCGTTTTTCATACGATATTCATCCAGTTTACAATAAACATCAATCAAGTCTTTTGCTACATTGTTCCAATCATTGGCTATAGCATATTTACGAGCATCCCGCCGAAAATTAACCCAGTTATTCATTGCTGTTGCAATGCCGTTATATACAGAATCAACATTACGTTCCACCTTTACCATTCCGGGTAATACTTCACTATCAAATGTCGATACAACCGGCAATGAACATCCCATAGCTTCCAACAACGTCAAATTTGGATGACCAGCTTCAACTGAAGATGGATGCAAAAAGATTGTATGAGACTGATATGTCTTGACCAATTCCTGTTCCGTTAAATCATACAAAAATGTAAGTTTGTCGTAAGGTTTGTAATCAGCATTCTTTTCAAAAAATTCACGGTTAATAGATGGACCCGCAATCGTAATTGGTAAGTTGTGTCTACGAGCAGCTTCAATCGCATATACAAATCCTTTTCGATCAAACGAAATATCTTCACACAATCCATTTCTACCAACACACAATAGTGAATGTTTAGATGGCTGATCACCATAAGTAAACATTGTAGAATTAACACCGTGACGAAGATACTGAACACGTTTGCTCTCAAAGAAAGACACCAAATGTTTTGCAGGTACTAACGATACAATTGATTTTTCAATAGCTTCACGGTTCTGTTTGTACAAAAGAGAATGAACACCATACACTTCAGTATGATGATCGTGCATTGTAAAAACATATGGAATGCCACGTTCATGGGCAATTAACGCTAGATTTGCTACATGTATGTGAACAACATCATAGTCTGATTTGTTCACCTCATCCAAATATTTGATATCACATGTGTGACCAGCACGTTCAAACGCCTGTTTGTATTCCCAAATAATTTTTTCGATTGCACCCCACCCGTTTGGTGGAATTGAAATAAGGCCCGGGGTAACTTGACAAATTTTCATAACAATTATTGAATCACTGACTGCCTAGAAAACGTTTTCATATAACTAGTCAATTGACCATAAGATTGAATTGTTTTAAATAGATCCACAAACTGATTGTTAATAACATAACCATTAACACCAGAACGTTTGGTGGAATAATAAAAATCATCAGATCCAATGCAATCAGTTTCACCGTGTACCAATGACACGGTAGGAATGTTCTTTTTGACAGCATAATCATGTGCAAACCTAACCTTCTGAATAAACGCATCTGGTGAAACTGCAAGATCACCATCAGTCACAACCACATTTATATGAGATGGAAAGTTATACAACTGTTGAACCACTTCCAATTCAGTAGATTCCAAATAATCACGATACACAACTCCCAACGCAGTCAAAGAAGGTATAGACGAATCTTTATCATTGGAATCAATGTGATGTATATTAATTGTAGAATCAATACTCAAAGGACCATGCGGATAACGCACAAACGATCCATTATCAGAAATTTCATTGACATCAACAAATTGAATTAGTTTATTGTTAATACGTTCATAGTTTGAATTGAACTCTTCCAAGGTAATACCATACGAACGTCCCGACACAATTTTAACAGGATGATACACTCGGTTATCATTCAATTGACAATATCCCAACCTCAAAATCAAACTCTTATTCTCATACACCCTGATAACCACATTTTTGTTATCAATTATGTTGCTGGAACTCTTCCAAATGTAAAAACAATCTTTTGTATCGTTAGGAACCACAGAAAAATACTCAACGCACGAAAATGAATTCAAATCACTGTTGGGAAACAAATCTTCTTCGGATTTATCAACAATTGTCAAATCCTTCAACTTGTTTTTCATAGAATAATACACATAATTCTCCAAACTGTTGCTAGGACATCCATTTTTACGAATACTTTCATTGTATTGTTCCTCATTTACTACAATATCAAAGTTGTTTAGAAAATAATCGTTATCAATAACGAAAAACACAGTCTTTAATGTATCTCCTTCACCCAAAACTTCATGCATGAAGAATCCTTTTGACGAATTGTGTTCCAATTTATCAACAATATCGTTCACCACCTTCAAATCTTGATCGTTTAACACAATATCATAGTTCAAACACACACTGTATTTGAATCCTTGATCTTTAGCCTTACGAATACCATTCTGATAGTTGGTCCAAACAGCCAATCCATGATAATTGTTGTTGTCGTTGGCTTTCAAATTCAAATCACAACGAAACGACGAATCCTGATACCAATATTTTGAATAAAAAGAATGCTTAATAATAGGATTTACAGGATCATATACCACTGTATCAGCAATAGTCTCATAATCTTTGTAACTGTTGTGATGGGTAACCAGAATTTTGTGAGAGTTTGTCAGATTACGCAAACATTTAATCGTGGTTTTTGTAGCAATATCCGTAGATGGATATGTCGAAACCACATATGCATAGTTTATGGGTTTACTTTTTTTTTGAACAAAAGACCGAATCATGTCCACATTCTTCTTTGCATTGTTATTCAAATAGGTAATGTTGGAAAACCGGTCATACATGTTCAAATATACCGGTAAGTTGTATATCAACGAGGGTATACGATAACTGATAGCCTCTCTTATAACAATAGGACTGGTTTCTTTATCGTGTTCATTGCCACGACTAGTAAACAAAAACATGTCCATACAACTATAAAAGGTATCTACATCTTTACGTTCACCCCAGACCTTACAATTGGATGGCAAATTCGCCAATATTGGCCCCCAGTAATCTTGAAAATTACCAGCCGTATTTCCCACAAAATGAAACTGAACAGGTACATCACTCAATTGACGAGCGTATTCAACAATTTCACCCTGATTCTTACGTGAAGACCACAATCCCACATTAACTACATGAAACAATTCGGGATCCAAACCCAAGTTCTTCAGCGCACCATCTCTATCACTAACTCTCTCTTTATACAAAATGGGATATTCAATAACCTTAGAATCAATATTGAGCGCGGTCATGTTACGCTTCTGATACTCACTGACAAATACAAACTGATCAGGAAAGAACTTCTTGTTGGCTACATCAAAACTACTATCATGCGACGTTTCTACAATATGATAACGACGGGTATTGGAATATACCTTCACCGCAACATCATGATCCATGTAATACTCGGGCATTTCTTCCAAATGAATGATATCAGGATCAATCTTGTCAATAATAGACAACAGTTCATGTTTGTTGTCTTTCAAAGCAAAATGTTTGCTTCCCAACATCTCCTTAACTTGGTTTTTTTGTACAACAAACCATTCTCCATAGTCATTATACTCAACACAATAAACGTCGTGGGTGTCTTTCAATATGCTCATCTTCTTGAGCAAATACTGAGGACACCCACCGGTCGATAAATGCGGCGTGATATACAGAATCTTATAACTCATTTATTAAAACTATTTTCTAACCACCCCTGACGTTTATTTTATTTTCTCCATCAACAATTTTACTTGTTTTTCAAGAATTTCAACTCGGGTTGCCATTTCTTTAAACGCATTGATCGTTACCCACTGCAATTTATCCGAATTGACCCAATAGTATCTTTGTGGACCACTATCACTTGGATGTGCTTTTTGTTCGAATGTTGTTACCAGTTCAGGAAAGTCATTCATTACGTCCTGAGCAATAATACCATACGAAACAACTTCATCCGACTTTTTATCATTGCCAAGATTGTTGTACTCAAATGACACAGGATTGAGTTTCAACAAATCAGTCAACCCCTTGTTCAACGGACGAATGTTCTTCTTCAAACGACGGTCAGATGTGGCACCAGACGCACCTTGAGCTCCTTGAGCGCCTTTTACACCTGATGTACCTGCAGCACCTTGTGCGCCTGTGGCACCTCCACCGCCTTGTGCACCTTGAGCGCCTTGAAGACCTGTTCCACCTTGACCGCCTTGTGCACCCTGAGCGCCACTTGTTCCACTTGAACCTGCAGCACCTTGAGCGCCTTGTGCGCCCTGAGCACC